TTTGTATAGCACCTGCTATGCCAGTGGTGTCAGCAACTTGTACCTTCATATATTGTACTCGTGGTCTATCACAGTCTACGATATATATAAATGAACCACTACCAGAAAAGTTTAGAAACACTGCTTTGGTCGTTGAAAGAGTGTTATCAGCTGTATTTCCCCTTATGAATAATAGGCCATTTTTAAAGCCTTGAAAAATAAGTCTAGCATTTAAATTGTATGTTCCATCAGCAAACTGAAATGTCAGAGATTGACCATTTAAATTCTTTGGCTGCGAGTTGATTATTTTTTGAATGTCTGCAGCAGACATTGAACTGTCTAAATTTACAGTTTTAGCTGCTGTAAGGTTTTCAATAAGCATACAATCAGCATTATTAATAATATTATCAGTAGATCCTATCATCGGACTGCTCGAAATACCTAAAATTCCATTATTAATAACTTTAGCGCCAGTTGTTGGAAGTGTACCAGTCGTATTACAATTAGATATTCTACCAACACCACCTGATATATATACACCCTCAGTCATATTTGAAAAATAACAATTGTCGATCCTATGCCCAGCTCCTCTAAATATTTGTATGCCATAGCTTGTACTATTAGATTTGCCAGAACCTAAACAATAGCAATAATTAGGACTTTGGTACGAATTAGTAGAATATCTTATGCATGCAGCATTACTTGAATCAGAACAAGATATTTTTAAATAATATGTATAAATGGTTGCTGTACACCAACTAAAATCAAGAACAGGGCTTCCCGATATCGATGAACCATTTAAAAATACCGCTTTAGTAGTTGATAGTGTATTATCTCCTTCATTGCCTTGAACAATAAGGAATCCATTTAAAAAACCATAAAAATCTAAAGACGAATCTATGGTATATTCACCATCGGCAAACTGGAAAGTTAGGATATATCCATTCAAATCTTTAGGCTGCTGATTTATCAGTGCTTGAATCTCAGAAGCAGTCATTGAATTATTGAGGTTAACTGTCGTATTTTCTGTTAGTTTTGAAGCTACCGACAAACCGGTATCTGGATCATATACGTTTATGCTACTTGCTTGAAGATTTCCAAATTTGTAGGCCATTTATCTATTCCTTATTTCTGTATTATCAGATGATATGTGTCAGCTGACGTCGGCTTATCCAATCCATCAAAGTCAAACCTAGCAGAGACATTACTTGCGAATGGATCCACTTGTCCTGGCAGATATGTATTGCCACTTACGTCGAAGAATCTATACATGATATAGTGATCGTTCAATCCATGGTTCACTACAAGTTCGTCGCTATCCCAAGTTATGTTAGATCCACCGAGATCATCAAAACTTCCAACGAACTTATAATTGTCGAGATATGCAAGCGACTTCTGAACAGTATCTGCCGACGTTGGAATATTCTCGAAGTCAGAGGTATCGACTGCCACCTGAGAAGCATTTACGCTTGTCAGAAATGCTCCAGCTTGAGATATGGTCAACGCCCGACTTCCAGTGAGCGATCGTGTCTGTTCTATCTGCCAGTTTCCACCAACATATGAAATGATTATCTGAGCTATGAATACGAACTCGGGCGACAAGGTCAGAAGTTCTCCGACGTTCAGATCGAGTGGACTCAAAGCTTGTTGAGAAGCGAGATTGCCAACCGATTGCCCTGGCATGAACAGGAATCTATGTTTCTTAGATTTGGCATCAGAGGTAGCTTCTAAAGCAATAACCCAGACACTCATGCGCTGATTGTTTGTCATGGTAGTCAACTGCCAGCTATTGCCAACAAATTGGTTCCATTGTGGAATTCCACCGTTCAATGACACTATTTCAGTTTGGTCAGTCAAGAAGTTCGCTGTATTAGTAGATGTCAGCCAGAATCTAGTATATTGGTTTCTAACTGCCAATGCTTGAAGAGTAGCTGGGTTGTCTTCGTCGAAGATTCTACACTGGGTAACTAATGGTCGTCTATTGTTTGCAGTAGTGGAATTGAGAACGAATCCGGACAAATCGCCACCAGAATCTCTAAAGGTTCCAATCTTCTTGTGTAGAACTTCATGTGTCTGCCATGGCATGAACCCGTGAATTTCTTTCTGAGCAAAGCAGAAAGCCCCAGTGGATTTGTAGCAGACATAAGCGATCTGGGCCTCATAGAAGTTCCAGGGATCGGTTGACCATTCGAACTGATTGGCATTATATTTTAAGAATAATGGAGCAGTTGGAGATTCGTCATGCGGATCAGAGGTCCAAGTAGTTCCAGAGGTTTCTGGAACCAACTTACCATGATAATATAGATCGATGTTGCCAGAAATAGTTATAGTTCTAGCTAATTCGTCGTAAATGACATCTACTTGTTCTGGATATTCGAATCCAGTGAACTCATGGGTGATGTCTCCATTACTGTCGAAGGTTCCACTAAGTTCAATTACTGCGTCAACTACTTCATCATGGTTAGCAGCTGTCTGTATGTTGACGAAAATTATGCCATGATTTTTGTTTTCATATAAACAATATCCAATTTTTATGGCCTTATTTGGAAAAGTTGGCCGAACATTAATGAACTTTCCAGCTTCGGTCGATAGCCATAATTCGTCGCCGGCTGTAATTCCTTCAGTATCCACATCACGAACTAAACCAAAAGAAGTAACATATCCAATTTTATCGTTATCTATATCGTGAGTAGCTATCCCTATTGTCTTTTCAGCGCATTCTACTAATGAACCACAATCAATTTTTTCAATAGTTGGTCTATTTCCATGGGCGCCATTTATATAGACAACGTCTCCATTTGATATGTCTACTCCAGATCTATTGTCAACTCGAATCCAATTTTCTTGTCCAATTTGAAGCGATACGCCAGAAATATCTGGATATATTGAAAGGGTTTTGTCGGAAGCATCATAGAACACACAGCCTTCTTGATATTCTGGTTGTCCGTTGACTTCAAAATATATTCCATGGGTGTGTATGGCAGACAACGGAGTTGCTTCAGAACCAATAACAACTCCACTTATAGAAGGAATTATATTGCCATAAAGCTGATCAGTTCCAGACAATGGTAGATATTTAGAATTTGTGATATCCTGATGGTCATGGCTAATTGGCTTCCCGAGGAAGACGTCGAAAGTAGGCGCAAGAGACATTAGCTACCTCCTAGTAGTTGTAAGTTAATCCAGATAGAGGCGGAGTAGCTACTTGATTAAATTGAGCATTGCTTGCCCATTGTCTTGAACCACTTGGGAGAATCTTTTGGATCTGCCACTTCGCTTCAGCCAATCCGGTTCCTGGTGGAGCAAAGGCCATGTAGTAATTAGATCCATCGGTTTCTACTATCCTAGAATAGATATCGTAGACGTTGGTTGAATCGACGTTGATATCTCCAGACAATTCTATAGGAGTAGCGTTGACCTGATAGGTAAGCATGGCGAACTTGGCAGAGACCTCTCCAACGTTGGCGTCGAGACCTTCTTGACCGAGAACCTCCTGAATGTCAGCATCGTTAAGATGCATCCATCCTTTGGTTTCAGCTATTCCAGAATGTGCGTTTGGGTTGTACATTTAGAGTTCCTCTAGTTAATCGATTCATTAGGTGACATTCCAGGTTCCGGCATCGCTGGTTCCATACCATTCAGAGGTATTTATGGCGTATATAGATAAAATAGAACCAACAGTGGTAGATTCTACATTTCCATCAGCCGCTGATTCTGTTCCAGCTATTCTAATGGTATTTCCATTTGTAGCATTTATCTGGAGTCCATTGGCATCCTGACAGATAAATTTGAAGTTCAATCCAGGAACTGCAGAAGGCAATTCGAACCAGACCACTGACGATGCACCTTCGTTGGTGAATATAGACCCTGAATCGATAGAAGTTAGAACCCGTGGATCGCCAGAAAGTGAGACAACTTCTTCTACGTTAGATAATCCATTCAATGGTGTCCAAAGAGAGAAGTCAGCTGATGGCAGATCAGGATCGTTGTCAGTCACTGTAATAGCTTGTCGGAAGAAGATCTTTCCAGATAGTTCCGGATGACCAGTCATGGCCAACTGAATGATATGGTCTGCTGATAGATTATCGAGGTCTGTCTCTCTATATAAGAAATTGAGCACATTGAATTTAGCTAACCATCCACCACTGAGAACATCAGCAGATAATTGGTACATTCCAGTTTCTAATCTAGCAAAGTCAAGTTCGTCTATTGGCTGATATGGATTGTCGATGGCTGACACTTCAGTTTCTAAGACGTTATTTCTTAGATATTTGATGTTTCCTAAGGAGAATCCTATTTTATCGCCTGGGGTCAATGCGAAGTCAGTTGAGAAATCCATTCCAGAGGCCGGCGAAATGGACGCTCCGTTGTTGAAGATATTTTCATAGTCTCTATTATAGAAGTCTGAGCTCAACGTGTTTATGGTTCCTGTGACCGATCCATATCCAGTGAGAAATAGATCAGCCCAGGTGTTTGTCGAATCACCTAAGGTATTTCCAGTGACGTCGAAAGGTCTGAGATTGCCAGATACTAGATTGGATCCATCAGCCTTGACAAAATCATCAGCATCATAATCTCCAACCTGAGAGGAGAGCGACGCCATTTGACTTTCTAAATCGAATATTGAGTTCCCATGGCCAGAAACGTCAGCCTTTAGAATTTCAACATCAGCGCTTAGCAGATCGACTTCGAGGGCAATCTGACTGATTCCAGATACGTCGATTAGATCTATAGCTGCTGAAAGGGAATCGAATTTGGAATCGAGATCAGCAGATAGGGTTTGAGCACTGGTTTCCAAGAGTTGAATGAGTGCGAAGTTCATGTCAGCAATAGCTGAAACGCTATCTATATAAGTGGTTAGATCCCCAGAAACAGTATCTACCTTCAGATCAAGCGTATCGATGAATCCAGAAAGATTGATGATGTCTTGACCATATGTAGCAGTATCTGCTGATAGATACCCAACCTGTGCAGATAGAACCCCTATATTAATGGAGTTCATCGATATAGATCCGGCAAGTGATGTTATGTCTGAATCAAGGGTGTTTAGCTTTCCAGATACGCTGCCAAAGTTACTGATATATAGATCGCCCCAACGTCTTGAATTAGTTCCAAGAGTATGGGTGTCAGTTACATTTGGAGTAAGCTCTCCATATATGGTGTCTGTTCTAGATAGCGGAATGTAGCTTGAAATGGATCCACCTATTCCAGCAACCATTATTTCAAGGGCGTCCAAATTTCCGGATACAATACCTAGTCTTCCGTCGATATCCGATATGTCCGCCTGGGCGATTGACATGTCTGATTCAAGATCAGATATGTCTGAAGCGTTGGCTGAGACGCTCGATTCTATAGAAGTTATCTTAGTTTTGAGCGAATATCCAGACACATAGATATCTCTAAAAGTTCTAGAAATAGATCCAAGGTCGAGGGTGTTGGTGACAGCTGGAATAATATTTCCAGTTAGCTCAGTGGTTCCAGATAGAGGCAAGAAATCTGCAAAATATCCTTCGAGCACTCCATCCTGAAGCTGAAGAGAAGCAACGTCTCCAGACAGAGTAGATATGTCCAATCCATGCTGATCTAAATAGTCTTTTATAGAAGCCAGTGAGGTGACTGGAATATCCTGGGCTCGGAGAACGTCGTTTGTATTGGCCCAAGTGAGTTCGACAAATCTTCTAGATATTTTAGACATAGCGTTCCAATTGTTTCATGGTTTAGTTTATTTATCTCAACCTTCTAGAAAAGATAGATCATGGGGTGTTGGCGAGATTTGGATGATCTATATCAGCCATTAGAATAGCCCAACCGGTTTCAGATCTTGATCTTACGCTAAAGAAGAAATATTTGTTGGTGACATAATCAGCATATGGCGAAGGAATAACGAGAGTTCCTCTGATGACCATTCCTCGATTTCTATCAGTGTTTAGTCTAATATATAATAGATCAGTCTTGGCGCCAAGCAAGGTTCCATATGAGATTTTCATGCCGTCTTCTTCAATAGCACCTGGATTTATATTCCGCATGATTAGACAGAATTTCACATATAACTTATGGATAGAAGCTTCAGGTATCAAGTTCGAACCAGCCCCTTGAAATAGACCGCCTATATTTCTCATATTTCTAGAATCAGTATAATCTGTCTTAGATCTAACTGCTGATATATCGGCAGTATAATCACAATAATGCTCTCTATAAGCGTCTGGGTTGGGAGTACCATCCATACCATCGACGTGTCCAGATCCTCTTATTTCAGTATCAAAATACGGTATGGAGATCATAGGTCCATAATTGACATAATCCCAAACAGTTGGATGTAGATTCGGCGGAACACCACTATCTATAGAAGCATATTTGCAATCTTCCAAATAGCAAGATAGATAAAGATTTTCCTGTATTGAATTGCCGCCACTCAGGTGAGTAATGCCAGCAAATGTGTCGCCTGGAGCATCTATCCAATCAGTATTTCCACCAGTTGAAGAAGAAATATATAAGCTATTGCTAGGGGTAAGCGTGTTCTGACGTAGATGGCCTCTGAGAGTTTCTCCTCGATACCACGTCCTAGAATAAGCATAGACATTTGAATTTTCTTGAGTATTATTCTGAAAAGTGGTGGTTGGATTATTGACGTTAGCTACCCCTGGCACATATGGGGGGTTAGCTGCATAAGTACTGTCTCTCCATGCTATAAATTGAGAAGCTGGAAACTGAGAGTTTTGCCATCTATCTCTCGGAGAAGCAAGCGCACTTGAATAAGATATTGGATTTAAAGTTCCAACTACCGCGTTGTTCTTACCACCCTGTCCATCATAGACACTCAATATATATGTTTTATATATTTTTAAGAATCTATATCTAACTGTAAAATCCTTTATATTGGAAACAGTTAGCGAAACATTTGCCAAAGCTACTCCAGAACTAGATGCATATCCATATGTATCTACCCAGGTACCAGCGCCACCAGTATTCCAAGAAGGTTCGTCAAATGCTGTATCACTTGATTCTATTGGAGTGATTATCTTTCTTCCAATATACTTATTTCTAGCTGAAAAATCAACATAATCAACAAATGGAGGCGTATTATCAATATTGACTTCTCTATATGCATAAACTGGATCAAATAATACAGTGTCGCCAAGTGTCATTCTCACAGCGCCTCGCATAATATATCTAACTATAGTATTTGAAGCAAAGGACAAACTAGAAGCAGATGAGTTAGTTATTGAATAGAAAGAAGAACCCACTTTAAGCGAATCGAAATAATATGGTCTGATCGTGCAGGTAGGAACTTCTGTGCTAAAATCAATATTTAATATTCCAGCTCCAGTCATTAGCGCATTTGACGTATCTATCCAAGCATCTCTAAGAGTAGCTAAATTTCCCCAAGGGACTGCGGTTGGCGTAAATGGAACAGAGGTTGAGCTAAAAGCATAACGAGTTCTTTGAATGATGTCGGCTACTCCCCAAGCAGCTCCAGGACCAGTTGATTGTCTTTGATTTCCAGATTGTATCGAATCCGTCGCTGCTCCATCGAAAGGCCAGAACTCAACTATTTCATCGATCTTATATGCTATTCTGAAATTAGCAGTGACAGTAACTGCAGCTGCCGGCATAGAAAAGGTTGGGGTTTGACTGGTAGATCCATCTGGTGGGTTTACAGTAGCTGTCCATCCGGTAAAATAATATCTATACCCACCATATGTCAGATATTTGTTAGAGGCGTTATATGGTTCCAGAAAATTGGTGGTTGATCCTGGATCGGAATTCAAAGCAGCTGATAATTTTAGAGCCACTGTCGTTCCATCTTGAATAGTAGCTACAGTAGCTGTTCCATTTATAGCAACTATTCCGGACGGAGGTACACAATTGGCAGAATCTATCACAGCCGGAATAGCGGGAGACATTCCAACTGGATTGAAGGTAGCTATATTGGATAATTTGGTTTGTACTGTCAATAGATATCCAACCAATCTATAGACAGCAGTTACTGTTTTATTGCCTGGATCTTCATCGTCATTTCTAACGTTGAATTGGCAGGTTGTTGAATAGGCGCTGGAAGAACCAAACGTCAGACCTGCGACAGATTGCCAGTAGTCAAATACATAAGTGCTCGACGTATGGTATTCGTCTGCTATGGTTTGAACCGTCTCTCCATATCCAAGATATATTTGGCTATAGACAGTAGACTTACCAACTGGTCTAATTTCCACATGGCCAGGTGACACACCAGTAGCCGCTGCATATTGTCCAGAATTTACTGCCAATCTATAGTAGCGTCTTGCGATGACTCCTGGATAATAAGTGCCTGTTATATCTGGAACCACAAAAGTATGAGCAACTACGTCAGTGGATTTAGTTGCTTCATTGGTTATGGACACTGCAGTTGGCGACGATATGACACCCCACTGAAGCTCGTAATAATATCTTCCAGAACTTATGGTAGCATACCGATAGTTCTTTCTGAAGGAATCAGAACTCGAAACGCTAAATCCAGTTTTTCTATCGTTATCAGTTGAGAATACAGAATTCAGAGTGAGGGTTAAGTTGCTGCCAACCTTTGCATAATATGTAGAACCCAATAGGAACCAGTCGCCACTGATAGCATATGGAATAGTTCCTGTAGTGATTCTTCTACCAAGTTCTGTTGGAGCATGATGTTTTTCGATTATGGTATATGGATCGAACACTACATATTTGTCATAAATGACTTCAATTTCTGAATCAACATTTCCCATCGTGACAGTAGTGGTTCTTGAAGAATTAGGAATGCCAGCAGGCGCTAGTGGAGAAATGGTGCAGTCACTAGCCTCGCTTGTGGTTAACACGCTTCTGTCAGTGAAGTCATTTCTTCGCCAAGTATTGAAAATAGCAGTTGGATATCTATTGTCAGATACCACCCTAACCGTCTGTCCAGCATATAGATATGCTCTATAGACATTCTTGCCATCAACTACGTCAGCTGTCACATCGATGGTCGCACCGGATGTAGAATATATCTTACCCCAGATAGATATGAGTTCTACCCGCTTTGGATTTTTCTGTTGCCTACTGTCTAAAAACATTTAGATTCCTATCCAAGTGGCTTTTACTTTTTGAAGTTGGGATTTTCTTCGTTGTCTACTAAATCAAAAAATACATTAGAAATACCATTTGCTGCAGTATTTTTCTTTGCATTTTGAATGTTCTTAACTAAATCTTCTATTGTGCGCGGTTTTGTATTGATTTTTTTCCTTCCCCTCTCATTTTGATAAGATTCGCCTGCTTTTAGGGTATTTGAATAATATTCAATAAGCTCTGGCAAAGTTCCAGATTTAAAAGAAAACTTACCATTGCTTCTTATTTGTTTGATTGTATAAATTTTAGTAGAATCTTCTTTTATACAATCAGCCGATTCTTTAATAATCTTTTCAACCAACTGTTCAAATTTCATTTTTATTCCCTTATGTTAGTGTTTCGCCTAGAATCTCGAACTTCAGAGTAACTAGCAGATTCTTGAAATTTATAGAAGCTGAAGTATTATTCACTATTGCTATTCTATCGCCTTCGATAAAAACCCTATCTGCCGGTGTTGGGACACCACTTAGAATATCACCACTATATTGTGTTGGGGTGTCACTTGCTGATCTCGATAATGTACATATCAAATCTTCAGTAACTCCTCTAATTCTATATAAAGAAAATGAATAGCTGGTTCCATTTACTATATTCGACCATATTCCTTTAGTAGTGGCCGGAGATGCATCAGCATATATCTTGCCTCTAGGCAATCTCCAGAAGAAACTTGTACCCATGACTCCTCGAATCAAATCGCGTTCAGATATTGATCCAGAATGTGGTATAGAAGATGATCCATTCCAGTTGTTCTGAAGCAAAAAAGATCCGGTGAAATGGAAATCCCTTTGGACATAACGGCATTCGTCTGAAAGATTCTTTAAGCGTATCCATTCTTGAGTTTCGCGTATTGCCTTTTCAGAAGGAACTACAAAATTTCTATCAAAGCTAGCAAGACATGAAGTGTTGTCTTTATTGACAAATAGACCTGATCTCTTTAAAAATCGACCTGCTGTCTTAGTTGAACTATTATATAACACGCATCCACTGGTAGTGGCAAAGTCTGACGCATTTGGATCAGTGCGACCAAGATCAAATGCAGCTAACTCCATTTGTGCGGTGCGAGTTTGGGTTTCTTCTGGAGTATCTGGATCATTTGATGGGGCGCCAGGTCCTCTAACAAAGCCCATATAATCTCTGGTCCATTTCAGAATTCTACGCTCAGAAGGTACAAATAAATCGCTAGTAGACCCGCTCAAGTCTGTCCAAGACGATGTTAGATTTGTCCAGGCATTAGATGGCGACAGATCTGAAGAATCATCGACATGTTCTCTTGCATATTTCTTGAGGTACATAGCTGAGTCTAGCGATTTCTTCAGCTTAGTTCTGTCCTGAAGACCGGTAGACACGTCGGTTGGCCAACCGGTCACGTCGCCTTTGAAGATAATGATGCCTCTGTCAGTGGTATTCTCTGGAGCATATACCTTCAAATCCAATTCAGCTTCGATAGTACGGACGTCTTCTACAGTAGAATCAGCATCTGGAGAAGGGATCGAGGTCAGATCATATTCGATAGTGGGGGCCTTACCACCATAATGAGCAATATCGGTACTACCAGTACCTGGACCATCGCCTTCATATTCAGCATAGGTTATGTCCTTAGCTGATAGAAAATCGTTTTCTCTCTTTGGATTGAGTTCTATCCAGCGTCTTTTAGTTCTGCTCATGATGGTTCCTTATCTTTCTTAGTACTTTGGATAATTACTGACCTTTTCAGCAATTTTATTAAGATCGCTTAGAATTTTACGAAACTCATATAATTCTATGCTATTATCAGATTTTACTTGAGCTAGCGTAGAATTAAGCAATTTGATATTCTTTGTCAAAGAATCTACCATATTAGAAACATCTTTCTTATCTACCTTGAATGTGGTAGAATGGCTAAATGTCATTTCTGAAATATCTTCCTTATTTCCAATAATAGTAGACACATGTTCTTGAAATTTCATTATCATACCTCTTTTTGTTCAATTTGATTTTGAGCATGCACAAACGGACGGATCAGATTTTGTCCATCCTTTAGAATAGGAACAGCAATAGCCTTCTTATATGCTGCAAAGTTTCCAGCCCCTAGCCCAGACGAAGCGCCGATCTTGCTTTCTTCCATCTGGCTTCTTAGACGCTTTTCCCAATATTCTGGTTGCTCATATTCCAATTGGCTATATGAGAATGGACCACCATTCTGTTGTTCTAGTTCGTCTAATAGCCGTTCGAATATAGTCAATTCCTTCATCTTTCCATTTATAGCCAATTCAATATCTTCAAGTTCCATATTCAGTTCTATCAGCTTCAGATCAAGATCAGCATCGTCGTCAAAGTCAACAGACATTTGTGGATGGTCTATCTTGAATTGGATTCTATCTTGAGCTTTCTTTAGCTTTCTAGACACGCGTTCTTTATGTATCAGATCTTTCTTGAGCGACGTAAGCAACGCATAGCTATTATGAGCCAAATGGCGATATCTAGTGACCGGAGTGTGTTCGTCCAATCCGATGAACTTCTCAATTTGAAATGAAGTTCTAGATTGGCTGAACTCCATCTCTCGTTCGTACATTTTTCTTACTTTTTCCTCGATCTTCGAGTAGTCGCCATTCTTCTCAAGAGAACATGGTAATTTGGACATGAACTATACCTTATCTTAATATTAAACATCTAGGCCATCGCTTGACCATCTACTTATTGCATCGCTACTATCTTTTGGCGCCCAGAACGTCCCGTCGCCTTGGAACACCCACTTGAATTCGTCGTTATGCTTCACAAGAATAATTCTTGCAAAAGATCCATGGCAGTTGTCCGTTGAAGATTCTACCATCTGTGGATATGTTTCGTCTGGATCAGCATAATTCATCGAACCGAGAAAGTTGATGATATCTCCAGTGGTGTCGCGTTCTGAATATATGCGGCATACCTTAGTGCTAGCTGAAAGAGCACCTGCGTTGACTGCTGTAAAGGTATATGACTGTCCAATGTCGTCGTCGGTTAGATCTTCGTCAGCAGGCAATATGACGATAGGACCATGAGTTCCACCATTATCAGTACCGACCATAAGAACAAATTTGCCAAAGTCATCAGTAGTTAGGCGCAGAACTTCGTCTGTCTCTACTGTAAGATTGCTCTCTGGTTTGAACGATTTAGTGGTTCCATATCCCTTCGAGACCTCAAGCAACTCTTCGACCTTCACTGCTAAACTATTATATAGTGACTTGTCATTGTTCAATAGCCGAACCAAACATCTATTGACTGTTTCGAACGTGATGAACTCGTTCTCGTAGACAATGATATTTTCTTGAGCATAATTTGGAAGTGCGTCGATGTTGGCCATTATGTGATTGTCTTCCATTTACGGGTTTTATAGTCAAAAAATCTAAAATCTAACGTAATGCTTCCTTCTTCGATATTATTTACGAATACGAAGACATACGCTGTTCTAGAAGCATCTACGAACATTCCAACGTAATTTCCTATTCCACCTGGTATTTCAAGTGATCCAGGATATTTGTCTTCGTCGAAAGAGGTTCTAAAGAAATTCTTGTATATCTCATAATCCTGCTTGTTCAGACAATCATTGGAACCACCTTTATAGACCTCTTCGACCAATTCAGTTTGGAATATGTAGATCTTGTCGACATTTCCAGATATGGAATAGTCCTGCCCAATGACAATAAGATCTTCATTGACGCACCTGAAGTCATAACAATGGTTGACAGCCCACATTAGATTCTCAAACTGGCTATTGCCAATATTGAATTGCTGTAAGTTTGGATCTACTATTAGAAGCAACTCAGAATATTCGTTGGCTGGGTTGGTAGAAGTATCAGCATGCCATTGAGCTACCCTATATCCATCAGCAAGTCTAACCATGTCGTAGTAAGAATATGTCGAGCCTGAAATATTTCCAGCATAATGAGTAGAAGTTACTACGTCTGACCATTCTTCTTCGTCGCCTTTGATTAGAATATTGTTGTCTAGTAGCCAAGTCTGAGCATCCTCAAGCGATTCGACATTCTCGACAAATCCATAAGCCATTGGATATGGCAGTGGCCAATTTCTAATTCTAGTCCAGATTGTCCCAGGGACCAACAAATCGTAAGAAGTCTTATATAGCATATGGCTGTTTCCAAATTGGTCGACATCATAAGCGGTTATCACCTTGCCATTGACGACCTCTTTATATGGATTTTCTCTCAGCCATGACGAATAATCCATGCACATCTTATCATGGTCGTAGATCGTCTCTCCTGACAGGGCGACGATGTGGCTTCTGAAGAATTCCATCTTGTCCAGTTCTTCATCTGGGATGCTGTTCGTATAATTGATGAGCGACTTTATATGCTTATAATATCCAGACAATTCATTGTAGTCAGCTGGATCAGTTGTCTTCAGATAATCTCTTAGAACTGACTCGCCATTGAATGGACCTTCTCGATCCACATATTCGTTTTCCTGGAACTTGTAGTCGAGATTGTTCGATTCTTCAAACTTGGTCTGATATGCTGTAAATTCATGTCCATTGTACTTCCAAGAGTTCATCAGATTTCCACTAAGATCCACTAGACCATCGAGCGAATCGGTCATGGAGGTAGTGAGCGTCTGAAGGACTGTTGGATATTTCAGATAGGCTTTCTCAACCAGATTCCAGATTAGCGGGGTGATAGCTATGGATGGATATACGGTGTTCTTGTGGTTGACCCAAGGAAGATCGCCAGAGGTCTGCCCTGAATATTTTCTATCTATCGGAGAAAGATCTACTGGAGAATTCACTAGATGGCTAGAAGGCACGTCCTGTCTTTGGTAGTTCCGATATTGAGCACATACCTGAGAGGTCAGATCTGGAATTATAGCATCTCGTTCATATCCACTGACAGCTGCCATCTTATCGAAGACAGTGCATAACAAACCATCGACGCCATCTAAGGTATCTTCTCCATATCTAACATCGTCTAGTCCAACATTTCTATAGAAGTCTCTAACGTCAGCCGAAGTATGTTCGGTGCTCAGCTTATATAGGAACATGTTCTCTGGATCCCAATATCTGACATTGCCACTTGTCTTTACTGGACCTAGCGACGAGTCAGGTCCATAGACGTCAGAGGTGACCATCGTGGTGGAAGATACTAGATTTCCATTGGTATCTATATAGACGACAGTGCTTGGAGATACGATATGGTCGATTATTCCAGTCTTATATGCCGTCTGTGCAGAGATATTCATATATTCAGTCTTGTCGTAGTATTCGATAACTTCGACTGAAGATGCTGAGAGCTCTCTAATGGCGGGCATATAGGTGTTTAGGAATATTTCTGCACTGATAGATTCAGTATATGATCTATTGGCAGTCGAATCGATTAAATCAGTGGTATCGCCAACATAGATGTTCCAATCAGTTGATTTGGAAAACTTTCTAAGCAACGTCTCCCCGAGAAGCTTTTCAACTGCCGCATGGCTGCCGAGCATGCTATATTTTTGGGACATGTTCTTGAGATTCTCGCGGTTCACATAGGCCTTCATGCAGATATTGCGTAGAATCTTAGCTGATCTTCTAATCACGTCGCCAGACGTAGTCGAGTTGAAACAGATAGGCACGTCGAAGATAGAGTCCAAGAAACCCAGATATTCTTGAGCTATGCCATATTTGTATATTTGATACTTGACGTCGTTGTTATCTTCGTATTTCTCAGGGTGGTCGATGTAATCTTGATCTATAGTAAGCCAACCTTCCATATTAGATCTGAATACTTGTTCGATAGTAGTGTCTAAGAAATAGATATAGTCTGACTTCCAAATAGCATTGGCAAAGGAATACTGAAGCCGGACATCGTCATAAGTATAATCGTCGGTCAGATCGTCGACGAAATGGTCTTGGTTCATCGTGTCGACAAACGCAGAAATGGACATGGTTTGGAAGTTAGTTACTAGATTGGACGACCATAAGGCACTGAGAACATCGTCATGCAGAAGCTTGTCATTGGCTAGAACCAGCGATGGATTGCACGAAAAGATGTTCATGATATGGTCGAGATCGTGCGGATAATACATGTCGTAGGCGAACAGGTTATCCTGGTCCATTTCCTTAGACATGGAATATAGAGCATGCAGATTGCAAGTATCGATATCCTTCAGGTTCTGGACGAAGTTGCTTATTCTTTCATATAGAAGTTCGCTAATCTTATCTGAACTATCCTGGATGACCTCCCAGAAGGTAGCAGCCTCAGCAGTCCATTCTTGGTTTCCAGCATATTCTTTGAGTTTGGCTGTAATGTCGAAGTCTTCGTTGACCTTATAGATTCTGAAGTCGTCCGGCAGTCCATTCTCAAACGAGTGATAGATAATTTCAATGACATCTCCAGATCTGAGCATCCCGTCGAGACCTAGTTTGTTCCAGGCAATCGCATTTTCCAAGATCAGGTAGTCATATTCTGGAGATTGATATCCAGCTTTCTCGATGGTGAATTCCACCGCCCTATATCGGTTGACGACATTTGTCAGATTTATTCGCTTAGTCTGGAGCATTGTCGAATTGACGACGATCTGTTCCTTTACCTTCAGCTCGGCGTTCGTATATGGCATGGCAGAATATTCTACCACTAGCACGTCGCCTACTTCGAGCGCAGTAGACAGATCAGAAGCAGTCCAATAAATTCGAGTGCCAACTAGATTCCAGGTATAATCTACCAAGGGAATCTGAACCCCGCCTTTCCTGACATACAATCCAATGCTGTCAGTATCTAGAGGGGTCTCTGGAAGATCGACATATCCATTTGAGATGTCTGAAGCGGTTAGAAGAGCTATGTAGTGATTTGAGACGTTGTTGGGTAGAACGGTTTCATCTTCTTCATAGTTTATCAGTACCGTGTGGCCGGCCAATATGTTGTTAGTGGCTAGGTTCCAATCGATGATTCGGCCATACGCAGTGTAATCTATTCCATATATCCAAAATGGCTGTCCGCCAACAGCAACCTTTATAGTGGCAAGCTTCGGAGTTCTAGTCAATTCAAGTTGTTTTGCGGCAGCTTGACCTGCCGTCAGCTGAAAGACTTCGATGTAGTTTGTCATCTAACTGTAGTTTCCTTAGGATGAATAATCTATAGACTTATTTATCTAAGGAGCAAAAAGAAAAGGCCTTCCCACGTCAGGAAGACCCAGAGATTGGACAGATTGGGTTTTTAGCTACATGGAAGAAGAAACTTCACTGACTTTCCACACCAATGGCATCTCACGTGAACTTCGAGAAGAGTAGAATCGCCATCTTTCTGAGATGAGACCTCAATGACGTTGCCACAATTTTTACATTCTTTCTTGCGAGTTTTGGCATGCTCCTTCCCAAAATCGTACATATTATCATCCATATTGTCAAGTTCATCAATCATTTCTCGATCTCCTTCATTTGATAAGAGGCGCCATTTCAGAAGCGTGATAATAGACGTTGTGCAGTCCATCAGCATGACCGTGATCCCAGGCGAGGGCGAACAACATGTCCCGCTTGGGGCTGTCTTCGATTCCAAGATCCTTGTAGAGGTCGGTTTTAAACTTTTCATGCAGGCGACTTTCTTCTTCGTACCATTCTTTCCGTTCTTTTGAATTGATAGCTTTATACGGTTTGGTATTTTTGTAGTCGTCGAAGTTCAACATTATTAGTCTCCTTTATTGCAGGTTAGACGTCCCATCGACATAATCTCCAAGATCGATTTCCATGGATTCAGCTGTCATTTCATTATTTTCATACTTGGAATAAGCACAGACCGTCATGCGAATATCTTCTCCACGTTCATTCCCATAGTTAATAAAGTGGTTGTCAGCAGAAATTACAGCGTCATGCTTCTTCAGAAGTTCCTTTAGTTCGTTCAAAAATTCGATTTCACGTGCATTCAGGTTTTTCATCGTCAATCTCCTTTAGTTATTTCAGCATAGTATATAATACAACCGAAAGGAGGATTTGTCAACAGGTTTAGCAAAAAAACCTCTACAATTTTTCATCAAAAATACCGTCGTCGCATTCATCTGCTTCTTCACCATCTACTTGAATCCATCCATTTGAAAAAGCCAACTGGTTGTTAGATGCTATCAAAGCCACCAAAACCCACCAACCAGAATGCCCAAGAAAGAATACAGCGTAACCAAACAAACCCCATACTATAGCCTGGTAGCAGACAGAATAAATCATGTACATCGTAAATGCTTTATCGCTCATTTTGAGTCTCCTTTAGTTGGCATGGTTTCTATTTACTTTGATTTCTACCCACTCACCAGTGTCTGTTGACAAATATGATGGAACAAATAAAAAATCATCCGTATCTTCGATGGAAACATAACTAAGTGGAGTTGACTGCAGTAGATAATGTTGAAGAATCCCGTAGTCAGATCCAACGTTTATCCCACCAGAAAAGCAATTCTTCTTTCCAGATACGTTCTGTCCAACGGTACGGTTGTGGGTATGGCCGCAGATGACCCAGTCGAAGTCGAACCCCTTCAAGAAGTTTTCGCAGCCACTGTAGACAGTATATGGATTGTGTTGGAATGGCCAGACATTCAGTTCGGCGCATGGCACATGGTGGGTGACCAAGACCAGTTCTTTCTTCTGTCGTTCGCTTTTTGTCATCTTGGCCGTATAGCCAGCATATTCGTTCTTGATCTTAAGAGCGCAAAGCTCATGATATGTCTTCCAATCTTTGCCAAAGCCCTTGATAAGTTTGTCCGACCAGGTTCCATCGGCAAAGTCCTCGACCTTCTGACCTGGGTTGTGCTTCAGCAGCGATCCATCGAAGAACAACGCATTTCCAAAGAAGACCATGTCGCCAAATTCTACACGGCCAACGATATCTAAGTAATGCACGTGATATTTGTCTGGCTGATATTTTCTGATGTAGAAGCCAATGGTTTCTTCGTAGGTGCGGTTATAGAACTCATGGTTGCCAAGCGTACAGACAGCTGGAATACCTTGGAACAGCTCAGCTAAATCCTTATATGGACTTAGAACATTGCTTTCGTGGATGTCTCCAGAGCATACGATTAGCTCTGGCTTCAGGGTGTCCAGCAACTTGGCGATTTCTTTGTCCTGCCACCGATTGCTTTTCTTGGTAGCTGAGCGATGCAGGTCTGACAGACACAGAATTTTCATTTAGCTTTGTCCTTTCTAAATAAATAAATAATGTTACTATATAAATTGAAAGATAGAAGATGAAGTTTGAAAATAAAATCCAAAGCATATTGAATGAAACAGCATATGCTGGTAGTTCAGGGGAAAAATTAAAAGTTATAGTAGATTTAACCCGTCCAAAGGATGGCCCGGTTGACATGCAAAAACTAATGAAAGACATTGATTTTTCTAAGAAGTATGGCTTGATTTTAGATAAAAGATCAAATCTAACTAATCCAGAAAAAGCTGTCTTTATATTCGATAACAGTTTAGAAATAAAGAAAGCATTTCTATCAGTATTATATATGAATGGGTTTACTGACGTAGACATAAAAAAATACGTTCATTTTGGCTCATATTAATTTTCATTTAGCTTTGTCCTTTCTGAACGAATATTTGTCATATCCCTTAGAAGCGGCGAGCACCTTGTCGCCACCTACGGGAACCGCTACTTCCTTTTCCTTAGCCAGGTTGTTGCCAAGGTACATGTCGATCTCTTGAGAAGCTTGATATGGATTCACCATCCTATAGAATTCGAAGTCCTTCAGACATGGATTCGTAATGAATCTGACACATGAATTGCTATATCTGTTATTAGCCTTAGAAATCCGAATGTTTTTCCTGGCGAGCAAGAAGACCGGCGTATCGAATTCCTGGAACAGCTTAGTGGCTGGGACCTCTGACAGCTTCGAGAACATTTCCATAATCCTTGTCTTATATCCACTATAGAAGAATCCATCTTTGATCTCATCCAAGATTTCTTCGTGGTCGTAGATATGCCTGGTCTCTTCAAACACATTCCTAAGTATATAGTTTTTTGCGTGCACTTTAATGACTGGATACAATTTGCCACAAAATCCAAGGAAGAATCCCTCTTCGTCTTTGTCTACATCATGGATGGATCCATCCTTAGCAACATAATGTTTGTCATGGCCGTTACTATTAGAGGTTCTACCTAAGAACTGGTGGATCAGCTCTAGATCGATTCCATTGTAGCGCTTCTTCTGATCTAGAATAAGATCAGTTTCCTCAGACTTTCTGAGATAAGTAAGTCTATTGTCGGTGAAATCTACCGTCCCGTCGTAGTAGTCTTTGAAGTCAGATATGATTTTCATTTTATCATCGATTCTTTTCTAGCAATGTTTTCAAGACACTCAACCATATAATCAGCATCATGCTCAGCATATCTATAATGACTATAGAACGGCGAATGCTGTGGCCATGGCATGCAATTCTTGCCTCGATATTCTGGTTCTTCCCAAGCGTTGTCGTAATTGTATCCACGTCTCTTCATCTCGTCCATGACTTCGCAGTGATAGACATATAGATAGATTGGATCGTATTTGAAGACATAGTCTACAGTAGAGTGCTTTCTACCCCATCCATTTCCACGAAGAGCACAACACTCTCGGTGTTGGCCAAGGATCCGCTGGTTGGAAAGATCACCAAGCATGTCTACGTGCCAGAGCCTCATTTCAGTTTTCCTTTCTTTTAATATAACGGTCATATGCATGTCTTACAGAAGATGCTGATACCTCTCTTCCATGGACATGATATACCACAGAAGCTACGTATTTCCAACCTTTCCAGGTAGCCGTAGTGTTGACACACAGATATACGGTATTAAGCATTCCATTTGTCCATCTTGTCCTTCTTTTTTTCTTATATGCTTTCAAACAATCCAAGCTAGCAAAGTTACTTTTGAGATGATCTACCATAGAAATTATCTTTTTTCCACAATATGGACATTTTTCAGTAAAATGGTTCATCGTCAGTTTCCTTAGTTATATTATGTCAAGCTTAAACCCCAAATGGAACGTCATCTTTATCTTCCACAGAAATCCAAACATGGCCAATAATGGCACGGCTTCCCCATTGAGTCATAATCTGCTTGCCGATTTTTCCAAGATTTCCATATAATAGGATTCCATTTTCCAATTTTGTATAAATCGTTTTCATTTTTCAATCTCCTTTAGTTATTTCAGTATAGTATATAATACAACAAGTATTCGGTTTTGTCAATAGGTTTAACAAAAAATCTCTATTTATTTTTAATATTTTCAATAAACACTTCAAAATGGTCCCTACCATAACCAAGCGTATGAGTTACTTTTCTGGCATGTTCTTTTATTCGCTCTTTGTTATAGCTTTTGATATAATCTTCCATATTAGAAAGCATCCACTCTCCATGATATCTAATGCTAGATCCGCCTAGATGATGCCAAAGCATTCCATTATGTTCAAACACATGTGGCCGTCTCATCTTCACGTAATATTGATTTGTTTCTATATATGCTTCTCGTTCAGCACCTGTCATGGATAGGTAATTTTCTTCCCATTGCTTCTGTATCTTTTCATTCTTCCAAACCACATGATTGCCATCGGTGAATTTTTCACATAATTCATGACGTTCTGGCACGAAGATAGACTTATAAATCAAAAACTTCTCAACAGTCTTTTCTGGGAATGCATAAATTCCGTATCTGGCTGGTGGAGAGTGGAATGTCCCTTTGCCTGAACTATCATAACCTTTTTGCTTAACGGGATTCAAACCACCCCATCTAATAAAGCGCATTTGTCAATTCCTATTCTGTAAGATATTCAAGTGCTTCCAGATCTTCATCAAGAAACCATTCTTGAGCATTGAAATAAAGCTCGCCACATTTGTCACAAAAAAGAACAACCTCTCCTTTATAGCCAACTTTCTTTTCATCACGTTTCCAAACGTTTCCACACTCACATTTGATTTTTTCAGATTCGATTTTCATTTTTCGATCTCCTTTAGTTATTTCAGTATAGTATATAATACAACAAGTATTCGGTTTTGTCAACCCCCTAAAGATAAATAATTGTAAGCAATATCAATTTGATTCAATAACTTGGAGCAGGATCTACATGAAGAACACTTTTTATGATTACTTTATTCGCCTCCTAGAAAAGGAAGAAACTGGAGAACCGGACAAGGATGCTAAGGACGATAAAGGCAAAGAAAAGCCAGAGGCCCCTCCTGAAGAAGAAAAGACCCCAGAAGAACAGGAAGCTGAAGAGGTCGAAAAGAAGCTTAGAGAGCTATCTGAAACTGGTTTTGCTAGATTCAAAGAAATCTTCGATAAGAAGTCTACGATTATCTTAGACAAGATCCGGAATGAAGGAATCGATCTAGTAATGAAGGACTTCATAGACAAAGTATTCTTGCCAACCACTTCTACTGACGAGCAGCTATTCATCTCTCTAAGATATGACGAATTCATCGAGTTCATGATGGAACAATTCTCATCTGCAGCACTTGCTGTAGTAAAGAAACCAATGGCTAATAAGCCAGCCATGCTACAGACTACCAAGAAAGAATCCAAATAATGGGATCCTTCGTTTTAGATCTAAGCAACGAACTAAACCGTAGGTCTACTGTAAAGAACTGGGTCTTTAAAGATGTAGCGTCTGACTTTGAAGCATTGCCAAAGGACATAAAGGACAATGTCGACCGAGCTGCCATCCAGGGTGGAATCCGCAACATGTTCTCCTGGCGGCGCGGCGAACGAATAATCAAGCCTGAATTTGGCAATACCCTGCTTCGGTTCGTCCACGAGCCAATAAACGATCTGAATGGAAAAGCCATAGCCAAAGAAATTCGCTACATGTTCGACCGTTGGGAGCCAAGGGTAAATATACTAAAGATAAACGTCTATGCTTTTCCAGAAGACAACATGTATCAAGTCGAGGTCTTTTACACCATACCAAAGCTGGACAACGAAACGCTGACTTTCAATTATACTATAGCTAGGTAACTCAACATGTCCAACAATGTCAACGATTATCTAAGATGGAATGCTGACTCGGCTGTCGAGTTTATGACGATGAAGCTGATCGAGAGCGGAAAGTTCTCTGACCAACTATATCCAGACTCGAATCTAAGCATCATCATCGATACCTTCGCCCACCTCTACGAAGCGCTCATGTACAATCTAAACCATGGCGCGTCTGAGGCCATCTTTACTGACACCCAATATTATGAGAACATGAATAGATTGGTGAAGTTGCTTCGATACAATCCAAGGGGCTTTATCACCGCTTCTACCATCTGTGACATTTCGCTCGATCCGAACAATCCTCTTTCTACCGGTGGTTCGATATCTTCGACAAGTTGGAGCATACCAAGATATGCTTCTATTCTCCTCAGTGGACAAGATTCTAAAGGCAATCCGATTCGCTATTCGTTTGTCCAAGACTATCGGTTTGTCGTCGAGAATGGAACAACAATCAGTTCGAACAACCAACAGCCCATTCTATATAATGGCACTTGGAAATTCTACAACAAGACCCTGGTTTCTTCTGGACTTCCATATGAGACAATCGTAATGTCGGATATCAATCCCGATCTAACTACTATCGCATATCCATTCATCAATGTCTATGTCAAGAAAGCTACGACTGGCATCTTTGAAGAATATTTCTCGACCAACAATATCTACGATGCTGTAAAGACAGACAAGGTATTCGAGATCCGAATGAACGAAAACAAATACTATGAGCTAAAGTTCGGCGACGACATAAATGGAAGGAAGCTTGACCAAGGCGACGTCATTTATGTTCTATATCTCGAGACCAATGCAGCCGATGGACAGATAGCAGTCGGGGCTATCGATGGAGAAAAGAATACAACACTTTATGTCCAGGGTCTGAAGAACTCGTTCATTCTTACCTCTATCTTAGGCGACGAGTTCGACCAATATTCGTCTGAAGCTGAACTCCAGAACTTCTTGGATAAGCTTTCTTTCTACAACTATCAAGCTTCTACGTTCATCAATGACATTGAGACTGTCGACGAAATGAGAGAGAACGCTTCCAACTGGAACCGCTTCCGTGGACGGCTGATAACCTCTGACGACTTCAGAAAATATCTGTTGACCACCAACGCGAAGAACAACGAGATCCACGACATATACGCCATGAACAACTGGGAATATCTATCTCAGTTCTACGGATGGCTATATCGCTTCAATAGAATCTCAGCTGACATTCGGTACTTTGGATATCCATATACCGATTCATGCGACTTCAACAATGTCTATATCTGGGCCAAGTCCTCGTCCAACGATGGATACAACATCTCAGATACCTCCAAGCGTCTCATCGAAGAACAATGCAATGATCTAAAACCACTGACATCAGAAATTGTCATGGTGGATCCAATTCTAGTTAACTTCATACCATATGTCAACATCACAGAATTAGAAGCACAACGGGGCGGAGACTTCATTGGAGATGCTACCAACAAATACTACAAGCCATCGTTTGAATTTCTAAACGAAATATCAGATAATAAGAATCACAAGATCCACATCGTCCGGGAAGTTAACTCACTTATATCTGCCGAGAGAATCCAACGTCGGGTCTACCAACTAATAAAGGATTTCTTCTCTGTATCGAACAACTCTCTTGGACAGAAAGTCGATATAGCTGATCTATATAGATCTATAATCAATATCGATGGTGTAAAGGAAGTAAAAACCAGATATGCCCCAGATAGAAATGACAAAAGTACATGGGTAGAATTCGATGGTCTATCCTTTGCCTGCTGGTCGCCTCTACTCGTTTTAGGCGACGACTTCCAGGTGGTCAATGGCGTAATAAAATTGAACAACTTCCAATTTCCATATCTATTCGACAGAGAAGGCCTATTCGAGCGAATCGTTGTCGACACAGAAAACTTCAAAATCAACCAGGTCGAATACTAATAAATGACACCACTTGTTCAGCAGTACAATTATGACTTCGACATCGTTGGAGTCATAACCCAAGAGGTCTTTGACTCTACCGACGCATTTGCTACTACAGGCACCGTTGGTCTATGTCCTGCTTTATGCGCCGAAGCTGCCGGTCCAGTAGAATCCACTTTATCTGGAGTGGTTAGCGAATATGGAGTTGTCAAATCCATAGAAGACGTCAAAGAACAGATACAGTTCAATGGCTACAACATGCTCCCTGAGAATCTATCAGCCAATACTATGAATTTGTTCGATAGATTCGAAGACAACAAAGCATATTTCAGAGAGCTTCGAGTCAAAAGTGGAAGCGAAAACCGCATCGCCATAGAAGAAGTGGATGCTGAATATCCAGAAGACTTCGATGGAGACAAAGCTAAATCGATTAGAATCGCCTTGGACGGCAGACGCACCTTAGCAACCACTTTCAAGACACCCACTGGTAGATCTAGTGGAGGCGCTTTCAACTATCACAAAGACGTGCCAATGGTAGCATCAGCCTGGGAAACCTATGGTTCGTTATATAATACTGTTGAGAAATATAGCACGTTGCTCGACGATGGATCTTGTGGAAGCGAATTATGGACAAATGGTAGATTGCTAATCCAACGAATAGATGTCTACATATCTACAGCATTTTCTGTGAATAGACGCATTTATTTTTGTACTGATAAAAATTTGTTATCTGGAACTTTTGACAAAATTCTTGGCTATTTCGATTCTGGCGTAGGAGTTACTGGTTGGAAATCGATAACTAATATGGAATCAATGCAGACTAATGGATATCAGTTGCTAACATATCCAAAAAAGATCTATTGCGTTTATTCTGGATCTCAAACACTGGTTGGAAGATTCGAATATAAAGTATGGTATGACATATTAACCTATAGCAATAATAGTTAGGCTTTCAAATGATTTATCTTTCTGCAGATATAAACAATCCAATAATTGTCATAAGCCAACTTGCCAACGAAAAGCAATATGGTCTATGCCCAGTTCTTAGAACAAATATCCGTGACCATTTAGAAGCTCCAGACATGTCTGCTTCAGTTGTCTGTGAAGAGGCGCTTAGTCTTGAGTTGGCTCAGATACCTATTCCATATGTTTCTGGTTGGAACTATGTTTCGTTGGCAGAAAACAGTGCCAATGTCTTCGAATATTCGCAGCCTCACAATGACTTCTTCTTCAAGGCAGTCCAATTGTCTGGAATGCTTTATGTCAATAAGACTCAGGAGGATATCTACGAAATATGCACGCCTCTTACCGGAGAACCTGCTGATAGAATAGAAATAACCACTGAAACTACTAATGGTGGATCGCTAAAAGAAAGCTTTATGGTCAAATGGGAAGACTTCTATAATAACTCGAATGAGGTTAGCTTCAACTTGCCTTCTAACCATATTATAATTGGCAAGATATTCGTCGAAGTCATCGAACCATTCTCATATCCACTTGATCCAGAAATCATGTGTAGTTCAGCAGGGTGCATCATCGATGACTACACTGCTAAATATACTTCCTTCAAAATAAAAACCGATTCAGAAGACTTCGTCGAAACGTTCTTCTGCCCAAGTTCATCTGGCGAAATCAAAGGTATTCCATATGCAGCTAAGGCATTCTATCCAAATGGAGAGCAACTCAAAATCGTAAAGACAAGCAATACTATAGATACCGATGGACTATTTAAAATAACCATCCATTATGACAATACCAACTACATGAACGAAAATGATAGAAGCTTAATTTGTTTTGGTGGTAGAAAAGATAGTTCGATATCGAATGAAATAGAAATATTGGATCTATATACCATAACCGAATCGTTCATTAGACATAATCTAACGACCCAGCGAGCAGGCGGAGCTGCTCTAAAAGGCAAGAATGATAAAGAATATGCGATTATTGGCGGAGCAACTTCTCTTGATTCAAATCAATATACGCTAACTGATAGAAGACAGATATTTTATGCTATAAGTGGAAGTATTAGCGCGAACAACGCATCACAATCAAATGGAAATAGATTGAATGCTGCAGCTGCCGATGGAAATACATATGGTTATATGATAGGTGGCTTTACTACATTTAAAGAAAGCACCACTATGTCTTTCATTATCTCAAATACAATAAGCAAATATGAGAGAATCTCAGCAAGCTTATCGTCTATTTCATCTACACATCGCGTTGCTGGTGCAGCTGGTTGCGCTGACTTTCCCAATATGGAATATTGTTGGATATTTGGTGGAAGAACCGAGGCAACCGCTTCGACTGTTGAAGAATCACACTTTACAAATGGAATAAGCAGAATGGATTTTGCCACCGAAACTGTAGAATCTAATGTTGCTTATATGCTCAATTCGTGCGATGGGGTAGCCGTGATACAAGATATGACTAAATTCTGGATAATGGGTGGAAATGACAAATATTCCAGTTCAGTAAGAACCCACGGTGCTCCTCTTAGTGAAGTGCAGACATTTGATCCAAATACTTCGGTCATCGCTCTAAAACATGGAGCGCCTCTATCCCAACCACGCGGATATATGGCAGCTAAAACTAATATTGAACGATCTGCTGCGTTCATAGCTGGTGGCGGAAACATAAGTACTAACGTGGACCAACAATATAAGTGGATTGATAAGTTAGAACTAGATACCGACACTATCTGTATCCGTTATAGAAGTAGATTGACCGACGACAAATCTAACATCTGTGGAATCTAATGAAAGACAATAGTTATATCTCAATCTTCAATGTCACTTCCCAGAGCGTGGCTGACAAATATCTAGACGTCATAGTCAATCCATTATTTCCTGATCTTCCACAGATTCAGCCGAGAGATCTACGAGTATTCGTAGTAGGTGGACCCCAGCTCATATATGGCAGAGACTATATTCTAATAGAACCAAATAGAATCTCATGGAACGAACTTCTACTAGATACTAGAATTGGCATCGATGCCCCTAAGAGAACTACGACTATAGATGAGCGGGATTTCTTGGCCATATTATGGACCGACAAGGGCACCTACAACATATCCAAATCAGAAACATTTACCATAACCGATCCAACCGTAGTTCGAAGTGTTGGATATCTTACCTTGGCCGACGCCCCAAGAGATGCTGACGACATTCATATAGAAATCCAAGGATCCCAGAGCCATGCTATATATTATGCTGACTATGCTGGATCTAATCCATATGACGCTGACTACATGGTTGAAGAGGCTGATCCAAGAAAGATCTGGTTCAAAAACTTCAAGATGGGCGTCGAATTCGCCTATGATATTTGGAACCCAGGGATTGGCGACACCATAACTATAACCTATGGTACCGACAAACTGTTCGGACGCAGAATTAGAGAGAACCATGATCTTACTGAAGAAATCGAACTGACTAATGGACGGATATATCTCAGGGACAAAGTCAAACTCGAAGGATCAGTCCACGCAGTGGTCAAAGGTGGCGCTACTCAAATCCGCGAAATGGACTTTACCGTAGAGGATAATGAACTTATCTGGGCAGGCAAGCAATTAGAACGAGAATTGTTCACAGGTCTCCCGGACGGAGTTCTAGATCATCTCGAAGTTGTTTACCATACTGACATTGGTGGTCTTCCAGTCAAATCGATTCTAGAATATGCCAACGCTGAACGCCAGGGTCTATGTCCACGTCTCAGGAAATACGTGAGAGACATCGAATATGCTCAAGACTACGAAGTGCCATCTGAATTCGCCATCCGCGACAGGATCGAAAAGATCAATACCAACATAGACTACATAATTGGTCCTTCAGCTAATACTATAGATCCAACCTTCGTCGAGTTGGCTAAGCCCATAGGCATCTTCGGAGAAATTAGTTCTCAGACTGTCGAACTTTCAGCAATGAAGTTAGATCCAGACACTCAGCAATATACGAGACTAGTTACTTGGCCAAAGTATGAGCAATCGGCATTTTTCAAGCCATTAGAAGTTTCTGGCGAGTTCCTGGCGATGGTTTCAGAACCTAGCGCCATTGTCATTGTGGGCCTGGCTGAAGCAGACCTGGTTATCGATGATGTTTCTTTTGTCAAGAGCCAAATTCAAGGCGGGGTAAAACATCGGCAGATAGAAGTTCTCGAATCTACAATATCTGCGTCTGGAATGCTATTGGCTGAATTTGAAGCAGGCGTTGTTCTGGGCAAAGTGACCATGTATATTGGACAGGAATTTCTCAGCGAATCATCGATATATTCTATCGGAGTTTCTGGAAATACAGACTTTCTAGTGAAGCATTTTAGATTAGACGGAGATGTTGGATTCTTCAACAGGTTCGAACATGGCGACGACATAATCGAAATGGAATCGAAGCTTCTCAGAGAGACTTCTGCCATATATCTATTTCCGGTATCTGCCACCTCTCTCGGCGAAGGATCAGGCAGGGTGTTCATCGATATTTTCTATGACGAATATGTCTCTGAATATATGCAAGGCTTTGTGGTGGGTACGTCTGGCAATCCAACCACTAGACTGAACTTCGCTACGGATGTGGCTCAGGTCAACTCTTCTACCACTGTCAATGAAGATCGTAGACACTTTGCAGCTGCTGCCGATGAGCGTAACAATATCTACATGAACAACTGTCTGAACAATGCTGACTTTATGGTGTTGAATCCAAATATCGATTTGTTATCTGAACTAGTTTCTGAACTGCCGGTAGCTGTCGATTATCCAACCTCTTGGAATTCAAGCACAAAGATGTGGTTTGCAGGTGGGTTGACAAGTGGCAATCCAATTTCTTATATTATGGCAGCCTCGTTTGCTGATGGAACCTTTGCCATAGAAGCTGAAATGGCCACCATCGAACCAACAGAGCTGACCTTTGACGAAGACGACGACGAATATTTGGACCCGCCTGGACTTGAAACGTTCGTCATATCTGGATATTCGTTTGGATCAGCTAGAATAGATGCTTTAGAAAGAACCTATATCATTGGCGGAGCTATCTTCGACAACAACGACTTGTTAGCTGACTCGCAAAAAATCCAAGCATATGACGAAACGACATATACTGCTTCTGAAACTTCTTATCAGCTGACAGAAGCCAAAAGATCAGTAAGAACCACTATAAAGAACAATGCTATCTATATTCTAGGTGGAAGCGCCTCTAATACGAATACCGATACTGTAGAGAAGATCGATCTTGAAAATGGAACAATATCCATATATGGATCGATTCCATTCGCCATTCGAAGTGGTTGTCCATTGAAATATTCTACTGCTACTTATTATGCAGCAGGATGGCTCAATTCTATCGTAAGTAGGTCGGTGTTGAAGTTCGAAGAAGATTCGAATGTCTGGAGTCTTGCTGGAGCTGTTCTACCATATAAAGATGCTGATGGTGGATGGTCAGCTATTTAGTCGCTAAAGACCAAAGTATCTCCGACAACCACTGTATGGCCACATCTTGCTTTATCGCCTTGTCTACACACGCCTTTGCCATTGATGAATAGCAATGTAGAGGCTTCTACCATTTTAGTTAGGCCATGTATTGGATTTTCAGGAAATGGCGGATGCGGAGCTACTTTCTCTCCTTGAATAGCTATCTCAAAGCCATTAGTAAATACCATTGTCTGAAGTGGATTTCCAACGAACCCAATGGCGTCGACAAAATCTAAATTATCCCTGGCTACCCCTTTCATCCCTTAGCCTTCGAAAATATAGTAGAGGTAGCTTTGTTTAGAGTGGGCTTCAATGGTCCAGTATTTCCAAGTTTTCCGTTCTTCATGACATCTTTTATCTGATTGTTCTTCATCTGCATGGACTTTGTAGTTTCCATTAGTTTTTTGGAATCAGCACTTAGATTCATCTTATTTGGCATCTGTTCGCCAACTATCTTGCCGACGTTCATGCCTTCTTGCAATAGCTGATTATAGCTAATGTCTCCCAAAGTGCCAGATTCGTACATGCTCTTAGCTGTCTTTAGGAATTCGCTTTGAAACATCGATTCAAGATTGGTTGGAAGATCAGATAATAGACTTAGATTAGCCATTTGGGTTATGTCAGTGGTCTGAATTAGATTCTTCATCTCATCCATATTGACAGCATCCATTACTGAACCAACGTTGACTGATGCGATATTCGTAGCCTGTAGTTGGAATATCTTATTTTTCAATTCTTCAGCCTGGATTAGATTTGTCTTGGTTTGGTTTAGTTGAGAGTTTACCATGCCGCCGACCGAAGATATGTCGAAGTTGTTGGTTTTGGATAATTGTTCTTCTAAACCTGGTTTCATCGCAGCATATACCATCTTTACGTTCGAATCTGGATTGGCAGCGACTGCCCTGTCAGCTAGCTTCATGAAATTTTCTTTAGTGACATGTTTGTCTATTGCGTTGTTCATAGCTGAAGTCACGTCAAGATCAATGGAATCGAACGAATCGAATTTGAACTTCTGAATAAGACCTTCTATAGATCCACTCGCGCCAAGCTGTTTAGCCAAATCTGAAACGTCGCCAATTCCGGCTTGATTAAGCATTTCAGAACCAGGTAAATTAGCAGCTAAGTTAGAATCAGCCAATATGTCTGGGCCTGCAGCAACCACATCATCCATAGATACGCCATCGCTCAAAATGGAAGATAGATCCGTATTTAACGCAGAAGTAGCTAGGATTGTTGCTTCTGGAGGAATCGATGTCTGACTTCCTGAAGCACCTAATAACTTTTTCTGATTGCTAGATATTAGATTGGTAATGTCAGAAAATTCTCCATTCGCCATTACCTTCTTGGTATTGAAAGTTCGAGCCTCAGTAGCTGAGGCATCTCTAAGAACAAGAACGTTTTCTGTAGTGCTTTCTTCTAAATTTTCAGTAAGTATTCCACCTAGTTCTTCGTCAAGTTCTAGATCTTCTATAGTTTCTTCAAGCGAACCCGTAAGCTCTTCATTGGTATCTTCGCTATATGGAGAAGCTTCAGATGCTTCCACATCCGCATCGAGATCCTCAGCTAATTCTTCAGCTTCTTCTAATATGTCTGGCAGTTCGCCTTCGATTGCTTCTTCTTCGAGTTTGTCATATCTATCCTCCATAGCAGAGAGATCTTCAGCGATGGTTGTGGCAATTTCTTCTTTCTTGGTCTCAGCTGCTTCTTCGAATACAGCTGCTGGTGATGGAAAGGCGATAGTACTTGGCATGACAGGTGGTGGAACAATCGCGCCATTCTGATTGTTGAATATAGCTATGGCGTTGTGGTTGGTAATTTGAGAGAACGTATTGACGATAGGAGCTGACTGTTCGTAGATGCCTGCTATGGTGTTCATAGCAAGTTTTCCACCTTCAGTATATACAGTAGCTCCTTCCTTAGCTGAAGCATAGAATACCTTGGATACCGAAGTTAGATTGTTTAGAACAGTTATTTTCTTGTCTTCGAATACGTCTTCTTTAGAGACTTTGGAAACTCGTTCGAACTTGTTCTTTTCGACAATTTCTGTTTTGTCGCCTTTAGTATTCTGATGATAATTTCCAGTGTAGAAATGGTCAACATTTCCCTTGACAAAACTTGTCTTATTTTTGGTAATAGTTTCAAGATTGTTTCCTTTGTTTAGAAAGGTTCTATCTCCCGTCTGTTCTTCGACATAATTGCCATCTTGAATGATTTGGACATCTCCGACATGCTTTCTATATAGATTCCCAATATGTGTCTCATGCTTGTTGCCGACGATATGCTCGTAGACATCGCCTTCTACCTTTAGATTGACGTCGCCGAGTATCTGGAGGTTCAGAGCTATTCCAGGGGCTCCCCATATTTGAATGTCCACTCTGGTGGGTACGTTTTCCTTTGTATGGTTCTGTTTTGATAATTCAGTGCACTCTTCATTATAGGTGGTGAATTGTTGGGTCGATTGCTCGTGAGTTGGTTCTTCATCTACTACGATCTTGACGTTGTCTGTCTTAATCACATGCTGATATCTATGTTGGGATGCCCATCCAGGTCCTGACTGGCAAGAAGCAAAGTACTTTGGATAGTTAGGATCAGCAGATTCAAAGAATACCCAAACCTGAGCGCCATCGCCTGGAGTAACCATAGACGTATGTGGAACGGAGCTAATTCCAGTTTCCTGGTTTAGATCAGTAGTAGATTCAAGCCTGTCGTTCTTCCAGCTTCCACCAAATAGTGACATGACAGGTTCAGCCCATGGCAATTTGGCAGGTTCAGTTTTCCAGATTTCTGGATATACTCCGAAGACAAAGATCTTAACTCTGCCTAAGAACTCTGGATCGTAATTGTCGACGACTATTCCACGTTCGATCGAATATACTTTTTCTTGCAATAGCTTGTGTTCGAAATCCATCAGTGCTCCTTGCTTATGAGAACGATTCGCTAGACATCGTAGACGTATCCATTTCTTCAGAACGTATTAGTGATAAGTCCTGGGTGAACCGGTTCTTCGTTATCTTTCCAATTATTCTAGATATCAGCCACTTGCCGAAGAACCTATGGTAGTCTACGCTTGACTGATTGTCTACCATAATAGTGAACAGATCGCCGGTGTTGCGTTGGACAAATCCAAAGACAGTGACTTGCACACAGTTCATCAGTTGAAACAGAGTGATGAACTTCTTGCCATAGTAAGAGAAGTTATTATGGAATTCAGTCTTAAAATTTCCATTTTGCTCATACCATGTAGACGATTTTCTATATAGATTCCTCATTGGAGAGATCAGGTCTGGGCTAGATGGTAGATATTTCGAATACTTGTCGAAGTTCTTTTCTTCCTTCTTCCATTCGCGGGTCTTGTAGTCAAAGTAGTTGAGATCGATTGGCTTAGTGTGTTCTATCATGCCCTTGCCTGTAATGAAGTTGTTCTGCATGACATTGTTGGCATATGATTCCAGACCTTCTGGAAAACCAAACTTGGTGGGCATCTTCGTAGCATTGAATTTCTTGTTCTTATTGGTATCGAATTCTTGAGCTATCGAGATGACCTTTAGCTGATCTTCATTTAGATTGTAATTGAGCATATAGATGCCATTGGTCTCATCAACCGCTCTACCCATTAGATAATCGGTATTCGACTTGATAGTCCAGTTGACTGGAGTTATGTAGTCGAACTTATTAGAAGAATGGACCATCTCTCCATTGAAGACAAATGGAAGCCCAGATCCATCTAGAATGTTTTCGATAATCTGGGTTGCTGGAAGCGGATTGTCTGACTCGGTGCTATACCACTTCGTGCTTAGATTAAAGATCGGCCGATATTTGGATTGCGCCTTTATTTTAAAGATAGCTTCCTGGTTGCTAAAATCGACTAACGAAATATCATCTATTACGAAGAGATGGGTAAATTCGTTCTTACCTGCTACGTTGACATGGTTTCTAAAGTAGAATGAGACTCCATATTCGCCATTAGCTTTGAAGCGGTTTATGATACGGTTGTCGGTGTCCTTGAACGTAAAGTCTAGAACTGGAAATGGAGAATATAGATCTAGCGAATACTCGACGTTGTTGATGAAGTCCCAGGGCAGAACCAACTGGTCCTTTTCTTCGAGATATTCCATATCCTCTGATAGGCGCCCAAGAGAAAGCTCAATGTCGAACTTTTCGTCGTTGAGAGTCACTGTTTCCATACTGTACCTTTACTTGGCGTTGCGGATTTGCTGGAGAATTCGTTCGACCACCCTCTTGTCCAGGATTTTCAGCTCAGTGCCCACCGATGGAGTAGACGTAGCATCGGTCAGTTGGTTGGTCTTCAGAATCACCCACCATAGATCGATGGTGCCATATAGCTTGAACGAAATGCCAGGCCATGAATCGCCTTCAACTATAGTATAATATGACACAAGTTCGTTTGGAATGTTTTCGAAGTCTTTGATGTAGATAGTCTTGTTGAAGACATACTCGTACTTGTTGGTATCTGGACTATAACCAACATTGAAGAAGTTCGCAAGAGTAGTGGTTGGAAGTTTCACCCAACGTGCTTGATCTTGTTTGGTTATGATATTCTTCATTTATTCTTTTCTTCCAGTTGGTCTTGAAATACCTTCAGTTTCTCCTTTAGCTGCGCTTAATGCGTCGTCTTTAGTTGCCTTTAGACGATCTATTACCATTCCAAAATAATCTCCAAGACCAAAACGTTCGATCTGATTTCCAACATATACCTGGTCTCTGTTTGTTCTATCGTAGAAATAATTAGCATACATGTTGAAGTTGTTGGGAACTAGACTGTTGATCTTTATAGTCATCTGATAAGCATCTGGATATAGCATTTCGTTCTCATCTGGCAATCCATATACGCTATGTACTCTCTTTAAGAAAGAAGTAACTTCTGGATTCGTACGAAGTCTACCCATATATTTCGTATGTACTCCCATACTACAGAAATATAGATGTTGTCTACCTGGAATTTCTACGTCATATAGATTAGGACTACGTTGAATGAAATCCATCTGAATCCAAAAGGCGCCAGATACGAACGAGTGGAGAAATTTGAAGTTCTTCTTTAGATGGTCGTTGTTGTCATTTATCAAATATAGAGTAAATTCGAAGGATGGCTCATCAGAAGACGAGCCCTTCTTCCATACTGGAGCTGTTGGGAAGTTGATATTGTATTCGTTTTGAAGCACCTGTTCCAGTTCAGATCCTATGATATTTCCTGATCCACCCATTGACCATCCATTCGTGGTATCTGCTTTGATATAGTCATCTCCGAGATATGGCAGTTCATAAGATCCAAGATATCTACCAGACAGAAGACGTTTTACCATTTCGACTGGGTTACCTAAGGCAGGATGCTGTACCTGACCGTCTTTGAAAGAAAGACCAGTGGCATATTCTCGCATTAACTGATTTTCAAGGTACCAAGAGACAGCTTCTCCAACAGCGGCCGGCGGTGCAGTAACTAAACCACCTACTAATGGTATAGATCCAATAAGCTCGCCTGCTTTTGTTATAGAATTTGTTATTGGTTTCAGAATGGCTTCCCATTTGAATGATCTATCCGGTTGGAACTCAGTAAGAATAATTTTAGGCACTACCATATTCTGCCTAGACGAATCATAGACCATGTTCAGATCAAAGATTTCTGACCAATTGAAGTCAGATAATTTGTAAGATCTACTACCAGCCTGAATGTCATTCTCATATGAGAAATTGCCTTTAGATGTAGAAGACCTACTCCCATCTGCGTCGAACTTAGATAAGTCAGATTTCGTAGCAGCCCTAAAGGTCAAAGCGGATCTAATGTCGCCTTTTAGTTTTGATTCGTCTACCGTAGATGTGTCCGCCATAAAATTATTTACCCCGCGTAAGCTGTAGCAAGATTCTGAATGTTAGTTCCCTTCACGACCTTAGTAACGATAGGACGTTCTTTCTTGTTGGCTATTTTTTCTAGATTTTCGTTAGTTCTTTTGGTTTCTGCTAATTGCTCTTGTGATAGATCTCGCTCTGGTCTAACCATCTTAGTTTCAGAAGCCACGGTAGCTTCCTTTTGCAAAGACTCTACATATTTTTTATCTTCTGTACGATCCTTATTCTTTTCTATAATATCTTGTCGTAACTCTGGATTATTTTCAGATATTTTTTCAAGTTTTTCATATTCTTTATTAGATTCAATATTTTCTAAAACTATATCTGAACCTACTTTATCCTTCTTCTGCTCTTCGATCAGCATCGCGCTCTTTTCTTTACGTCTTTTTAGATCTGCTATTTTATTCTGCAATTCTTTATTATCATAAAAAATACCTCTAGATTTTTCTTCTGCATAATCATATAAATCTTTTTCAGACATTGTAAGCAGTGTATCATATTCTTCATCCCCAGAATCGATTCCCATGGATCCTAAAAGTTCTTGCTTTCTAGCAATGGATGCTTTCTCTAGTCTTAGCTCGGCTTCTTTATCAGAGATGCCAACGCCTGCTTGAAGCTTTTCAGACGTCTTAGTTTGATCTTCTTTGCTAAGGCCTAGCTCCTTCGCTTTCTTAGCTGCCATTGTTTTAGCTGTAGCTACCTCGACTTCTGATTTTTTATTATGGGCTTCTATCTGTGCTTGATTGTATTTGTCCTGAACATCTTTAAAGACCTTATCATATATAGCTCCGCCAAATTTGTATCCAACATAAGCAGTGGCTGCCATGGCGGCGCCCTGCATCAACAATGGATTTGTGGCGATGCTCATCAACTTTGGGCCAAGCGCAGTGACTAATTTGCCACCAAACTTGGACATCAAGCCGCCTAACTTGTTCTTAAGGAAGTTTTCTATAAATCCTTGCTTTTCGTCGCCCTTCTTTGCTGATTCTTCATCGATCTTCAATCCCTTTCCACTAGCTTCAGCAATGGTTTCCAAAAGTTCGATTTGTTCTTTATCCAAATCCATCTTTTGTTGTTCAATTGCAGCCTGAGCTTGTTGTTGTTGGCTCAATTCAGCTTCAGACGTCACGTTTGTTTTTTCTGGAACAGCCATATCCATTTTTTCAAAAAAGGCTGATTCTCCTAAAGCATCAGAAATTTTCTCTATTGCTTCTTTAGATAAACCAGCCTCAGGCGATGCTGTCTGTTTGTTAGATTCTATTTCAGTTTTTCTAGCGGTGTCTACAATATCTAAAGAATCTCGTTTTTCGTCGCTTGTAAGACCAGTAGAATCTGGTGTTGGATTTATTTCTTCTTTTGGTTTGACGTTGAAAAATAATTCTTCTGATTTCTGCTTTACTTTTTCTACAAACGCTTGTTGTTCTAAAATAGGCGCTTCTAACTTAGCAAGTTCGGATTTATTGGTTTCTATTTTTTCAGCAATGGCTGTAACTGCCTCTTTGTCTCTAGACATGTTCAAAAGGCGTTCTCTAGAAGCAATTGTTTGTTCTATTTCTTTTATCTTCTCTAACAGAATTTTAGCCTCTGCGTCTGTTTCACCATCGACGCCTGGAGTAGTGATTCTATCTTCGTATTTAAATTGCGCTTCTTTCAATTCATCTCTTGACTGATTTTGTGCTTGTAATATTTTTTCTTCTTCTTTAGCCCTAGCTTCATCAGAAGACTGCATCTTTGTTATTGTCTTGGCCATTTCTTCAAGCTGTTTTATTTCATCCCTTTTTGACTCAACTTCAGCCTGTTGATCTGGCGAAATAGCTGTTCTAAATTTTTCTAATACATCATATTCTTTCTCAGATATAGCTAATTTTTCTTCAAACTGTGTCGTCAGCGACGCAAATAATTCCCTAGTTCTAGAATATTCTTCATTGACTTGTCTTTGGGAAGCTAAATATTTTATTAGTCTTTCATCTTGTATGTCTCTAAGCTCTATCTCACCTTTAGTATATTGCTCTAGCCATTTTTCTTTATCTAGACGTTCTGTCCATTCTAATTGTTTTATTTGTTTGTTTGCTTCTTCTATTTTTCTCTCTGCTTCAGCTGTTAAACCTTTTTTGTTTAAGATTTCGTCATTTTCTATTATTTCCTGTTGTCTTATTTCTTTAGCACGATCAGCTTCTTCAATTTTAAGCTGAGATTCTTCTTTCAATATCTTAAACGTGTTAGACAACGCCTTTATTGGAGATATTTTTTCTAATCCTCCAAACGCTTTCGTAGCAAGCGTTGACCCCATTTTAGAAAAGGTTTTGTCCAAATTTCCCTTAAAATTAAGTATCCATGATTCTTCCCTAGATGCCTCTGTCTTTGTCTTACGTGCTTTTATTATTTCATCTTTACGCCTGTCTTCTATGTCTCGTAATTTGTCCTTCATATCGGTAAGCTTTTCAAGCGAACCCTTTAGATATAATTCTATTTGTTTGTCTGTCTTATATTTTTTCTGTTCTAATTCTTTTAGGCTACCTCCAAGTTCTACAATATTATCTGTTAATTCTTTATTGAAGGTCTGTAATGATTGCTCAAATCCTTCTCTGAGTTTTTTGAATTCTGTTTTATCTCTAATGGCTGCGTCTTTAGCGGCTTCTTCTTCTGCTTTTCTATATTCCGAAGTTTCAGCATTGAACTTATCAAAAAGACCTTTATATTCAGTTCTTGTAGCTTTTTCGTTGCTTTCTAATTTTTTAGATAGTTTTTCGAATGCTACGTCGTTGTCATGCGCTAAAGACTGCATTTCGTTTTGAATGACATAAGCAAACGTATTTTCTGCAAAATTCTTAAGCTGTTCGCTAGTGCTTTGCATGTATTTTAGCATCTCAGAATTTTGCTTCTGCTGAGCGATCTCACCAGGCAATTTCATCAAAGCGTCTGCACCAACTATTTCAGCCATTGTCTAAGTACCTCTAGTCCTTCGTTCGTTTTCAGCCTTTATCTTATTTAGGATCAGATTGTAAAAAACTGCTTCATCGTTGCAAAGCATTTCATCTATCTCGGTCAAGGAAAATCCACCGTGCTTCTTCAAGAACAACGCTGTATCGAAACTATCCTTGAAGAATTCGACGTCGGACTCCTTTAGTCGGTAAAAAAACTATCCAAATCAAAAAGACCCTCCTTAGCATCTCCGCATTTTGAGCAAGATACTATTGGAAATACTTTATCAAGCCTGTCAAATGGATAAGCGTTTAGAATTAGACTAAATAGATTCGACTCGCCATATTTCTCAACATCGATAGAATTGTCCTGGATATGGTTCTCGACAAATAGTAGTTTGTCCACGAAGTTGTTGTCAGACCAGTCTTCGATTTCATTGCCAGTTATGAAAATCTTCTTTATGAATTGGATCGGATAAACTGACAATAGCATTCTCGTACGTTCTTCTTTTTCCTTGACATGTTCTAAAATACGGTAGAAAGAAATATGGTCAGTCAAAGAAGCTTCTCCTAAGACAAACGAAATATCTCCAGTAAGCAACTCGACTCTTTCGAATTTTGGTTTTTCGGTTGCTGCTTTTGCGCATTTTTCGACGACTTCGCAAAGATCAAAGACATAGCGGAACTTGGAATCGCACTTCTTGCAAGTTATGGTATATGTCAAAGGGGCAGCAATATTGTTCAATCTAAGCTGAGCAAGGGCTGACACGAAATCAAGTATGGTCATCTTGTCAATGTCCAACTCTGGGCAGCAATCCTTCATTAGACCCAACTTAGCTATCTGATAATCAGAATTTTTGTTATCTTCTTCTCCGAGAGCTACCTTAGCTAAGTTCTTCCGTTGGCGTAGGTTGAAGTGTTTGAACAGATTAGTAGATCCATTTGGCAATTTTACCTCGAACATGCTGCGATTGTTCTTGGCATCCATCATTTTGATTGCGTCGTCTAACTTCATACTGATACTCCTAAATTATGTTGGCTTTGGAACACCTAGAATTTCTGAGATAAGATCCCAGATTCCTAGACTAGACTTGTTTTTGAAATTGGTTATTGGCAGAATCTTGTTGAACTCGAAGCCTACTGATCTTGTCTTTGGAGTAGTGGCTGCATAATCGGAATCAGGCGTATCGACAAAAGTCGGATATGCTCCGTATATCTTGTAGATAAGCGAAATGTCGTCCTCAGACGCGAGTTTTCCTGCAGTAGATTCGTTCCAAAAGTAATAGAGTTCTATAGTAGAACGAACCAATGGATATCTTGATCTACGCTCAGACCTAGCTTCTACGTTTTCCATCATCCATGGCACGAAGAAGTTTTCAATGACTGGATATTCAGTGTCCAAAAAAACCACAGAAAATGTCTGTTTGTCAGCAGCTATTGGATTTGAACCAGGACCAATGAAATTTCCTGCGAAGTTCGAAACGTTGGGCTGACCCTCTGGATTGATTTGAATATTCGGAAGATTGCAGCTGACGAATAGATATGATAGATCGTCTATATTATACTCTGTAGAACTTAGAAAGTTAGGTCTGCTGTTGTCTTCGAAGCTGAGCTTAAAAACGCATTTGGGTCTGAACGCGATGGTGAATTTGCCATCGTCAGACCCAGAATTGTTCTGAAACTTGGAATACCATTCGGCTAATAGGGACATCAACCGCTCCCTATGTTAAAGGTTCGTATTTCTACTATCCGAATTAGGCACGGCCTGGGCCAGAAGCTTCGCCAAGCGGATCGCCTTTGTCTTCTGGATAGAAGTACTGATATTGAATTCCCAATGTGAATGTAGCAACTCCTGTATCTGTATGGCTAAGAGTAATTTCACCAGGAGAAGTTGGCCAAATTCCAACCATGACATAAGATTTCGTGATTTTCTCAAGAGTCATGTCGAGAACATCGATATAAGCCTTATATGCTGGGATTTTCTTGTTGCCTCCACCGGATTTCTTGAGGTCAGCAAATTCGTCCATCCATTCGTCGACAATGTCACGAATCTTGAGTTCGGCGTCACATACGACCTCAGTCGACCAAGATCCAGAGAAAGTCAAGTTGTTGGGAAGATTGAACGTCATTCCGAAGAACTGCAAAGGCGCTGGATTCAGAGTAGCTGCTGGAATTGGACCACCTTGGGCGTGGAAGGTGAAGCGGTTATTGTCGCCGAACTTGTCGCTGATAGGCTCGATAGTAATCTGGAAATGATTCTTGAACTGAACCCCGTTTTGGACGAGGTTGTTGTAGAATTCCGAAAGTTTTCTAACATCTGCCATGGTATTTCTCCAAGTTAATTAGTTGTCAGCAATATTTATAGATTAGATATATTTATGCGAACTGTCTGAAGGCCAAAAGAAAGGGCAGTGGTTCTAGATCTTGTGTCAAAGTGTAATTATATTCATGCACAAAATAACTAAAGGAAAAGCTAATGGACACTATCAATATCGAAGCATTGAAAGCAACCATAAATTCCAAGAGAGACAAATATTCGCCATTATCCATCTTGATTAAAGACAAACACCCAGACGTCTACCAATATCTCTCTTCCATCGATGGAGAATTCTCTGAAAAGCTATATCTATTGCTTAATGGAGAACGGCCAGTCTGCGAATATTGCGGAGGTCCAGTAAAGTTCAAGAACTTCCTAGATGGATTTGCTAAGACATGTAGCAAGAAATGCGCTGCCAAGAATCCAAATCGGTCAGAAAAGATCAAGAAAACCAATATGACGAAGTATGGCCAATCTTGCTCATTGCACGATACCACTAATAAAGCCAAGACGAAAAGAACTTTAATGAAAAGGTATGGAGTCACTAACGCTTTCCAGATTCCGGCAGTTCAAAATAAGTTAGCTGAAAAAGAATATGCCAATTGGTTAAAGATATTCGAAGAGCTGAAATTGAGTCCACTGTTTTCTTTAGAACAATATAGAGAATCTGAAAAAACCAAGCCGTTTGAATTCAAGTGTCTGGTTTGTGAAGAGATCTTTTCGGCGTATATCTGCAATGGATGGCGTCCGAAATGTCCAAATTGCTTCAAGAAGACAAAGCAATCATCCAACTTCCAGCAAGAAATCTACTCATATTTAAAGCAACTGTTCAACTACGAGACCAGCATTAGAATAAACGACCGACAGGTTCTGAATCCACTTGAGCTGGATTTCTATCTGTCAGAATATTCGACAGCCATCGAGTGCGACGGGACTTATTGGCATTCAGATGAGCGAAAGCCAAAAAGCTACCATGTCAAGAAAACAGAAGCATGTCTTGAAAAAAACATCAAGTTGATTCATATTCTAGAATCTCAGTGGGAAACTAAACAGAAAATAATCAAAGCAAGGCTGAAGCACTCCTTCCAGAAGACCAAATATTCTATCTATGGAAGAAAGTGCGAGATCAGACATATCGACAACAAGAAATGCTCAGCTTTCTTGGACAAGTACCATATCCAGGGAAGCGATAAGTCGTCAGTGAAATATGGAGCGTTTTACAAGAACCGTCTGGTAGCTGTAATGACTTTCTCAAAGGCCCGCTTCGATAAGAAGGCTGAGTGGGAGATGGTTCGCTTTTGCACCATCGCTCACTTCAATGTTCTAGGCATAGCTGGAAAGTTGCTGAAGCAATTCGAAGTAGATAAAACTCCATCTAGTCTAGTGACTTATGCTGATAGATCTTGGTCTGAAGGATCCAGCTATCTAAAGCTTGGATTCAAATTTTCTCATAACTCCTCGCCTAATTACTGGTATTATGGAGTTAGATCGTACAATGGATTGAAACTATCTAGAATCCAATGCCAGAAACATAAGCTATCTAAGCTACTGAAGAAGTTCGACCCAACTATGTCTGAATATGAGAACATGAAGGCTAATAGCTTCTTCCGGGTTTGGGATTGTGGCAATGCTGTATATAAGAAGACATATTGAGAAGAAGCCAAAAGAAAGGGCAGTGGTTAGCTGCCCTGGTTGGTTAGTTAGTTAGTTAGTTAGATAATTTCGTTAATTATCTCGGAGAAGTTGGCTCCAACGCGAGTCGCGTAGAAATCACAGAGGATGAACTCTGCGCTTCGAACAGGATTCACAAGGAATGCTGCTCGCATTTCATTGTTTTCAATGACGTCGGGTGGGTTGTTGGTCTGGTCACAAATGATCTGATAGGCATATAGACCACCAGCATGTAGAGCATTCTTGAAGATAGGATCAACTGTGTCCTTGAAACGTCTGCGGGTGAACACATTATTGGGCTCATGCACAAAGTAACGTGCTACCTGATAGACATAACGCTCCAGGCGCAAGAACAGCCGTCTGACGTTGACCCTGTCGAACGCAGATTTCTTCACCTGGGTCGTTTTCTGTCCCATGGCGACGATGCCTTCGACTGGATATAGCTTCGCATAGTTGATGCTCTTGATGTAGAGTTGGTCCGTTTCCTTCTGATTTGGAGCGAACGAAATATCCACTGCTGTGTTTATGACGCCGCGGGTCAATCCAGCTGGGTCGTTCCAGATCTGGAAGTTTGCGTCGGTATAACAATAGATTCCACCCATCCAAACAGACTGAGGCATCCAGGTTTGCGCTCCAGAATAATCGTCGATAGCCTTCAACCATGTAGCATAGAGAGCAGCATAGGAGCTATTCAATCCAGTCACATAACGAAGTTTAGGAGCGATCTTATTGCTGAAGGTGTTCGTGGGTGCTGTCTTGCGGATGTATTTTTCGTTCTGTTCCAATACGAGGTTTCTAGGAACGTCAAGAATCGCCATACAGTCTTTACGAATGTCTTGGCAGAACGTGATAAGTTCCTGACAGACTGCGCGCCAATATTGGACGTCGTCTGCCGATGCGATTTCTTTCTTATATTGGCTTGGATCATACTTGAGTCCTTCAGTATCAGTGAAGCCGTTCGTGACGGTTTGGCTGACATTCCAGACCTGGTTCGATTCGTCGTAGACATATTGAGGAAGACGGATCAGAGAATCGAGATCGTCATATCCATCAGCGTCTGCGGTGAACTGAGCGATAGTGGATAGACCAGCGTCAAGAACAATGTCCAGTTGGAGGGAATCGATGTCGCCGACCTTTTCCAAAATCTTCTTGATCTCAGCTTGCATGCTTTTGCCATTGATGATCTTGACGACATCGGATTCGCTGAAGCCAAAGAACGAATATTCTGAAACATCGTTGATAAGAACGACGTCACGGTCAACGCGGGAGATCGCGGGGTTAGTAATCGTGTTGTATTCGTTCTTCGAGGAGACGTTGTAGTTCTGGGGTTTCGCGTACATGCGGAAATATCCAGAATTCTGATTGACGATGTCTCCGATATATGCAGATTTTCCAGTCGAGTTGTCTTTAGCATATTTGTGGATGCTGCCAACAAACGATTCGACGACGGAGATCTGATATTTGCCTTGGTTCTGAGGATCTTTGTACGAACGACAAATCATGAGACCGATATGGTTCGAATAATCCTTGACGATCGAAGTACCATTTTCTGAGAATTCGATGGTTGGGAAGCGCTTCGCAAGGTCTTCTGAGAGCGAAGAATAACGAAGCTGATTAGAAAGCTTAACGTAAAGTTCGTCTTCAGACATCGTAGTAATGCTTGTGATGACCTCTGAAACATCAGTATCAGAAGCAGCTGCTGCTAGATATTGGACCTTGATGGCGTCGACTGGATCTACTAGAACAGCAATCATGCCTTCTTTAGCAAGTTCGCCAGAGAGGGATGAGTTTTCTGTTCCATTGACCGATTTGGTTTCGTCGACAAGCAAGAAGTCGTATGACTCGAGATTTTCGTCGAAGATATTGCCGAGCTTGATCAGGTCATATGCTTCGTTCGCGATAGAAATCGCAGAATGATTGATTGCAGAATATTGGCTATAGAAATCAGCAGCGCCAGAAACTTCCTTCTGGAATGTTCCACCCGTGATGGCGCCTGGTTCGCTGATCGTGATTCCATACGCCTTATAGTTCTTAGCCTGGATGTTGTTGTAGGGAAGTTTGCCAACGACGGGAACCCCGCCATTGTTGATAACTTCTTCGATTGCATAATGGAAATAGCGTTCTGCTTCGTTCGTTGGTTCGCCAAAGTTGGCGACTTTATCTGAAAGCGAAGAAAGAATGACGGGTTCGGAATCAGGGCCGCGAGAGGCATATCCAAGTACAAGGGCATATGTTCCTTCTAGGGTCTGCGCATATTGTGACAAATCGTGCTCCCTTATCTCTACACCTGGACTCTGAATATTTCTTAACATTTTCATTATAGAAAAACTCCTAATTTGAGTTGTTAGCATTATTTATTCAAAGCGTATCAAGAAGGATAACAACTCAAAATAAGAAAGTTGCTGTGAATATTTTACTTAGAAGAAGCTTCTAGGAGAGAATAATCGAGTTTTCCATCTGGAGATATCTTCAACAGCAACATTTCTCCTCTGTCTCCTCTGTAGTCTGTCTGGTCGCTGCAGAAGTTTCCAAGGCTATATGCCGTCAGATGGTCTTTTCCATTTATCTGGAATTTGTCTACGCGCTGGGGCACGTGCGGGTGAGAGCCAATTATGACGTCGAACAAATTGTTCTCATGTAGATAATTAGCTATTTCTAACTGATCTTTATTTGGCTTATGAGAATATTCTGAACCCCAGTGCATGTAGCATATTTTGAAATCTACTCTAAGCTCTTCAGCCTTAGCTACGTCGTTAACCACGTCTTCATATGAGAACATATTGACAATTGAAGACAATGGCTGAGGTTTTCTATTCAGGAGCATAGTATAGTTAGAAATGGATATGCGTCTTCCTTTTCTTTCTACTATCAGTGGGTTGTTTTTTTCCTTGTCCTTGTGGTCTATGAACGCGCCGGTTCTTCCGACCTTCAGCCAATCCAGGACAGAAACCGTACGTATAAGACCAGATTGGCCACGGTCTAGAATATGGTTGTTGGCGTTTAGAAAAACGTCGAAGCCTTCTTTGCGGTGTAAATCTATAGCGAATTTGTCAGGAGCTGAAAATTCTGGAAAGCCTCGAAAAGGAGCATCGCCCAACACTGTCTCAAGATTGACGACCTTTAGATCAGCCTCTGGCGTCTTTGGATATTCGAAGTGCCATCCATTGCCACCCTTTTCAGGCTTCCATGCTTTCCTCAGGGTTTCGTCATGGACCATAGCATCGCCAACAAACAATATAGTCAGCGGCTCTATCTGTTTTTCTAAAAAGAACCGTTCGAACTTCATTTAAGCTTATCGCCTAGATATTTGACGTCTACGTTGCTATAGTGATTGTCAAATTTTCTGTTGAAAGTCAAAAGTCTATATATGTCTACCATTTTGTCTTCTACCTTCTTAGAGACAGAATGTACAAAGCCAGCCAGGTTGCCTTCTTTCTTCAAGGTCTGAACTCGTCTGCCACCAATAGCATTGTCGCTTTCGATGGAATAATATCCATCCTTAGGAAAGAGACGGTCGATGGCAGCCTGTTCTTTTGAACTTATAGAATATTCTAGAATCGTTTGGATTTTTTCTTCGAACTTCATAATAGATTTCCTTTATTGATGCTTAATTGATTCTTTCCACCACTGTGGCATCAGCCGTTGATTGTATTTATAGAACCACAACCAGTCACTATCAAGGATATAGGCGTCAGCTTTGTCGGTTTCGGTACGTACTGAACGTCCAGTCATCTGCATGAGCGAAATGATGGTGTTTTCGTTATACCATTGTTGTGAGATTTCCATGCGGCGCTTGATCCAACGGTCTCCGAGACATCCAAATGGCAGCTTACAGACAATGGTGAACCTCGAGAGGTCGTCTTTAAGGTCGATGCCTTCAGTCAGTGAGGGACTGATCAGCACGACGTCCTTGGAAGAAGAGGAAAGAACCTTTTCAAGATCCTGTTGGCGAGTAACCCCCTTAGGCATGACTAGACGCTTCTTATATTTGGAAGAAATGTTTTGGATGATATATTGAGCGAACTCATAGGAGACAGTATGAATGATGCCGCGTTGGCCAACGTGCTTCTCGAGAATTTCTTCGACGGCACGGACGAGCTTCGGAAGGGTCTGCCACTTGTTCTTATAGGATAGACTGCCAACCGACTTGATATAGATAGGACGGTTTTCCTTCGGGAAGATGGCAGGTGCCTGGATGAAGATCGTTTCCTTCGGATCGAAGTTCATGTCCTGACAATAAGTTTCCTTAGAGAGGATGGTAGCTGACATGCTGAGGGTGCGTTCTCCAAAACGAGTGAGATATTTCCTGGCGACCGGACCAGAATAGAGAAGCTTGAAGGAGATTTTCCGTTCCTTTTCGTCTTGAGTAATGACCGAGGGACGGCCTTCCAAATATTCAGCCTTCAGTTTGTTCAGCTTGTCACAAGCGTTGAAGAAGTATTTGACCTTCTTGCTTTGTTCAGTCCATCCACGCTCTTTGTGGTCCATGGATTTGAGAATTTCTGCTTCGCGATCGAGCTCGACCTCAAAGGCCGGCTGCACTTCGTCGAACAACCACTTCAGTTTGGCTTCGTCCTGGTCGTTGGGCTGAGGGAAGTTTTTTATAACATTGAAGTTGATGCCATGCTTGAGCATTTCTTTCTCGGAAATGACGGACGAACAGACGTCAACCAACATAGCGGAGATGCCATGTGCCTCATCCATAACCAGCAACTTCCTCGGCTGTTGGAGAGGGGTGAATCCCATGCGAAGGAAAATCGCATAGTTGAGGATTCCGACGGTCGAGTTGATGTAGAGGTCGTCCCGGAATTTCTTGTAGACACACGGACAGTTTTTCGTGTCTGTTTTTTCGCAAGGGGCATCGTCGCAGTTGAATTCGGGAAAAACAGAGCAAGGATAATTGGACTTGCCTTTGAGTTCAGGAATCTGGAAGTCCTTGACATATTGCGCCTGGAGCATCTTCTGGCTGGTGAGAATATACGCGGAGTCAAAGTAATTAGCTACCGAAATGCCAATGATGGATTTGCCAATTCCAGTAGGGGCAGAAAGAACTACGTGTTTGATTCCAGCTTCATAGGCGCCAATGATTCCTTCAATGATCTCCCGTTGGTGTTTCCTGGGCTTCTCAAATGGAAAGATCCTCGCGAAGTCTTCGTTAGTCAGTTTGAACATGTTCCAATCTCCTTCTATTTGTCCAATATGATCTATAATTTTTCAACAATATTAATATAACATCTATTAGTAGCTTTGTCAATAGGGCTTTAGAATTATTTTCAAATTATTTTCAAATTTTTTCCTCTTTTTTGCCAAACCTCCGCAAAATTGGAAAAACTTTGAGTAATAGTGATTAGTATAAGGTTGGACGTTGAATGGAAGTAAGTTGTTTTAAACAGTATTAATAGTTATTAATAGAATTAAGAGCTATTAATAGTATTAATGCTATTAAAACTATTAATAGCCGGCCCGGCTACTAGGCTCTAGCTACTAGAACATGCTACCAGCAACTATAAGTAAAATTGTACTATATGAACAACCAAACCAAACGCATAGATTATACCTTATCTGGATCCAGGGTCCGGTTATCCAACATCGACCCGATGCTTCTAGACCAACTCAGACAAGCATATTCCACCAAGAACACCAAAAGCAGATACCAGAAGCACGCGTCGGACACAGTCTGTCCAATCTCGGCCCTGGGCTCCTTCAAGATTGGAATGACATATGAGATCTACCGATGGCTGAAGAACAACTCGCCTCGGACGCTTGAGCAGCATCTGTCGACAGATCTAAAGAAGAAGCTATTTCCGCTGAAGCCATTTCAATATGACATTGAACTGGTCAGATCTGAGACCCACCCATATAGAGACTACCAAGAAGAAGCAATTCTGGAAGCGCTTAGATTAGGCCGAGGAATCGTCAAGCATGCCACCGGAGCCGGCAAGAGTCTCGAGATGTGGGGCATAGCCATGTCTATATTGAACTCGGTTCCAGACACTCAGATTCTAATTCTAGTACCAAACGTCCAGTTGGTAGTCCAGATATACGAAGACTTCCTTAGCTACGGCTCCACTGAGGAAGATGTCCAGATGTATTCCTCAAAAAGTACGGCCAATGCCACCTTTCGTCCGGTCGTAATAACCAATAGACAATGGATGGAGAACCATGCCACCGTCCTGCCACGTTGTTCTGTAGCCATTGTAGACGAAACTCATTTGCTGAGGAAAGGAAATGCAGTGTCTAGCTTCATTGACAAGTTGGACACCGATATCAAGTTCGGGTTTACTGGAACCCTGCCGGAAGACCCTGAAGACAAGTGGAACATCGTGGGAATAATCGGAGACATCATCCACGAGAGAGATCCCCACGAACTGCAAGAGGCTGGGTGGCTTGCAGATTTAGAAATAGTACCGGTTAGGATGAAGTTCAAAGAGACCTTCCACCCTGTCTTGGAAGAATATGACGACTTCAAGAAGTGGTACAAGAGGGAATGCGACTGGCTAGAGACGAACGAGCTATTGCTGGCGAAGATAGCTGAGCTTGTTGGAAAAGTTCCGGGCAACGCCATTCTCATCTTCGACCACATATCACATGGCAAAAGACTTTACGAAGCGATTAGCACTGCTTCAGCATCGCGAGTTAGCTACATAGATGGCTCAGTAGATGTTCTAGATAGAGAAGATGTTCGCAGTTTGGCTGAAGATAGCAGTGGCAACATAATAGTCGCCAACGCAGCCTGCTTTGGAACTGGAATCAACATCAAGAACATCCACAACATCTTCCTCTGCTGCTCTGGAAAGGCAGCCACTAAGATAATTCAGATAATTGGGAGGGGATTGAGAACCCATGTCTCTAAGAAGAAGCTATATCTATTCGACGTCCATAGCAATCTGAAGTATTCCAAGAGCCACTTCCAAGATAGACTGAAGCTATACGAAAGATTTTATGGAAAGCAGAATCTTCCTATAAGAGAGATTTTACTTTAGACTAATTCCAAGACGTGCTTCAGCTAGTTCTTCAGCAGCTATTGCCTCTGGTTCTAGCCGTCTGAACAAATTCAATAAGGCCCATTTTATTAGTGGCATTCTTTGTCTTTGCCGACGATGTATAAGTTCGTGGACGACACATGGAGTTAGTTCAAATAGCATATTGGGAGCGTCCATTAGACGGATTCTATCTTGCAAGTAGTCATACGCTCCGAACTTACACTTTGGATCGAAGAAAATTCTAACGTCAGCCGGGAGACCAAAGCCAGCTTTCTCGACGTAAGACTTCAACTTGTCATATTGTTTTAGAGTTAGCTCTTTCATCTTTCTGGTGGAGAATTCTTATATGGATGTATAAGAGGGAGTTTGGATTGAATATTCCATTTCCAAGCCAAATATCCTTCTATTTTTTTATGCAGATTATTATTGCTAAACGACAAATCATTAGAAAAAACTAAAAGTTCGCCAATATCTCCATTGAATCTTTGAGAGAAATATCTACCTAAAGTAGAATTTAAATTTCCATCTTTAGAACCCTTATCGTTTGCTGTCGAGCCTACTGATGAAGCATTTAAAAACATTTCTTTTCCATAACTTCCAACTCCGCCATAAACAAACGATAACTGATCTAAAGAAGGCGTGGAATATGGATACGTAGAAGTTGAATAGTAATCATTTCCATAATGACCATGCATTATTAGTTGATTTCTCCAACCTAAAACTAACATATTAATGCTTCCATCAAAACCGACTACTCCCCAAAACACGTTATCTGAAGAAGTGTTTGCTCCATATTCTGCCGTTCTTGTAATGACACAATATATTGAATATTTTTGGTTTCCACCCAAATATGGAGAAACAAAATTCATATATTGGTTACCAGAAAATCGAGCAACTGGTTTGGATCCATATGCTGAAACTACATATGAAGGTTCCTCTCCTGCTGGAGCGGTAGCAATTCTACCATTTTCAGACTTGTCGGCAATACTTTCTATTGCAGTCGAATCTAAAGTCAACGTAGAATAATCATCTATGTCTAACCAAAATTGTATGTCTGGAAGATCATTTATGGTTGGTATCCAATATACGGGCATTCCTATTGATCTTCTTCTAAATGGATAAAAAGCTTGCATCTATCTAATCCTCATCGAATGTGGTCTTGTTGGTGGAATGAAGTTAGCTGTATATCTTGCGATGCCTTTGGATATGCGGAGGTCGTCGATAAGTCGTGTTTCAGTTGAAGTGAAGTATGAATCAAATCTAAGACAACGACCAATAGCAGCCGACGTAGGAATAAAGCAAGTGCCTGTCCATGTTTTTTCTGCTTTATTTATACCATTTATGAATAATCTAAACGTATTACCATATCTAACAAACGCTACATGAGTCCACGTTTGATTAGAAATAGAGTCTGCAGATTCACATTCGACAGTGTACGCACCAGATACTATAATATAACCAGAAGGCTTTAAATTGGACGTTCCAAACAATATCATTATAGACGTATTTCCATCTATAGAAATATCTATCATTCCAAAACCTCTGTTACCGCTAGTGCCTGCTACAAATACCCAACCTTCTATAGTAAAATCCATATTAGAAAACGACAAATCTGACATATTATCTAGATTAACTACATCTGTACCTATATTGTTTATTTGTAGACTACCTTTTCCGAACTTTGGTCCAGTCGTACTGATTTGGGCGTTTCCACTAGGAGTCAAGACATGTCTTTGAGCAAGGTCTTTTATTCCAGAGTCAAAAGAGCAAAGTAATACTGTATACGGATCGATCTGACCTTTTTGGATATACTTATCGAAAGGTCTGCCTTGAGGTGTGAAGTTGGAAGTATATCGAGCAACACCATTAGTAATTCGAAAACCATCAAATTTACCATTTGTATATGCTGCTATACTACCGCCATATCTATCAGCTCCAATTAATAAGGTAGCAGCTAAATTTGGAAATGTTCCAACTGACGCACTACCTATGACCGTTCCATTAATATATGCTTTAGCTGTACCACCACTCCAAACTAATGCTATGTGAGACCAAGCACCCGTAGATATACCATGAGCAGCAACAAGATTTAGTATGTTAGGAGATGCAGATGCTGAAAACGATTTGAAATTTAAATTTGTCGCATCAAGAAAACATAGCGTTCTGTTGTTGTTATCAACATATTGATCTACAATTGTTTCTTCCGTTAGAGTAGAGGGATAAAACCAAGTTTCAATCGTTCCTTCTGATCCAAAAGCCCAATCAGCCGAGTCGAGAATTGATATATAATCTCCATTGCCATCTAATATAAGACAACTATTTCCAAACTTCTTATCAGCAGTAGTTAACTTAGCATCTCCAGCTGCAGTCAAGGTGTGTCGGCCTGCTTCATCCACAAACTTCGTCGAGTTGTTTTCCCCTTCGAAATTACTGAGAAGAACTGTATATGGATCAACGTCGCGTTCCTTAGTAGGAGAAAGAGCTCTTGGGGGTGGAGTAAAATTCGCAGTATATCTAGCTACGTTTGAAATGCGCAAATCGTCGAGTTTGCCGTTAAAATGAGCTGGATAGCCAGAATTTCTATAGCCTAGAAAAACCGGTTCCGATGAACTCAAAGAATGTGCTGATGCTGACGATCCGTCTTGCACGCCGTTGACAAAAAAACGCAATGTTCCAGACGCCCTACATGCAGCGATATGCACCCATTGGTTTCTTGTCATAGCTGCAGATGAGTTTAGTATATATGACGCACCTGTTCGAAAACTCAAAAGATCACCGCCTGCGTCGCTCAAAATTTGCCAAGACCATTGCGACGCAGTTTCTGGATTTCCTCTCGCTATTATTGTCGTATGTTGTGATGCTGGATTGTAATCCCAATATATCCATACCTCCAGGGTAAAATCTCCCGTTCCAAAATCCCAATCTGCCGAATCTACTATACTCAAATAATCCCCTGTACCATCAAACAACCCACACCCAACACCGTATTTAGGACCTGATGTAGTAATCTGAGCATCACCCTGAGCCGCTGGTGTATGACGTCCAGTAGAATCAGAAAAATCCTCATCAAAGTTCATCAATAGAACTGTATTTGGATCTACCGGATTCGTTTCAACGTATTTGGTAAGCCTCTTAGGTGGAATGAAGTTAGAAGTATATCTAGCAATCCCCTTTGATATTCGAAGATCGTCGATCTTACCATTAAAATGCGCGGGATAGCCTGCATTTCTATATCCAATAATAAAATCAGCTGCACTTGTCAAATTAGTTGAATTGGTAGCACTACCGTCTTGCACACCATTTATAAATTGTCTTAATGATGTTCCTTGCCTACTTAAAACAATATGAACCCATTGATTTTTACTAACAGCGGCGGTAGAGGTCAATATTGTGCTACCACCAGATCTAAATATTAGCTTATCACCACCACCTTCTGACAATATAAGCCATGACCACTCGCCCGAAGTTTCCGGATCTCGTTTACCCATTATTGTAGTATGTTGACCAGCAACATTATTATTCCAATTAATCCAAGCTTCTAGTGTAAAATCAATAGTACCAAAATTCATATCAGAACTACTAGTAGCACTAATATAATCCCCATTACCATCCAATAGCAAACATCCTTGACCATATTTTGGACTAACTGTAGATCTTTGGGCATCTCCTGTGGGTGTTAAAGTATGCCTACCAACATCATCAACAATTGAAGAATCAAAACCACAAAGTAGAACCGTATATGGATCTATTTCTCTCTGCTTAGATTTTCCTGCAGTAGCCGGAATTATCATGTAGAATCCTTTAGGTTACGTCGTAGTTTGGAACTATCCAAGCATTTTCAGATATTCTCTTCAGCGTACATCCCTGCCACTGTGCAACAACTACATATCCACCGTCAAGTCCGTTGAGAGTCACACCAGCATCTGCATCGATGAGCAAGTTGCCTGCTCCAATGTTGTCGATGTCTAGAACGGATCCATTGACATATGCGGTATTTGCCTGAGTCTTTATTGCAAGCGTAACATCGGTAGCCTTATTGGCTCTAAGGCCACCCTTAGTGAAGTGAACTAGGGCTAGGTCAGTATTGGCAGTAATTTCAGTGGTCACTATATTGCCAGCATCTACTGCCACTGAATCTCCAGATACGTCGCCTCTAATGTATTGACCATATTCGGTTATGGGGCTGTCAAATCCACCAGTTGTTTCTCCGCCCAATAGACTTTCCAAGGTAATCCGTTTCTTGTTGTAGGAGTCTTCCGAGTCCTCAATAATCACGATGTCTGCAGAGACAGGAGTTGCCTTCAGATCCAAAGCATATATTTCTCCACTGACATTGAAATGAAACGCACTAAGGTCAGTCCCAACACCAGATTCTCCAGAAACTCCGTCAGCGCCGGGGGCTCCAGATAATCCTGCGGGTCCAGTTATCGTCGATAAGGCAACTAGATTTTCCCAATCAGATCCACTCCGAATATCTTTCCACATCAAGTAGTCGCCAGACTGTTGCAGTGATACCGGAGTAAAGAATCCGTTCAGAGCATCCTTGTAACGAACTTTGAGACCTAGAAGAAGAGCATCTCCAGTGTAAGTGTCAGTTCCAGATTCAGCATCACGTTCTACTGATACATATATGAGATCGTCGTCTACCGGAGTTCTGTTGAAGCCAATTTCGTTCGTAAGGGTGGTATAGTGCAAGCCACTGACGTCAGTAAAGATATCAGTGACCGTATGTTCCGAACCCCAAGTTCCAGTTATTTCTTCGTTGTTTCCAACTGCTCTGGCCTTTAGTTTCCATCTGACAGATCCGGTCGTTTCGTCGAATCCAGTCCAATATAGCTTGGCTCGAAACGATTCCTTGTCCCAGGTATTTGGCATAGCTATCTTGAAGTAGGCATTTGAATTGGTATCTGGTCCAAAGGTCATTAGATCTTGGACAGAGTCAGCAAATTCGAACAGGTCGGCACTTGTCGGGGCAAGCGGAGCTAATGCCCCGGCATCGACCCAGAAGTGTCTATATACTTCAATGGATTCGACCATTTCTGAAGATACCGCGGCAAGAGAAGCCAACCCTAGAACATATGGAGAGATTTTTTGTTCTTCTCCATCAGCAGCTGAATGCAATCTAAGCAGGTCGTTGGTTATGTCTAAACTAGTTACTGTGCTTAGATCGATTATCGGAGTGTATGAACTATGTCCAGAGATGACTGAAATGACATTGTCCAAGGCATCCTGGACGTTTTCAGCAGATAACATTCCAGTAGTGTCTTCATAAGAAATATTAGAAGCTGATAACGAAGGAATTCTATCTTTTAGTTCATCAATAGCATCTTGAACGTTTGTGGCAGATAGCTCAGATGTTTCATTGTCATAACTAATATCTTCAGCAGTTGCGGTCGATCCTGTACCTACTTCACGCCATAATGGATTGCTAGCTGTATTTCTATAACATTGCCAAATTTTGTTGGGAACCGTCGAAGTGTCGATGGCAAGGTCCCCGATTCTAGCTCCCTTGTCAGCTCCGGTATAGTTTATGTCGATGTGGTTCGGCGCTTCTCCACCACCAGAGAACAGCCATTTCTTTGGAGATAGGGTATTTAATTGGACATTAGCCATGTTTTGATCTCGCTTAGGTTATATTGTACTATAGTATTTATCTATATTTAGGAGCAGCTATGAAACGAAACACCAATATGCTATCTAAAAGATTGCTTGAAATAGAAGAAGAACTTAGAGCAGATCTAGAGTTGTCTGAAATAACCCTCCATGACAAAAGCATGAGGTGTCCTGGCATAAAGCTGAAGTGGCTGAAGATCCAGTTCGAAGAGCAACGAATGCTGGCTAGACTCGAGCAAGAAAAGGAAAAGATTCAAGATCAGTATAAGGCTTCTTATGGCGACCGTGGAGAGAAGACATATGTAGCAGCTTCCAATATTGCCAAGAAGCTCAAAGCAGATGAGAACTACGACAAGATCGAACAGGCTATTGAACTACAAAAAGAAGTGCTCCGTTTTTTAGACGGAGCATTGAAGTTGATGCGTGAGTTTTCGTACGATATTTCTAATTCTATCAAGATCGTACAACTGGAGAACTAACTATTTCAGTTATTTCTTTTTCTTTCCTTCTACCTTGACGACGACTTTCTTTTCCTTCTCGCTATCTTCATCGTCTTCGTCGCCTTCCTCTTCTTCGCCTTCTTCATTTTCATCGTCCTCGTGGTCTTCGCCTTCTTCTCCTTCACCATCCATAATCATTTTCTTGGTTTTTTTGCTGTCGCACTCTTTCTTTTTCTTATCATCAGCATCGCCATCTTTGCTGTTGTTGATAAGTTCCATTGTGGTTTTTTGTTTGGCTTCTTCGAGCTCAAGCACTTCTTCGACAAACTGCATAAAATTCTTCTTCATGGTTTCACCTTTAGGTTGTTTGTAAATTGTTATCTAAAATTCGAATGCGTAACACGAACTTGCGGATATCCATCATTAGGCAGATCCACCACTATCTTTGCGGTAACTGTTTTGCCATTTGGGCGTTTTACAGTTCTTGGGGCGGACTCCATACTATCAACGGCAGGCATCCAACCTTTCGAATTTTTGACTTGTTTGAAGCCAATTCCTTTTAAAGCCTTGATAGCATCTTCTTTTGAAGCAAATTCTAACGTAGGACCACCTTCACCTGGAGCAGGATTGGTATTATATCCACTACGGACGTTGAATTTCTTAGCTAATTCAAGCGCAATAGTAGTGCTTGCTCCCCTAGCAAGTAGATCGTCAGAAATCTCAAAAGATTCAGCAATGATTTGTTCGACAAATTTTAAAAATTTCATGAATGTATCCTTACTAATTTATTTATTTTATTTGAAGCCCAATTCTATCTTTCCATCCATTGGTAGAATTCTTGGATCTAAATTTGACCTTTAGATCTGAGCCTTCTTTGATAGAAAACGAAGGTTTGGATCCTCTCAGATTCACCATAACATATTTTACCTTCAAAAATTCATTTATGGTCTTCTCAAATATTTTAACGTACTTATCGCCGTTCAGTACAGAAATGGCAGCTTTCTCTATAGCATATCGTTGAGCTCCGTCGTCCATGTTCGAAGAATCATACTTGATTCCAAACATGTCAGCCAAATCATATGGAGCCATTTTTATGCTAGACGTCGAGAGTATCTCTATGATTTTAGATATCTCGTCGTTCTTGTTTTGGAATAGATCAGCAATATCCTTAAGCTTTATGACGTTTGTAGTAGAGGCGTCAGCCTTAACTGAATATTTCTTGTCTCCATCCTTAGTTCTTATCATGAAGTCTATGAGTGGATAGTTTCCAGCCTCGGGAATGAATATGTATCCATTTCTTGTCTGCTTGGCTGCTTCAATGGCAGCCAAAATTTCACCAAAGTTCTTTTCGACCTGAGCCAGATCCGAACCAAGTTCTTTAGCTAAGGTAGCATATTCTCTGGACGAACCGGTGGTGGTTGCTTCAACTGCTGCCTTTAAGAACATTTTCACCTTTTCTGGCAGATCAATTCTATTGTCTATGGAATTCATAACATTGCTAACGAAAGTTTTTACGTCATATTCTTTTCCGACGACGCCTTCGAAGTCCTGTGGTTTTACCTTCAATCCTTCTGAGCTTTTAGCCCATTTCATATTGACGTCTTTTGGAGAAGTGGTGTCAGAAGTAGTATATATGATTAGAGCAAGTTTGGAAGTGCTGGAAAGGCAGCGCAATAGAAAGCCATTGTTAGATTCTTTCTTGAATTTTCTAACTTCGTCGAATTCGGATACGTTGGGAGGCGAAGTGAACCGTTCTATAGAATCCAACACATATTTGTGGCCACTACTCAAATCTTGCAGTTCGTCGCCAACATGACTTGCGTGAGTTATCCCACGCCCTTCGTTCAATCTTTCGTCAAAATATTCCAAAAATCTCATCAATAATCTCCATATACTGAGTCTGAGTTAGTCTTATCAACCGCATCAACTTCCGTTAGGTTATAGTCAAATATGTCCTTAGCTACGTTGTTCTTATCTATGCTGTCTTTAGCTAGTTCTGAGTCGTTCGTTCGAATTTCCTGCTGGAGCTCTCCTACCACATTTTCCTTGGACGGGGTTCTCCTTACCATACTACACTTCCAGATATATTTAGCCAGCAACGGATTCAGCCCGTCAGTCTGAAGGTCCCTATCAGCTACCCTGGTTATCTCATATTCTTCCTTATTGACTGGATCGAAATCTATCCTAAAGAAATCCCCAACCTGAGGAGCCACTCCCCAATTTGTGTTCGAATCGATTGGAATGGGGGCATAATAGTTTATCTCTCCAATAGCAACTCCAGACACGTTTCCAGAAGCATCTATCAGTTCGTAGTCTCCCTCCATGTCGCCAGATACCAGAGGAGTCCATGGATATTCGTTTGGCCAAAGCAATCTTCCATTGACTTTACGCTTTTGAGGAATCAGATCAGATTGGAACAGATACGAATCTGAATCCCCAAATGCTGAGACGAAACCAGTCAATGTGTCATTGAAGGCATATCCAGAGACCAATCCAGAGACATTGCCATATAGATTAGCTGACATGGTTTCAGCGGTGATGGTTCCGAATCTGTCGCGGAATTGCTCATCAAAGTCCTGGATGGTGAAGTAGATGTTGGCTTGTGCATCAGTCTCGATACCAAACTTGTTAAGAAGAAATGAGTCGCCCATCATCTCCATGTAGACAACCATGTTGCCAGATAGATAATAGGCAGCGGTGGTATCTTCTCCATATATCGGGCACGCATAACCAGAAGGAGCTTCGAAAAATCGATTCAACTTTCTAAAATATATGACATCAATTCCATAGGAGTAAATCTGGTCTCGGTAATATTCTTTCTGAAGATCCTGTTCGCTTTGCAGCATGGACCTCTTTAGAAAGCGAAGTTGATTGCTGTTGAAAAGCGAGTTGTCCATTATTACATCACCAAGAATCCATAGATGCCGCCTTCAGTGGCTCTGAGTTCTTCTTCAAGTTTGTCACGTTCTTCCTTGCCTTCAGATCCAATTTCTGCGTTTATTGAGCCACCACCTAGAAGCTGGGTGCCCTGGAATTTAGAGCGGATAGTGCCTAGCAGGATCTTGCACTCAGCTAGAGCATATCGCTTCACCCAGAATTCTCCATTCATCTGTTCTTCTGGACGCAAGATATGACAAGAGACAATGATATGACCATAGTGTCCAGCTTTCTTTGGATCTGGCGTAAGCTTAAGATATTTGGTTCTTGGGTTATATTCGAACTGAAAGCCGCCGCCAGTCATTTTCTTTAGCAGTTCGATATATTGCATGGATAGATCCCAAGTGACCCAACCACCTGCCTGCCGGAACATAGAAGAGCCAGGGATTGCTGTAGTTCCAGAATTGAATAGCTGATTGGGAACCGAAAACAAAGTATTGATGCCTTTTCCCATCGATACGTCGTTTTCTTCCAAGGCATGTACAGCTACTACGTTTGATGGAAGCTGAACCCCAACGCCCTCGACATATTCTTCCAAGTCTATAGCATAATGGTCTGATCCCATGTCAGCATATTTGGAAAATAGTTCGATGGCGTTGTCGATGCAAAAGTCAACTTGATCTTCAGTAAGCTCCACCCTGATTAGAGGAGCTCCCAACATGTGAAGAATCCAGCGCTTCAGATTGTCCCTGGTTTTTACTCCAAAGTCTAAATAGGTAGACATTAGATATCCTTATTTCTTACGACCAAGATTGCCCTTAATTTTGTCTAGTGCGTCTTGTTGTTTGGGAGTCAAGAATTTATTCTCATCCAAGAAATCTTTAAGACCCTTCAAGAAGTCATGAAGCTTCTTCAGTCCATCGTTGTCAAGCAGGTCATCGATGAATTTCTTGGTGTTCTTGACATAGTCTTCGTTTTCCTTGAGAACCTCTCCTGCCTTCGCATAAAATTTGCTGTTCATTTCCAAAGCCTTCCTTTTTTGTGCTTTTATTTTGCGATAGTTCGTATAAGCCCTATCTTTCAAATTGTCCTGTTGGAGAGTTGAGGACATTGCCCCAGGTTGTTCCCCGACAGCTTCCATTTCTGAGATCTTCAAAAACTTCATCATTCCATCTCAGCAGCGATGGCGTCGACGAAAGCAACCAGTTCTTTGTCGGACATGGTGTCTTTGAAGCCGATCTTCTTGAGATGCTTCCTAATATCCGAAGCCATTCCCTTCCAATCGTCGGCATCACGTCTAGGAGTGCCTTTGCCGTCTACTATATTGAAGATGATTTTCTTGTCTTTGTCTGAGAGTGGAATGCTCTCATCCATATCTTTGTCGCAGTCGTTCTTCAATAACTTTTCGCATTTTTCGAGAAATTTCATGGTATCACAACATCCTTTAGTTTATGTCGAAGATCAAATATAGATAATTGTCAAATATAAAACTTGTTGCTAATCTTTTAGGAATAGTTAGCGCGGCTTGGAGTTCACATTCTAACTGAATTGTTTCTATCAGCTTCTCGTCGAGTTTTATCTTTCTGACGGTTACTGTATTTTTCATGCTTCGTCATCTCCAAACATCGCAAAGAATTCTTCGAAGGTGCTTTCCTTCATGTTCAATTTGTCATAAATGGGCTTCATGCTCATTGGTTGGAAGAATGTCTTCGAATCCATGCGTTCTAAAGTATTTATGTTATTTAGGTCCATGGTGCACCAGATCGGACGGTAGTAAAGGGTTAGCTCGCTCGGAATAATCATCAGTTGTCCAGTGGTCAGCATTATCGATGAACCATGCTCATGAGCGTGACGTCTGAGGCGGATCGGATTCATTTGGTTGTCTTTTTTGTTGCTGACATCTGAAATAGCATCCAACATATGAGAAGCTTCTTCTATTGTCTTGATGTCTTTTTCAACCTGCTTCTTACGAGCTTCTGAACTTTTTCTAGCATATCGGAAGTGTTCGTCTTCTGAGTCAGCCTGATATCCTGCCCAGGGAAGCCAGATGCCGTGGTTAGTTCTGACGATGGTCTGACTTTGTTTGATTTCCCTGACTTCGTGCTTGAAGACTTGCTCGGAATTTAAGGCGCCTTCCAGGAGAAAAGCTCGGTCCTGGTTGAAGATGATGGTGTTGCCGTTGAATTCTCTATCTATGAGATAGTTGACGGTATCTTCGATATCCTTTTCTAGCAAAGCCGTCCGGATGTTCTTTCCATCTGGACTTGCAAATTCTTCTCCGCGAGGCTTGGACGATTTTTGTCCTTCCTTCTCGTCGTTCTTCACAAGGGTGGCTGCTGATAGAATAGAGGTGCCAAATTCGTTGAGGCCTTCAGTATATTTGGTGTTGGAGTCGTACATGTAAAGCCGCTCAATGTCCTGGCGGAACGATTGCTTAACGACTATCCGAGGTCGATAATTTCGATCGCGATTCTTAGCACCTGTCCACCCTTTGTCTTTAAAATATTTCAGAGCCACTATGCACATAAAGTTTCCTTTTGTAAAACGGTTGGATAATATTTATCCAAATATGTGGGGTTGACTATAAAGAATAGGGATTGATATAAAAATAAAAGAAGGAACTATTTCATGGAAACTATCAAAACAACAAATCTCCAACCCCAAACTCTAAAAGAAGAAATTTTGAAATATCTAGAAATTAAAAGTAAGAATATTTTAATTTGGGACATATGTAAAGAAAGAACAAAGTTAGCCACCGAAATATTGAAAAATACTGAGTTCTTACCAAAGAGCACGAAACCTCAAATTAGAATAGAATATTGCCTTCAGGAATTAACAGATATAAAAAGGTGTAAGTGTGGTTGCGGATCTGAAGTTTATATAACAAATAGCTATTTACCTGGACATGCTAGACGAGACGAAGAATCTAAAAAGAAATGGTTAGAAAAAATGCAAAAAACATCTAAAGAAAGATATGGAGACGACTATTTAAAGCAATTCCTTGAAAAAGCAAAGGAATCTACTAGAAAAAATTATGGAGTAGATTATTCATTTCAAAGCAAACAGTTTCAAAAAGACATACAAAAGATAATAAAGAAGAAATATGGAGTTTCAAACGTTTCGCAATTAGAATCGATAAAACAGAAAAAGAAAGAATCGTTTGCTAAAACTTTTGGTTGTAGCGTAGAAGATTACAACAACGCTGATGAATTTCTTAAAAAAATAGTCAAAAGTAGATATAAAAACACATTCAGTAGATTTGATAGATTTTCTAAAGAAGTTGTTCCGATGTTCTCTTTAGAAGAATATAATGGTGGTGGTTATGATAAAGCATATAAATGGCTTTGCAAAAAATGTGGAAATGAGTTTGAACATTGGTATTGGAATGGTTGTATTCCAAAATGTCCAACTTGTTATCCGATATGCTATTCTTCTTTTGAAATCGATGTTGCTAATTTTCTTAGCTCGTTAGATAACTCTTTAGAAATTCTAAAAAATGACAGAAAACATATTTCTCCGTTAGAATTAGATATATACTTGCCTTCAAAAAAATTAGCCTTTGAACTAAATGGTAACCATTGGCATACGGAAAATATAGGAGGTAAAGATAAAAACTATCATTTGAACAAGACAATTGAGTGCGAGCTTAATGGAACAAGACTTATACATATTTTTGAAGATGAATGGCTAGAAAAAAATAAGATATCAAAAGCCAAGATAAAACATCTATTAGGTCAGACAAGATATTCTATTGGCGCTAGAAAGTGTGAAATTAGGCAAATAGATAACAATATTAAAAATGTTTTTCTGGACAAGTACCATATCCAAGGCCGCGACAAATCGTCTGTCAAGCTCTGAGCATTCTACAAGAACCGGCTAGTAGCTGTAATGACCTTCGGCAAGTCTAGATATGACAAGAAGATAGAGTGGGAGATGATTAGATTTTGCACAGTAAACAACTTTAACATAATTGGAATATGTAGCAAACTCCTAACTTATTTTGAAAAGCATTATTCTCCGTCTTCTATTATATCTTACTGTGATAAAAGATGGAGCACGGGAAAAACGTACGAAAATTGTGGTTTCAAATATTCCGGAGAATCATCGCCGAACTATTGGTATAATAAAAAGGGAGTAAGACGGATATCTAGAATGCAATATCAAAAACACATGTTAAAGGACAAATTAGAGGAGTTTGATCCGACGCTAACCGAGTGGGAGAATATGCAAAAGAATGGTTTCGATAGAATCTGGGACTGTGGTAATAAAATATTTGTCAAATCTTTTAGTTGAAATAATTCCAAGTTGTTGAAAGTATAAATATTTCTACCAATTATTCGACGAGTATCCGATGTATAAATTATTTATTGTGGCTTCTATGGCTCTGTGCATGTTCTTGAGTGGTTGCCAATATACTATCGTCGATTCTGACGCACTCACCCAGAGACACTACATATTCGGCTTCGGTCGAGTGGAAGTTAAATCAGTAACTCCCCATTGCGTAGCCACTAAGAAAACCCTGTTTGGCCTAGACATATTCAAGTCGCACCGTTTTGGCATAGGTCTTGGATATAAAAACGAGACTGAAGTGATAGCTGACGAGCAGTTCGAAGGAACTATAGAAATAAAATAGGAAGGAACTTGAAGAAATGAAGAAATATCTAATTGGGCTTGCGATGTTGCTGGTGGTTGTCTTTGGTGGTTGTAGATCCCAGACTTGCATCGTCACGAGCACCATCTCTGGTTTGGGCATAGATGCTTCATTCGATCCACATACTCAGGTGCCACATGGTAGAATTGGTTATATCAGATCTGAAGCAGCCATTGTGCCTACTAATAGAAAAGCCGATGGAGACACTGGCGGTTCAGTTGGAGGCGGAGCAAAGGACGCCCCGAACGTCTTGCTTGAAATGAATACAGGTGGCATCTTCAATCTATTCACTGATTCGCTCATATATCAGCGGCTTGCTATTGGAGAGACTGCAGTATCTCAACCGGGGGCTGTGGCAATGTTCTTGAAAAATAAGGATGGTGCTGTCGATGAGAAAGCCGTTGAAGCAGCTAAGGCGTTGTCTGGACTCGTCGAATCGAACAGCGACAAATTGAAGGTGAAGAGAGATATCCTAAATCTTACCGCTGACGAAAAGATCAACGCAAAGCTAGTAGAAGAACTCAAGAAGCTTAATATGGATCTCGACAAATTCATTGACGAGCAATCCATGACAGAAAAGGAACTCAAGGAATTGTTGGACCGTGTCAGAAACTAAATCACCCATAGATCTCGGGGTTATCGTATCGAAGGCTAAAGGCTTCCTGAGAGGCAACGTCCAGATTAAGGCCCCAAACCACGTCGAGCATGTCTCAGAAGATATCTTCAAGAACCGCGTCCGGGAAATCATGAGGTGTAAGGAAGATATTTGTTACTTTGCTGAGAAATACTTCACTATTGTGTCGCCGGCTAAGGGCCAACACATTATTGAGTTATATGATAAACAAAAAGAACTGATAGAATTCTTCAAAAACACAGAACGAGCAGTCTGCCTGGCCAGCCGCCAGTCCGGAAAGACAACCTGCTATAGTATTTATATATTATGGATGATATGTTTTCACTCAGATAAGAAAATACTCATATGCGCAAATAAAGCTCAAGCTTCTTTTGAATTCGTTGGTAGAATTAGACTTGCATATGAGTTGCTTCCAAACTGGTTGAAGCCAGGTGTAAACTCATGGAACAAAAGCTCTCTTGAATTGGCTAACGGATCGAAGGTAGAAGGAACAGCTACCTCAGCTGATTCTTCAAGAGGGCGCTCCTGTAACATCTTAGTAGTTGATGAGATGGCATTTATAAATCCAGGGATTTGTCTAGAATTCTGGTCCTCTGTATATCCGATTATCTCATCTGCCAAAGGCACTCAGGTTATTCTTGTCTCTACTCCCAATGGAACCGGCAATCTATACTACGACATTTGGAATAAGGCTCAACTCGGCATATCTGAGGATGGATGGAAGGGCTTTCAGTTCGACTGGTGGGATGTGCCTGGCCGTGATGAGCAATGGAAACGCCAGACCATCGAATCGCTGAACGGAGACATGACCCTCTTCAACCAAGAGTTTGGCAATCTTTTTGTTGGTTCTTCCTATACGCTGATCCCTGGTAATAAGATAGAAGAACTTAAGCAAATCCGCAAGATGAACATGCGAGAACCCAAGGTCGTCCAGATGAAAGAGGTAACCGAGACTAAGGTGGAGTTCGAAGTCTACGCTCCATATAAGGAATCCCACTCTTATGTGATAGGCGCTGATACTGCTGATGGCATTGGTTCTGACTTCTCCACCATCCTTGTCTTTGATGTTACCGATACAACTAATATTGAGCTTGTTCTTCGATATTGCTCGAACCAAATAACCACCACTACCTTTGCTTATGTCTTGAACAAGATCGGCGTGCTATATGGATCTCCACCCTTGGCTATGGAGAACAACGGGGTTGGGCGTGGAGTAGTGGAAGCCCTATGGACCATCTACGAATATGAGAACATGGTATACTACAAATCCCAAAAAGGCATGGTGGGTATCTTCTCGCACAACGCAGTAAAGGTCGAAGCTTGCCTATGGTTCAGAGAGCTCATGGACAACCAGAATATTCGTTTTACTATTCGTGATGGTAGGCTGCTGGAAGAACTGGAATACTTCGAAAAGAAGATTCCATCCCAGAAGCTCATATACAAGGCCGCCGATGGAAAACACGACGACCTGGTAATGTCGATGATTTGGGCCATGTTCGTTCTACATCCACAGATTATAGAGAACTACTTCAACGTCGTCAAATATCACAAGTCTGGCATGGGCATCAGCAAATTTCCACACTCCATATCGAAGCTCAATTCTGGTTATTATGGAGGTGAAGACTTCTATGAAACGAGAGAAAGCAACTGGGGGAATGCTGAAGCTGAAGAAATAAGGAAGAGACTTGAGCAAGCTGAGAAGAAATTCAGAGGAATGTCCAAGACTACTGGATCGACCAATTTGGAAGACGAAGACAATTCTGATGGTATAAATAATATTGACTCAGAAGACGAAATGCCAGCTGTCTTCGTCGATGGAGATATCTAAAGTGAATCCAGCCATTGCTGCTATGTCTACCAATCTTGCAGTGAACAATAAGTTCATTGTGACGATTCCAGTCGACAAGCTGTTTCCTGGCGTCTATACTAAGAACAACTTCACCTTCAATCTATTCTCCTTTGAGTTGCCTGAGATCGAATTGGGATCCGAAGAAGTTCAGTTCCATGGATCTCCATTAGATATTCCAAATGGGACCAGAAGATATACGAAAGAAATCAACTTTAGCTACATCCTATCCAGCGACTGGAACCAATATGGCTTTCTATACCGCTGGAGCTTAATGTTCGCCAATGAATATGGATCTGGGGCTGAGGAAACGGTCTTAGAAAAGAAGACTGTACCGGTCAGATTCGTCGTGCTGAGCGAATTTAAGAACCCAATCTTCGAGGTGGTATATTATGACGCCTGGTTGAAGCGCTTAGGTGGCATCTCCATGACGTACCAGGACGATGCCCCAGTCGTCGTACATACTTTCTCGCTCAAATATACATATTTCAAAGTAAACGATGGAATAAGCATAACCAATGGATAAGATAATCTACGAAAGAATCGAGAAGCTCTTCGTTCAGCTGGATACCAGGAATCTAAACGAATCTGAACTGACATATTACGAACTAAGGAGATTCTTGGCATATTTAATTTCTTCCAAGCCATCTCAAGCACTGCAAGACGTCCTAGTAGAACTGATAAAACTGATAACCATGCTTGAGATAAAAGGAAAACCGGTCCCACTTTTGAGAAAGAACGTAGCATCCAGTCCACAAGTATTCGGAGGTGCCAAGTGAGCAACAAGTTTGACGCTACTCTATTAGACCAACTGATTGACAATACGCTATTCCAAGAAGGCGAAATAATTGAAGAAGAACCTAAAGTCACAGTAGAACCACCTAGACCAGAAAAGAATGCTCTGGATGGATTGAACACTCTGGAGGGCGTATATACTCAGATGGCTGAGTTGGCCAAGACAGGCAATGAACTCCTTGAGACAGCCAAATATTCTCTCGAGTCTCAGCCAGACAATGCCGAAGCCATTGCCGGGGTAGCTAGTCTACTGAATTCAGTCAAGGATACCCTAAAGGAATTCTCTAAGGTATATCTAATGAAGGTAAGGTTCGATCAGCAAAAAGAACTTGAAAATCTAAAGACAGAAAACAAGAAAAAGCTGCTCGAGCACAAGATATCAGTAGATTCAGAATCAGGATCGAACACAACTAAAGATCTGATACCATATTCGCAAGAGCAGCTGATAAAACTTCTAAATGGTTAGAAATCTAACCCTTCGTTTTTCTTTGTACGCCTTTTCTTAGGTTTATCTTTAATAACTGCTTCTTTAAGAGGTTCCATAATTTCATTTAGTTTAGCTGCCATTTTCTTATTCAGTTCTTCATGGTAGTTTATCGCGTTCAAATTTCTACCATTTTCAAAGTTTCCATAAGAATATAACAGCTTGACCGCTTCTCTGAAGCATCCTTCGCACATTGCTGGAAGTGCATCTTTCAATGGATATTTGGCACCATGTTTTTCTAGTTCGACTTCTGGATTTTTATCTAAGAAAGATAACACCTCATCCATCTTCTCAATGGCTTTTACAGGATCCACCATGCCACTATCAAGCAATTCCATTTTCTTGACAAGGGCGTTAAGTTTCTTATTCATTTGCTCATCTTCATCATCACGAATATCAATGGTTAGCTTTAGATTGAGCTTTCTTCCATTATATGGTGAGTCAACCTGTAGTTGTAACGCCTTAGAATCAGTGATGAGAGGATTGCCCGTCTCCATCACTTTTCCACACATGTTGCAGATTTTTTGAAGACTCATGGCAATATTCCTTTCGTTGTATGATTATTTATCTAGAACCTGAGTCTTCAGAAGGCCCCTGATTTCTTGAACATATTTCGAGATTTCTTCCCGATTTACCTTATATTTCTTGGAAATGGTGGCAACAGGCAAACCATCTACATGGGCACGGAATACTGCCACTTTGCGTTTTCCACCGACTTTAGATTCTAGACCACTAAGAACATTATCGATTTTGGAGAAGATTTCTTTATAATAGATCTTGTCTTGGGTGTCTTCAGCTGAGTGTTCGAGCTGAAGCAAATCGCCAAAGGTGGTAGATGAGTCTTCAGAACTGACTGGAGTTTCCATAGACGTAACGGTGAACATGTTGCTCAGGGTAGTCTTGGCACAGCGTTCTCCGAGCTTCGAGTGTTTGGCAAGCTCGTCATTGGAGGGGGTATATCCATGTTGTTCAATCCATGCATTCTTTTCTTCGTTGAGCGTCCGGATCTTTTCATATTGGTTGACCGGAAGACGGACAGTGCTGCGATGGTTCTTGATGTAGCGTTGGATACGGCCCATGACATTGTAACGAGCGATAGTGATGAACTTATGGCCGAGACTTGGATCGAATTGTTCGGCAGCCATTGTAAGTCCAAGAAGACCTTCTTGAAGCAGATCCTCGAATTCAGCGACGCCATAAGATCCAGCATATTTCCGAACCATCATCATAGCGAACTTCATGTTGTGTTCCACTAGTTCGTCACGAGTGGCCACCTTTTCTTGTTCACGGGTAAGCGGCGCCTTATACTTTGTACTAGACAGATTGAAACTCATATTGGTACTCCTTAATTAGCAGTTTTCTTTAACGTAGGTGAGAATTTCTTCAAGGCGCTCGTTTTCCAGACGGCGCTCATGAATACGTTTTTCGAGCTTTTCTTTCCTTGGACCAGCATAATCGGTGTTGTTTGAGATTTCTTTGTCCAGAATATAGTCATTCTTGCTGATTCGAGTCATCAGGTGTTCGAGCAACATGTCTTTGATTCGTGAGTCCATTGGTGTCTCCTTTGGTTTCAGCCTTCGAGCAAGTCGAAGAGGTAGTCGGGTTCGAGTCCGAAGTGGTCAGCGAGAATAGCTTCTGCCTGTTCGTAACCGTCATAGACATCGCCATTTCCGTCGTTCAGAATAGCATTGAGATCTTCACGTGCAATGTCGAATGCTTCATTAGCAGCTTCGAGCGACATTCCATCACGTTCCATTAACACTTCAATAATAGAGTTTAAGCGCATCGTCTGGATCTCCTTATATTAGTTTTAGTCGTTGAGAATATAGATCATTTCGGTTGGAATGGCGGATCGATGAGGCATTGAGAAAAAGAAACCCGCATCGTTGCGTTCGATATGTAGATGACCACACACCGGACATTCGTACAGATCGGCAGAATACGCCCAATCTGGATTTTCATTAGGTTGTACGTAAATACCATTCTTCTTACAGCGATAATGAACGAGACACTTTCCACAAACATGTTCGAGTTTCATTGTCAATCTCCTTTAGTTGTTTAGCACGTTTAGCATTTTCAGTATAGTATATAGTACAACAAGTATTCGGTTTTGTCAATAGGTTATTGAAAAATTATCGAAAACCTTTATTTGGTGAGGTGAGCGCCGAGGTTGATTCCAGCGATAGCTTTTCCATCGACGTTGAAGAAAGCGACGATTCCAGGTTCGTCGTCAAAGACGTTGAGTTCGGCATGCTTCTTGAGGAGTTCTTTGAGATCGCTGAGAAAGCTATCAATGATTTGTTTTTGCTGTTCGACGGTGGTGACAGTGGTGAAAGTGTTCATGATTATCTCTCCTTATTTCATTTACGTATTTTGGTATAGTATACAGTACAATGAAAAGGGCGGTTTGTCAACCGCCCCAGAGGAAAAAATCAAATATATTTTGAACAGAAGAAATTTACTTCATCTTACCTTCTGCTTCCGCCTCTTTTTCCATTTTATCCAATCTTGTGTAGTAATCCGGGATCTCAGCAAGATGATCCATGGCGATCTTCTTAGCCAGTGCTTCTTCTAACTGAGGGTTTACTCCCTTAGTAACGTGTTCCATCTCGACACGGATTCCCATAGCTAACTCTTTTGGATCTACGTTTATTGGTTCGGCGGCTTCGTTCGATAGTCCGCCTTGTACCAACACTTTGAATATGTCGTTCACTCCAGGTATAGTAGAAGAAGTTGTCATCACTTCATATGGATGAGCCATCTCGAGTAGCTTGCTGATTCGTTTTTCAAATTTCATGGAAGTATCCTTTAAATATTGCCTTTAGCATATGATTATTTATCTGCGGACATCTTAGGCACGCCAGCTGGAAATATTTCTTTCTCAGTGAGTATGATGAATTTAGCACCTTTAGCTTCAGCGAACTTGGAGGCAGCATTCCACTTGGCGGTATTTCTAATGTACGTCATTGCTTCTTCGTAGTACCGTTTGTCTGACTTTCTCCCCTTAACCGGCATTATGGTCTCTTTGTGGGGTTTGACTTCGCAGTATATCTTGCTGATCTTTCCAGTCTTGTCCTTTACAGTAAAGGACAGATCGATAAAATATCTATGGGTGGTTCCGGCGCGCGATGGATCCACATATTCTACCACTGTCGATTCCGATCCCCATTGGAGGATGGCGGGATTAAGGTCCATATATCTAAAGCATTGCAATTCCCAGGCCGAGCGGAAATAAATTTTTTGTAAGCACCCTATATACTTTTCCTTATTTCTAGGAACGAACTTGCCCTGCTTATAGCCATAACCCTTTTTCATAATCTTCCAGAAGTTGTTCTTTTGTTATCCAGCATTTAGCTCGCTTTTTGATATTAACTGAACATTCTAACATCTGTAAATTAGCAACTGACGCTATAATTTCAGCTGGTATCTTCTGCTTAAATCCTTCAGCAATAGAAAAAATATGATCTAGATGATAACTATTTATTCTTCTATACAGATGGTTTGGGTTAATAATGTGTTTGTATTTCTCATAATTTATTTCAGTTAACATACTAACTTGTTTATAGTAATCATATCTTTCTATATCTTCTTGAGTTAGCTCTTTAAATGGCTTTCTCTTTTTTAGCCAAGTTAATTTCTTTTTCTGATAAATTTTGTCTCTTTCTTTATCCTCAATATTTTCCCACCAATTTTGGCATTTTGTGTGTAATTTTTTAATAAATTCTTCCTTTTCAACTGGATTTAGTTTGTTCATCCAACTAAATTTATTGCTTCTTTCTTCTTTTGACATTTTTCCTATTTGTTCATTTATCGTATTTTTTGATTTTGTGAATATTTCGCTTTTCTCTTCATCAGTTCTGTTCTTCCATACTTCAGTCTGGCCGTTTTTGGTTTTTTCTATAAATGCTGAATATCTATCTTCGTCGTGTTTTAATGTTTTTCTGAAATCAGCAGCTGCACATGATCTACACCTAAAGGTATCTTGCTTCTTGATATACTTGGCCTCTTCAGAAGATATGATATTGAAGGTCTTCTCTTTTTTGCAGTCTATACAATGCAACGTTATATCTATTCTAGGCAACATTTTAGCCTGGCTTCTACATTTGTTGGAACAGGTATCTGAATAACCAACTGTCAGACTAAAATACTTTCTATTCTTCTTCTGGCATATTGGACACTTTTTGTATTCTATGGCTACGTCATTTAAAAAGCAGTATAGACGTTCGCTATATGAAATATCTCCGAACTGTTCAGTGCTTTTTATTATATAGTTGAAAATAGCAGGGTGTTTGGATTTAGTAAAATTCTTAAATCCTTGGGTGTTGAAATTCATTTTCTCGAGAGTGGTTCTTACGAAATTTTTGAGAACTTCTTTGCGTAGCATGATGGTATTCTTTCTTATGTGGTTGAAAGTATTTATATAAGAAAGATAAAAAAGGGAAGCATTGCGCTTCCCTACTTCCGAATTACCACATAAGGAAGATAATATTATTTATTTCTTAGCTCCAATCAGTTCATCGCGAAGTATCTTGCCTAGCCTTTCGTTTTTGTTCTTGACGTCGGCTTTGGTAAAGGAGGTAGAATGTTTCTGGTTGAGATATTTTAGGGTAGCTTCGATTTCCTTGTCGTCGATGTCTGGATCTTTACTAACTGCTCTGGTAAGAAAACTTGCAGTAGAAGAAAATGCTTGATCCTTATATCTAGCCATCGGCTCGCCCATGAGAGCAGCAAGAATTAGAATATTAGACAAAAAGTTACTTAGCTTTCCCTCTTCTAATTCGACAGTTTGGGCAGGTTCGCTTTCTAGAAGGCTTCTTACTTTTTGTTCGAACTTCATCTGGTGTTTCCTTAGCTTCCATATTCTAGCGTTCTCTGATTGTCTGGTGCCATATTCAGGCATTTGTCTTCATGTCGTCATGGAAACAATTATGGAACGTCTCTCTTATTTGTTTTTCTTCAAATTTCATCTTATCAGCCTCTATTTAGTTCTCGTTTTTCGTCAACAAGTTCCACATATTGCTGTTGCAAATCGTTTATGTTCCATTCTAAGTCATAATTTTCTTTCTTGATCTTTTCAGTATAAGATGCTAAAGCCTTCTGATTGTCTTCCAACTTTTTCTTAGACTTTCCTATGTCTTTAGATATCTTATCTATTTTTGCTTGAATCTGTTTCAAGTCTGACTGTTTGTCTTCAAGCAACTTGTCGATTTTTGTCTTGAACTTCATTTTATTATCCTTTATGGAAGCAAATAAAATGTATCTTTTCCACGCATCTTGGTCTCAGTAGCAGCCGCCTTCAGAGCATCCTTATATTTGCCACGATATTGGAATGCTTGGTCGTCCTTGTAGCTCTCTCCCGAGCGCAGGTACCCGATATGGAACATGAAATATCCTGTTGCAGTTGCCGCAAATTTTGGTTTCTTCCCATGGACAGCTTCATACTTGATGGTGTCATAAGTTACTCCATCGATCTTTGATTCTGATTCCAACAATTCTTGAATTTTTTCTTCGAACTTCATAATATTTCCTTCTGGTAGTTTGTCATAATCCACCCCATCTATCCATTCCTTATCCCATACCCACTTCCATTCGGCGGGAGTGGCTGCCTTTGTCTCATATTGAGAACGCTTGGCCTGAATCAGTTTGAACTGTTTTTTAGATTTAGCAGGCATTAAGCAAGCATATCTCCAAATCCATAACCAAGATCTATATTGAATTTGTTGGACGCCAAAGTTTCGGCAACTTTCGTCTATTCTGCTTCCTTCTTATCTAAACGATTTCTCAAATTCGTCGCGTCGACTTCGATATTGTAGAGTTTGATAAGCAAGTCTCTTAACGCTTTAGGAGTATTTGTATCTTTCATCAGCGCTGGCACGTCATTGCCATATAATGGACCTGGATTATCTAGATAATTTTGGTATGCTGATTCTTCCAGTTCTTTGATCTTTTCGTTAAATTTCATGTCAGCGCCTTTATGGTTTTACATAGCTTAGTTCTTTTTCGCCAGCCTTCTTTGCTTTCTCAATGGCCTTCTTCTTGGCGTCCTTATAGGAACCCTCATATTGGAAAATCTTGTCAAGATATTTGGAATCCTTAGGACCCGAATGGGTTCCAATCAAGAATGAGAATATTCCGTTATCAGTGTCCTTCGGTTCGTCTTTTGCTTTGAAATATGGATTCGATGCCTCATCCAATAGCTGACTGACATATTCTATGAATCTATGTTTCATTCGAATATCTCCGATGCTTTTCCAACAAGCTTATTGTCAACATATACGTTATAGTCAATTTTGCGAGATGGGTTCAGATCCCGCACCCTCTTGTAAGTCTCTTCAGCAGCATCGATATTGAGCATGGGCTTCTTGGCATCGTGCATTTTGCTTTCGGTTCCATCGTTCTTGAGAGATATGAGCATTACTGGTTTTTTGTCCTGCCGATATTTTGCCAGATCGCTAAAGGCGTGTTTCCAGCCTTTGATAGCTTCTCCCATGGAAGTCTCCTCTGATTTGCCAAAGGTCGTTGTTCCTAACAACGCTTCAGCAAGTTGGTTGAATTTCATAGCAATCCTTTATCATATTTGTTAGATTTGTTAAATTTGTTATTCATTATTTTTGCCTATAGTTACTATATAACAAGATTGGGATTTGTCAATAAAGCTATAGACAAAAATACCAACTTATTTTGACTTCTTATATGCAGCTTCAAAGTCTTTCATCGCCTTAGCTTTGTCTACTTTGGCATCTGGACCAATTGGAAGGAACATCGCAAGCTTTCCATTGATGTAGATTCCCTTTCGGACGACGTCGAACTCGGCATCTGGATATTTCTTAAGGAATTCAGCTTGGACTTCGTCAAGAATAGCAAGTGCTTTCTTAGAGACGTCGTCTTTCTGAAACTTAATATCGTTCATGTAGCGAGAAATATCTTCATGCGAGTAGGAAGCTTCGAGAAGTGAAGCAATTTTTTCTTCAAATTTCATGGTATATTCTCCAGTTTATTTTATTTATAGAATCATTTAGATATTAATTTACGTATTTCTTTATCAGATCATATGTTTTCTTATCCAGATTTACCATGCGCTCCTTGGTTCCTTCGAAGTCGTCGTTCTTTATATGGTTTCTGACCTCAGTAGCCGACATTACTCTATCTGACAGGGTTACTTCTAGGTCTCCGTTCAGTTTAGTTACGTAGTTCTGAGCCATTTGCTTGTAGAAAGGTATTCTATCTTCTCCAGCTATCAGCTCCACAGGTTCGTATCCTTCAGCCCTCAGCTTATCGAAGATTTTTACTAGGTCCGCTGATTCTACCTGAACGACATCCTTTATCTTAGATATTCTAGCATTTCTGATTATTTTCTCCTGGACATCAGCTGGAAATGGATTCTTGTCTTTATCTTTAGAAGACACCGTTCCCTTTACAAGAAGCATGATAACTGGATGTTTGGCCTTCTTTACCATAGCTGCGTGTCCGATATGGAATGGCGAATATCTACCAATGATAATGGTGACTTTGGTTTTAGCGGGTTCCAAGACATGGTCGTTTGGATTGAAGGCTTCTAAAATTTGTTTGCAACGTTCTATAAATTTCATAATTTCACCAAAGATATAACTTTGACGCCAGGGGCGCCACAAATAACTTCCCATTTTGGTCTTTTATTAGATTCAGCTGACGGCTTTCCTTCCCAATATAATTTTACTTCTTTCATTAACAAATCACCATATTTTTTAGCATTATCCTTTCTTTGCTTTGCTGTTTCAGCAAATTCATCTTCTTCTTTCCATCCTGCTCTAATACTTTCAAATTCATCGATTATGTTCATATCTGCTATATGATATTTTCCAAGTGGTTCTACCATATAAATATATGACCTGCCTAATTTTTTAGCATTATTAACTAGATCATCTAATTCCTTGAACGCAAAAACACTGTTCAATCTAGGTGGCTTACTTGATGGTCTATGTTTTTCGAATATTTCTTCTAAATGTTTAATTGATAGATATACTGCCCACATTCCACCTTTTACTTTCTCCAATGGGTCCCAATAGCCTTTGATGATTTCACCAGGTTTATATAATTCGGTATGTGTTGCGTGAAAAAACTGGTTTTCTTTTGGATTTTTAAATATTGCTCTAATATTTGTGTCTGCTTTTTTATCTTTTTCTTTAAAAGATTCTATAACCTGTTTTGTTACACCTATAATGAAGTCAGATACCTTCATGTTTTTAGGCTTTAGCCAGAGTTGTTCATTAGTTTTTTTGATATCTCCAAGCAATAAACTACCTTTCGCTTTAAGATAAGATCTATCTATGATGTTTTTAGATACCTTGTCACGAAAAATATATTGCATCAATTTGTCTTTTGGAAATTTTTCGTAAATCTCTTTTATATGTTTGTCTGTAATTTCAAAGGCAAGCTGAATCATGCCATGAATATTAGAATCTGCGTTGAATGAATCGAAATCTTCATTGTATTCTAGATTATTTGGTATAAGCTATAATTCTTTATCATAGAAAAGCTTGTCTAAAGATTTTACCGTATGATTAAGTTGTCCATTTTTTAGACTATTAAGATTGTCAAGGCCATATAATCCCGTCGCCATGTTATAATTGTCTTCAAGTAATAGATATGCATTTACCAATTGTTCAAATTTCATTTTCTATCTCCTCCAAAATAGGCTATTAGCGTGTTTATTTTGTCTTTGTCCATATTGTTCAGCTTTGCTGCTTCGGCAGCTATGAACGCTGACTGATTGTCTTTCAGCGGAGAAGGCACGTTAGCTTTCTGTTGTTCCCACTGATCGATTATCTTATTGATGTCTTTCTGATATTGGTCAAGATGTTTAGCAAAGGTCTTTAGCAATTTGTCCTCAGTTTTGTTATCCATGACGTATTTGAGGGCGAACTTCCTGGCCTTATATCCGGTCACGTCAGCCATGAACTTCTTCTGGCGCTCTTCCAACATTCCAGATATCTTGAAATATTCTTCCTTTACATATTTCCATTCTGGATTCTGGATGCCGACCAAACCACCGATGGTATGGAGAACCAACCCTTCTACTTTCGAGTCCTTGACTCCGAAGAGGCTGCCCTTTTCGTTGGCATATTTGACGAAAGCTTCGTTTACTTTGTCTCGTAGCGATTCCAACTCTTCATGGTCGAGAGCATCCACATTAGTAACTACCTTCTTCATTGTCTTGTCGTCGACCTCGTAGAATAATGGTATGGATCCATTCCAGCGAAAGTCGACGTTGTTCTCGAGGACAGTGAACTCCTTGTTGGACAACGCTCGAATTTCTTTGTTCAGTGGATGCCCAGGAACCTTTTCAAATTTTCCATTTTCTAAAAGCAATATGTCGAATATGACGAAGGTGGCGAAGGTGCCTAACTTCTTGGCGTCGTATTTAGTAGCCACAAAGGTTACGGTGCCATCCTTGTCAATGGGCAATCCATCCAAATAAAATAATTCTCCATATACCTTGAAGTCGCCATATTTCTTGTGTAGCTCCAGAAGCTTCTTACCAAACTTGCTTTCAATATATCTTAAAACTTCTCCATAGTTCTTCATTGGTCCAGAAAACTTGTCAGCCTTCTGCATGCCAGAGTTCGACGTCTCCCCGAAGATCTCTCCTTGATAGACAGCGAACCGAAAGGATGAACCATCGATCTTCTCGGTAATTCGAAGTAAATCTAGATCTATGGCGCCATTCTTTATATATGGTAGAAGTTCCTTGAAGAACTGGATGAATTCCTTGTCATTCATCTGATGGATCTTCTTCATGGCTTCTCGCTTGGTCTTGGTGTCGACCTCTGCCTCATTCAATATGTAGTACTTTAGGAAGTTCATGAATATTTCTCCAAGCCTTCTGGAATAGGCACGCCCTGGCTGATGAGACCTCTGACGACATCCGACATTATTTTGTCACGTTTATCCGCATAGATGAAATCTTTATCCATGACGATAGAATATAGACTGTCGAAGGTCAGTACGTCTGATGGTTTGTATTTGTTTGGACCGAAAACATAGTCTAGAATCTTTTGTGGATCTTTAGTGAGAGTCTCTTTGTTTAGGGTCTTTACTGTAGCTGAGATGCCCTTCTTTCCCTTTATGCTCTGGGTTGCTTTACTTAATCCAGCATTCATGTCGAACATGAAGCGTTTCCATTCAACAGGAACCTCTATTCCTTCAGCATTGAACGCCTTTTCGATGACTTCCATCTTGGATTGCTTGATGATACTGATTAGAAGCAGATTTCTATATAGACCTTTCCATTGGCTTTCCCATTCAGCTGGAGCATAATATGCGAAGGTTGAGAATTCGAGGTTGTCAGTAAGCATCAGATCGAGTTGAACAGACTGATTTTCTTGCTTTCCATCGATATTTGCGATCGGCCATGCTATAGAAATGATAGAAAATCCATAACTTGGAGTGATCTGATCGGTGAACTTTCTGGATTTGTCGCCAATGAAGTCGATGATGTCTTTTACCGTTGGCTTATTCTTATCTACCATCTTCGTCATGTCTATAGCCAAATCGATATCTCCTGAAGATCCACCTGGCTTTTTCTTTCCAGTGCTTCCAAGAACTGCTACGTTGTCCTTTGTTAGTCCAAGGGTTGGCAGAAGTCTTTTGTAGATGTCATCCAGGGTAGCTTGCACGTTTTCCTGGTTGATTCTAGAAGCTTGGACAGCATTGCCGCCTTCCATTAGCCTTTCGAGATAATAATTTAGGAATTTCATTTGAAGTCGATTTTTCCACGTTCGATTCTTTCTTGTATCCAATCTATCGTAGCATATGGACCTTTTATAGATCCAACGCTATCTATGACATCGACGCCCGAACTATCTACGACGTCGACAGAAAAAGACGAGAATGTTTGAGATTCTATATATTTCTTCAGACTAGTCCATGCCTTTAGAGACATCTTATTGGCAAAAGATATTCCATACATGCCAGCTGTAGGTGCTGAGAATCTGATCCAACCTTTTCCATAAGCCACCTTGAATGGCTTTATCATTGCTTGCATTGGCTGGGAGAATCGGCATCCAAGAGGTGAGCAGCCAGATCCCGATGGGTTCTGAACTTCTTGTTGTCGAGGTTCAGTTGCTTTCCCTTTTCGTCGAACCAACAGGGCGTCAGTTGAGTGGCCTCGTTTAGACCAACCATCTCTTTTTTATGGTTCAATTTGAAAGTCTTGTCCTTGACATGCTTTATGCCATCTTTAGTATAAACGTCTCCCGAGAAATCTTTGTAAATTCCTGGAAGATTAGCCACCATCAGTATGGTGTCCTTTTCCTTCTCGAGAATTTCTTTGACTTTTTCTAGATATCTCATAAGGTGTTTAGAATGTTTGAAAAGTCGTCCTTGATCTTCTGGTCGTCGAATTTCTTGGACATGTCAACCATCATGGACGTCAGCTTCGTTATGTTCGAATCGATATTCTTCATAGCAAGACCAAAAAGAGGTTCGAACATCTGACGTGCCAACTTATGCTTCTTTATGAACGAATCTAAAGCAGCTATGAATTTCCGTTCCTTGTCCTCGTTTTCCAGCACCCTCTGATAAGCCTTCATGAATCTAAATTCCATTCTTCTTTCTCCGTTTATATGTCATTATGGCCGACATCTTTATCGGTCACTTCGTTGTTGTACCATTCGGCGAAATCGAACATAGTCATGCCGCTAGTAAGATAGTCAGCATTGCTAAAGAATAGTAGATTTCCGTCTTCAGCAACTGTAAACTTTCCTTGGGAGACAAGCGACTCTGCTAGTGCAGATCCAGATACCGCTCCAGATATTTCTTGCCAATATCCAGATATGTCACCAGATATAGGTAGCCAGTCCCAATTCTTTCTATTTCTATCAGCCTTGATGAGACCTGCTTTAATATTTTCTTTGAATCCATCGATTCCAACAGTAACTGGAACATCATACCATCTATCCAACATGTAGCCATCTTCGCCAAATGGAATGAGATTCGGAGTAGCGTTGATCTTGAGAATCTTCGGAAGATCGTCGTCATATTCGCCAACGCCAGGAAAGAACCATGTCTTGAAGGTAAAGGAAACGTCGCCCAAACATCTATATGGAGCCGATTCAGGTAGATCTTCTGGAATAGTTGTCGAGACGCTTCCGTCCCAAACCACCTGGGATTTGATATTGCACGAAGGAAACTTTGGATGTTTCCATACGACGTAGATATCTGGCTGGAAGAATGGAATGAAGTTGTTTACTATCTGGTCTAGATCTTCTATATAGCGAGTTATCGCAGTGAGAGTGAAAGTGACATTTATTGGAATTGGAGTGGCTTGGGCTGTATTCGAATATCCATCAGTCCCAAATAGTAGATGGTTGTGGATAGAATGCACCCTCTGGACATCTCGGACGAATCCAACACGGTTTACAGCTATCATAGGGACAGATAAAGTCTTGTTTGGATTTTCCAGAGACTTCAGAATTCTAGAGCGCTGTCCAAACACGCAAGGGACCTCAATAAGCTTCTGAATAGTCGGGTCATCTATTGAGCCCGTTCTTCTATCTATAACGATATTATTAAAGACATCCATGAACATCGCAGTGGCTATCTTTAATTCGGAATTATAGGATCTAAATTGCACGAAGCAACCTCTTTCTAAAACATCTGTAAAATTATTTATCGTATCCTATGGTTCTTGAGAATAAATACTATTAGAACAAATTCAACAAATCTAAAGGAAAATTCCTATGTCTTGGTGGGCTAACTCATTGCAAAACGTTCTTGGCATGATAGGCGTAAATCCTAAGTCTAATCCAAAGTACGAAACATATTCTAAGGCAGATGATGAAGAAGAACCTAAGGACTCAAAGAAAAACAAAAAGCCAACCGATGGGTCAGTCGTAGATGAGTTTGTCGAAGATCTGAACTCTGACGAACGCATGCTTGTCGGTGGCCTTGGACACTTCGACCAATATACAGTAGGTGACAAAATCTATGGTTCGATCTCGACAAACAAATTTGCTCGAGTCATCTCATATCGGAACATGATGAATATGGCCGAACTAGGCGATGCTATCGAAGAAATAGCTGATGCTTGCATAAATTTCGATGAGAATGAAGAATTATACTCCTTTTCTATTTCTGACAACATAGAACTTGACCAATATACTAAGAAAAGAATCGTCGATACGGTTAAAGATTATCTATCTTATTTCGAATTTGACAACAACTTTTTCGACTATCTAATCAAGTTCATTACCGAAGGCGAATTAGCTTTTGAGAACATCGTAGATTCTGAAAATGCTGACCAAGGCATCATTGGCGTTAGATACATCGGAGCCGAATGCTACGAATACGCTTTCAACATGAAGACAAGGCAGAAGACAGGATTGACTATCTTCTCTCAGATGCTCGACGCGATGAATACCACCATCGCTGGACAGGGTGTTCCACTGACGAACAACCAACAGACATCGATAGGTAATGGACAGATGGGAATCAAGCGAAACAAGTCGCTGTTCATGCCATGGTCCGCCTTAACATATATAGATAGTGGTGCCTACTCGATGAATGGAACGATCGTGTTTCCTCTTCTCGAGAGGGCAAGGCGTGCTTACAATCAGTTATCTCTGATCGAAGAATCCATTATCATCCATCGGTTGGCACGCGCCCCTCTCCGTCTTGTGTTCAACGTCGGAGTTGGAAAACTATCTAAGATGCGCGCCAATGAAGAATTGCTTAAGATAGCCAAGAAATATCAGACAAAGAAAGTCTATGACAAAACCACCGGAAGCGTCTCAAATGCTTATGATACTCATTCTATCACTGAAAATTATTGGTTCACTCGCCCAGAAGGAACTGAAGGAACCAACGTCGAAACTATCAGCCCAGGAGTAGAACTTGGAAATTTAGATGACTTAAACTACTTCGTTCGGAAATTATATTTGTCATTGAAGGTCCCATATACCCGCTATGCTGAGCCAACTGTCCAGATCGATAGCTCAGATACCCCTCCATATGAAGAATTCAAGTTTGCTAGATTTTGTCTTAGAATTCTAAACCGCATAGAAAAAGGACTAAAGGAAGGAATTGAAAAGCATCTTAGACTACGTGGCATGTGGAAAACAGACAAATACGAACTTAGCCAATATGATCTAAATTTTAGCTTTACTCCGCCACATCTATATGACCAATACATATCCCAGAAGACGTTGGATTTGAAGTTGAACAACTATGATAAGTTCGTTGGAATTACTGACAAAATAAATAACGTTGGCTTGAAAAAATATCTTGACTATACTGAAGAAGACATCGCTAATCTCTGGAACTCCATAGAAGCTGGAAAGCTAAGAATGGCGAAGATCGAATTCAAAGAAAACAACGTCAAAGATCATGGCGATCCAGAACCAATAATGGACGACAACAAAAATAAGGCTTGGTAAGAAATGAACCAACTGAACGAACTCAAACTAATCGTTGAGAACGATCCTCACGAACTCGAATATATTCTAGAACAAAAGAACGAACGCGCGCCTGGATTTCTAAGAATCAAAGGTCCATATATCGTCACCGAGAAAAAGAACGCCAATGGCCGTATCTATTCCAGATCGCTTATGGAAAAGTCGGTGGCTGACTTCAAGACAAACTACATTGACAAATGCGTGGCCTTTGGAGAAATGAACCATCCAGACCATAACCATATTGACTACAACAATATCTGCCATAAGATCGTCTCGCTCACACAGGAAGAAGACATTTGGATAGGCGAATCAGTAGTTCTAATGACGTCAGCTGATGGAACTGTCAAAGGCACCCCTAAGGGCGACATACTTGCCTCGGTCATCCATCATGGCGGTAAACCAGGCATGTCTACCCGCGGCGTTGGAAAATTATCAGAAGGCAATGTCGTCAAAGACCAATATAAGATGATAACTATCGACTGTGTCTCCAATCCATCTGGACCCAACTGCTACGTGAATGGCATTCTCGAATCGAAGACATTCATGATAGATACCTACGGAGACATCGTTGAGAAAGCATTCGAACAATTTCAGAGAAATCTCGAATCGATTCCAACCCACTCCATCAAGACAGACGAAGGTTCGAAGCATCTGATCGAATCGATAAAGAATTTCATCGATAGTCTAAAAGTATAGTAACTAACCAAAAGGAAAGACAATATGAGCGACCGTGCTGAAAAATTCGTTGGATCTGTTAGACAGAAAAACGGGGTAGATGCTAAAGAAAATCTGAAACAACTTGTCGCAGAAAAGCTAACTGCCCGCATCATGAAAGCTAAAGCTGAGGCATTCAAAACTAAGTAAGCGCTGATCGCGGCGTTTAGATAAATAAATAACAATGACTTTATGACAACAAAATTGGAGAGAAATAATGAAATTTAGTAGATTATGCGAAAGCTTGCTTAACTCAAAAACAATATTAGAACAAAAATTCACAAAAGCTAATATGTTTATGAAAGTTAGCCCAAAGGAATTTAATTTAGATCAAAAACAATTTGATAAATTAAATCTTTTTTTGCTCCGTGCGATATATTCTAATATAAACGCGGATAAGAGAGGCATAAAAATTGGGCTTACTTCTTCCGTTCTGAATTGGATGTTCGAAAAATTTTATAAAGATGCTGAAAAATTCTTCAAAGTAACTTTTTCCGATTCCGCTAAAGAAGCGATGTTTGATCATATCAAATTTATTAATAAACTAAAAGGATCTGAACTTGAAGATTTAGGCCGATTTATGCATGAACTTGATCCTACTCTATCGGACGACAAATATGCAGGCCGTCCATTTTGGAGTTAATTTCTAATAAATAACTAATAACAACGGAGTTAAAAACAATGAAAGACATTCTCAAGAAGCTTTTCGAAAGCATCGATCCTCAGAACTCTCTCATCAAAGAAGATGTTCGTGCTAGTCTCACTGAACAATTCGAATCGAAGATGGCTGAGCTGAAGGAAGCTGCATATAAGGAAGCATTGGAAAAGGTTGACGAAGAACATTGCGAACTGCTTGACAAGGTCCGTGCCAAAATCGACGAAGACCACTGTGAACTTTTGGACAAGGTTCTTGAAAAGATCGATGAAGAACACACCGAACTTCTCGATCAGGTCGTCGAAAAACTTCGCAGCGAAAAACTATCTGAATCCAATCGTGAAGTTGCTAAATATGTTTCAGATTTCCTCGATACCTATCTAGATGAAGCAATCCCAGAAACCACTGTCAAGGAATCAGTCGAAACCGCCGCATGCAAGAAGATCTTCGAACAGATCAAGCAGGCGATGGCGACCTACGAAGTTTCTATCGATGCCGAAATCAACGAAGCGTTTCTCGATGGCAAACAGATTATCGACGAAAAAGAAAAAGAACTTTCCAAACTCATGTTTGAAAAGATCGAACTTAAAAACGAACTCGAAGATCTGAAACGCGCGAAGATCGTCGAAGAACAAACTAAATCGATGTCTCCTAAGCTCAAACTCTTTGTCGAAACGCAAGTCAAAGATGCCGAGCTCGACAAGGTTGAGGAGAAAATTGCTGAGGCAGTAAAGGCCTTTGACGCTGACGAAAAGCAGCTCCGTCAAAAACTAAATGAATCTGCCGATTCAAAATCCAAACTTGGAACGCTCGTCCCAGTTAGCGAAAGCACGACAGACAACGTGGATCCAATGATGGAAATGTATCGGAAGATGGTTGCGAAAAGCAAGCAATTGAATGGCTAATAAGCCAACCTAACAAATAGGAAGTTAAAAAACAATGAAACTCACAGAAGGCGCACTTTACAGAGGTCTTCCCGCTAATTTCCAAGAACAGGTGTACTCCAAGTGGGCATCTGTCATCGAAGAAGGCGGAGACATCACCGACGAACGTAAGAAACTCGCTACAGCTATCGTTTTGGAAAACATTCAGAACGCCGAAGACCAACGCATTGGCCGTCTTCGCGAAGCATATGCTGGAATCTTTCCCCAAGCTGGCATGGGCGCTCAGACAACTGGTTCTGATGGCGGCGGCCAATTTGGCGCATATGGCGACTTCGTCACGACTGGCGTAAATCCCAACGACGCACGTATCCCCTCCATCGTCATCCCAACTGCACGTCGTATGTTTCCCGAACTCATCGCGTTCGAGGTTGCTGGCGTTCAGCCAATGATGGCATCTGTCGGCTGGGCATTCGCCATCCGCGCGAAATACGGCAAGTTCGGCAAAGGCGGAGCTCAAGGCGTTGCTGAAGGTACTGAAATCGGCTACAACCAGCTTGACTCGGCATTCACCGGCGCATCCGGCAACGCAATGGAACTCTCTGCCAACAGTTATTTCCAGGCATTTGCTGGAGCTCCTGGCGCGCCCAACGGCACGACCAAGTTCGCAAATCCATTCGGCCAAGGCGCAACCCTTGAAAATTCGGAATGGTGGAACATTGGCGAAGACATGCCCATGGTCACTTTCGACTATCTGAAGAAATCCGTTGAAGCAAAAACCCGTAAGGTTGGTGCACAATGGACTCCAGAACTTGCCGAAGACATGATGAACACGCAGGGAGTCGACGTCAACTCCGAAATGATCGGAATGGCGCAGTATGAAATCCGTGCTGAAATCGACCGTCAGCTCATCACTGAGATGGTTGTCGCAGCTATCAACAACGTTGGAATGGACGGAACGACCCCAGATCCCCGCGTTTCCACATGGACTCCGGTTTCTGCAGACGGCCGTAACCAATTCGAACGTATGCTAACTCTCTACACGCACGTCCTCGAAAAATCACAGGATATCGGAATCAAGACACGCCGTGGCTCCGCTACGTTCGCTATCATGAGTCCAAAACCTGTCGCATTGTTCGAACAGATGGGCGACATCGACACGACTGGCCGTACGTCCATCAGCTCACAAGGCGTTGGCGTCGCGAAAATCGGAACGCTGAAACGCGGCAACCTCGCCTGCTTCCGTGACACGTTTGCCGGCGGAAACTATATCCTTCTCGGATACAAGGGACCAAATCCGTACGATGCGGGAGTTATCTATTGTCCGTATATTCCTCTCCAACTCGCAACCGCCGTTGGTCAGGAAAACTTCACACCGCGCATTGGCGTCCGTACCCGTTACGGAATCCTTGGCAACGTGTTTGGTGCGGGTAATTATTATCACCTCATCAAGCTCGACGGCATGTCCGGAACTCTGCTCAACGCAGACAGCGGCCGTGTCTTCACCTACAACTGATTCGTCACTGTAGTTGAACTCAAAATTGGGAGGCCTCGTGCCTCCCTTTTTTGTCCATATTAGCTTAGCTACTTTTAGATCGATCTAATTCTTAGAATATACCAGATTGCCACAGTCCCAAATTCTGTCAAAACCGAAGATCTGCATATTCTCCCATTCAGTTAGCTTAGGGTCAAATCCTTCCAATTTAGCAATTATATGCTTTTGATATTGCATCCTAGATATTCTTCTAGTATAATCTTTTCTATTGACAAACCAATAATTAGGTAAAGATACATGTGAAAGCTTAAATCCAAGCTTTTCATAGAAGGCCTCAGTTGAACTCCACCTTCTATCAGCAAACGAAACTATACTAGTTGGGTGGTAGACCCTCTCAAAATAAGTAAGCATCTTAGAAGCAACGCCAACTATCTTGAAATTAGATATTGTACAAAATCGTATAAGCTCCCACTCGTATTTCTTGGAAAATCTAGACTTGCTAAATGTCATTACAGCTACTAATCGATTCTTATAGTAAGCACCCAACCTTACCTTAGAATTATTAGAGCCTTGGATATGGTACTTGTCAACAAAATCAGAAGATATCTTGTTTGATATCTCTCTGATCTCACATTTTCTGGCATGGATTTTTCTATGAATTAGCCCTAGAATGTTCTTTAGTCTAGAATATACTATCTTTTCTTTGTATATCCATTCGTCTTCAAAGATGTGTATAAGTCTGATTCCTTTTTGTTCACATTCTAATGTTTTGGCCAGATGTTTTTGTGGAGGGGTGTTGGCATGCCAATAGATTCCGTCGCATTCAATCGCCAGGCCATGTCCAGGAACGTATAAATCCAATTCTAGACCATTATCTAAAATCGTTCTATCATGTAGTTTAGCTTCTATTCCATAATTGGATAGAAAATTCATAAGTCTCTTTTCAAAAAAGGTGGTCTTTATGTCGCATTCTGGACAAAGAGGGACGCCACCATTATGATACCATCTAAGAAAAACCATACCACATCTACTGCATCTCCAAGGATATTTTGTAGAATAACCACCACCTCCAGAACGTACGTAGTCTTCTTCTGAAAACAGAGGAACTACTAAATTGGAAAATCGATCCAGAGTAGAATAAGTATGGCGCATTTTACCTTCGTTTATTTTCCTTCTAGATTCTGGATTCTTGTTTGGATTATTGCGTTTGAATAAATTAGATTCAAGATACGCAGCATTTTTTACGCCATGTCTCTCCATCATAGTGGCTTCAATCTTCTTAACCACTTCCTTATTGCCCATCGCGTTCCTCGAGCCATACTTCTTCAGGCAAGTCTCTGCCCGCTTCTGCTTGCTGGCTTCGTCGCCTTTGGCAAACTTCTTGTAGCACTCCCTCGAGCAGAAGTGCTTGGTGGATTTCTTGGATACCTCGAAGGTTGCTCCACATTGACAGCTTCTAACTTCTCTTGGAATCTTCTCCTTCTTAGAGTGCTGATATTTAGTGGAACAACTGGTAGAACAGAAGCCTTTGACGTAACTTTCTCTAGGTAGATAGAAACTATCGTATGGATAGATTTCTTTGCCACAAGTCATACAGACTGGATGCTCGGTTATCTCGTTGAAAATACAGAATATTCTTTCTGAGATGGTGGTCTTTCTGTGGTTCAGAAAAGAGGTAGCGTCAACGACGTCCTGAAGCAATCCAAGCTTCTTTAGATATGATTCGGTCACATATCTAGGCTTTTTATGCTGCAATATTTCTTGAAGTTTTTGCGTCAATGAATTCATATTTTCAATTTGACTCAGTTCTTTCTTCTTGAACACCATGCTTTACAATCAGTTACTGGCGGTCCATAGTGCATCTTATCTTTTTGCCACCAGGCTGGACCATTCTCTGGAATCCAGTGGCACTTGCGCTCAATTTGTCCAACGCTCTGCCCTTTGTTGTCTTTTTTCACATAATATGCTTCGCAATTTTTGCAGTTCCCACAATATTTCTCGTCCTGTAGAACGCATCCATTCAGCGTCCACGGATGAAGTGGAAACGAACTGCCTAACTTTTCAATAGCAGTTGCTCTCCATACGCCAGAATCCTCTAAGAACTCCGTCATCAGATAAGTGCATGGATCGCCAGCGAACGTATATTTCTTTCCAACTTCAAGAGGATTGCCGTTCGAGTCGACCGGAGGTTTCCAGCGGTATTTGCTATCAAAGTCCCATGCAAGTTGATCTGGTGGCACGTCCATCCATCTTCCATTAGCTTTACAAAGTATTTGAACTAGCCTGTTCAAAGGGTTTTCCATCCAAATCTTCATCATATCGTAGTGTGGATGTCTGTATTCAAAGTTCATTTCACTATCCCCCTTAGGTTGTTTTATTCTTATGTGATGGACAATTTTCTACCAGAAATACGTCGACGACACCCCATTCTGAAATGTCGGTAGCCCAGCCAGGAGATGGCGAGTTGCTGAAATAAGCACAAATATATTCTTCATTTTTTGGCGGATTGGAGTACCAGAGCTTTGTCACCTTTTTGCCTTGACAGTAGGCGCATGTCTTGCAGCTTTTGTCTTCAACTGGTTTAACCCCATTTAGTTCCCATGGAAGCAACTCACGCAAGACTCCACGTGGATCGCCAAAACTTGCTCCTACTCGACATCTCCAAACCCCAGTTTCTTCGAAGAACCTATCTGGAACCAGCACCCCTCCATTGAACGCATATGCCTTTCCAACGATTAGTTCATTTCCATTCGAATCTACTGGAGGTTTCCAACGATATGTAGCCTCATCCCCCCAGATCACCTCGTTTGGTTTCAGATCTAGCCACTCCGGTTTATAGCCATTACAATATTGCACCAATCTATTCTTAGGATCTTCCACCCAAACAACAATCATGTCGTAGTGGCTGTGTCTGTCTGTTTTCATTTTTTGTCTCCTTAGATTTTCTTCTTTCTACATGGAACGCTTGTTGTAATTCTAATGGAATACATGCTTTCTTCAGGCTTAATGACCAATGTCGGTTCATCCACCGGCACCATATCACTCTTTTCTAATTCTTCAGCGAGTTGCTTGCACATTATCTCTCCAATATGTCTCATTAATTGAGTCATATCCCTGAGATAGCCATCAATTATTAAGACTCTTGAATCTATATCGTGAGTAACTGAGCATACGCTAGGCCGCTCGGGAGCTACTGTAATTTTAAAAGCTTTTGCTAAGTTGCCATTATGGAGACGTAACTGCGTGATAGCACGGTCAAAGCATCCAAGGATGTTTTCATGCAAGGCATCATCCAATGTCTCTTTGCCTTTGGTGGTCTTTTCTGTGACCGCTTTTTCGATATATTTGATAATAGCTTCTTCGAATTGAAAGCTTGGATGTTCTGTAGGCGTAAGAGAACAAAAGCAGTCATGGGCGTGTTTTTCTTTGAAGATCTTACTACCAACCCAGGTGCTCAAATTGCAAAGTCTAGCGATAACTTGATCCTTGGTCATTTCTTCATTCTCCTTTGGCTGTATCTACCATAGACGTTTCTGGAAGTTTCCATACGAACTTGGTGTTTCCTTGGTCGTCGCAAATTACCCATTCAGCGGCGCCGCGCTTGATGGCTTCTACTCGATAAACATTTTGTCCTGCTATAACCCCCATCATAAATGCCAAAGAGAGTCCAAGTATTGTCGTAATGAATTTCTCCATAAAAGTCATTTTAAAATCTCCTTGTTAGTTGTGGTTGAAATTTTCGCACATTTTAGCAAATGCTGCATCGTTGTGTGCGCAGATATCGTTGGCAATCTTTCCAATCGCTGTGAAAGAATTCACAGCGTCATTCATCGACCAGAGCTTAGTAGAAAATCGAGGAAATGTGGCAACCCCGTTGTTCATAAAGGTGATTTTCAGTCTTTGGTTATCTGACGTGTCTCGGTTCTGACAACAATCCGGTGGTTGGCTCAAAACCAACTCGTCGACGCAACACTCTTCTGGCAGGTCGAGTTCAATCTTCATTTGGACGCCTCCTTCTCAGATGGGATATGAGCAATTTTATTACGAGCTTCTTTCTCAGTAAGTAGCATATATGCGTTGCGTTCGGCGAATTTCTTAATAGATTTAGATACAGAATACATCAATGGAACCTTAGTTTCTTTGGTGACATTGATAGCTACACATTCAAGCCTCCGATTTTTTTCGTTCCACATGCATGGCATATACAAGCAGCTATGCTCATCGTGTTTGTTGACGACAATGGCCAGACCACTTTCATAAATCCGTTTTACGATGTAACGGTCACCCGAGATGATAGAATAACCTTTTTCAGTCTTCATCTTCGATCTCCTCTTCGTTGGTTTCATCTTCTTAATCCAGATCGAGATCAGCTTCTTCGAGTATTTCTTCGACGCCATTTGCTTCGTAGATATCGACGAAGCGAGCAGCTAACTGATACAGATCAGCAAGCCCGCCACGTTCGTAGCTGCTAAGCTTCTTGATGGAATCAGGCGTGAGTTCATAGAGTTTGTCAACACAATAAGAAAGATCAGATGCAGTGTTTTCAAACATACAGAGTCCATGTTAGACATCGTGAATCTCCTTTAGTTTACTTCTTTGCAAATCCGATTTGAAAAATAAGACAGAATTTTTCTAAGAGTTCATAGATCTTGGCAAACATTTCCCTCCTGGAATATGCGCAAGAACTTGAATCAAAATCTACCATTTCCTTAGCATATTTGTAAATCTGATATGCGTTTGGATGAACATTAAGACCTAGATACACCATGACATCTCCAGCAAACTTCTTTTCGAGATCACCAGATCTTTCAGCAAATTCTTTCTTTCGTTTGCTATATTCGTCAAGTTCTTTCTGATAGGCGTCGAGAATTTCAGCATATGCCCTAATAGCATTCGGATTTTGCATTTCAGCCGAGGTCAGATAAGTTGGACGAATAGGTTTTTTTGGAAGTGATAATTCCTTCACCACATATTCATCAAAGTTCATTTTTCAATCCCCTTTAGTTGTTTCAGTATAGTATATAATACAACAAGAACTTGATTTTATCAACAGGTTTGGCGGAAAAACAGAGGATATTTTCCGCCAAACCCGACGTTCAGATCACCGGCTACGGGTTTTGAATGGCTGAATCCCGGCGCATTCCAGGCGATCCCGGACGTAGGAGTCCCGACTCCAGTTGGATTTGATGATGGCGAGTTCATGGATTTCATCAATAGCGCGCTTCTGCCAGCCTGCCATAATCATTAGCGAGGTCAGACGGAACTGTTCCTTGTCATAGTCAATAAGTTCAGCATTGTCCAGGAGTCCTTTCATCCGGCTGAGACAGATTTCACGATCCATGAGGTTGGTCTTTTCATCCACGGAGAGCGCCTCATATTCCTTCTTGAGTTCGCTGTCGTTGGAGATTCTGGATTCGTAGTTGCTGACGGTGTCACGTTGGTCACGGTTGAGGTTTTCCTTGAAGTCGCTGCGGTAGTGTTTCGTAGCCATCTGAGTAATCTCCTTTATTGGTTTTTAGTATAGTATATAATACAATCGAAAAGAGGTTTGTCAACAGGATTTCTCAATCAATTCCATAATATTCACGCCATTCTTCCTGTCTTCTTCAGTCAACCCACATTCGTCGAGATCGCCTTGAAGACCAGTAGCCGATCCATAGATGCCAGTAACGTTGCCACTGATCTTGGTCACGCTTCCAGTAAGACGAAAGATCTTTCCATAGATATTGGATACGTCGCCATAAATCTTAGACACGTTGCCTTCAAGCCCGGTCACGTCGCCATAGATATTGGTAGTATTTCCACAAATATTCGTCACGTCACCACAAAGTTCTGAAACATGACCACGAATATTCGTAATGTCTCCGCTAATTTTAGACACGTTTCCACGAATATCCGTCACCATTCCACGAATGTTGGTTACGTCGCCACGGATTCTAGACATGATTCCACTAAGATTGGTAGTATCTCCACTGATATTCGTTTTGTCACCAAAAAGCTTCAAATTTTTAGAGACGTTCGATTTCGAAAAGAGGAATTCTTTCAAGATTTTTTTCATTTTCAATATCCTTCAGTATTTTCAGTATAATATATAGTACAACAGGTATTCGGTTTTGTCAACAGGCCTTGGAGGTTTTGTTTGAAATCTTATATGCCGGTGACTTTCCGAGATGAGTAGTGGCGTGGATGAGAGTTCCAACATGGGCGATGGAACTATTGATAGTGTTGTTGGCAGAGACATATGGTTGAGCAATACAGCTGCTGATACATTCGTCAGTGGTCCAATCAATTGAAAGAAGCAATTCTTGAGCCTTAGATAGAAGTTTGATTGCCTTTTTGAGTTTCGTGGTGCTGTCATTCATTTTTCAATCTCCTTTGGTTGTTTCGGTATAGTATATAATACAACCAAAAGGAGGTTTTGTCAACCCTCCTGTGAATCTTTTTCCCCTTTTTTATTCTTTGGTTTGCTGATGTATTTGATGAAGCCGCTGTTCTGTCTAGGCACCATCTTGTACATCCACTTGTAGATCTGGATCGGCGTCAGCTTCGATTGGAACTTCTCGACAATCATCGAATAGACCACTAAGCTGTCGCGCATGGATAGATATCGAGCGAGCATGTAGCTACTAAAGATCTTCTCAAACTCAGGGTTCTCGTGGAGAGTACCACCTGAATTCTTCTGAAGGATATCTGAGAGGATGGTGAAGAAGTTAAAGTTTGACTTTTCTTTGGTCATCTATGTCTTTCCATATAGATAGGTTTTATTCAATATAACTCAAAGATCAGAACATGTTGTTATTCAACCACTTCAAGATTATTTCTTCATCCACTTCACCACGGCTTTCCACGTTCAATGACACTGAATTGCCATAGCATGCCACGCTATTCTTACCTTCTTCTACGTTCATTGAACAGAATCCCGCTGAGATGACGTTAGAACTACAACCAATCAAGTCATGGCTAATGACTGGATGGAATAGAATCGGCAGTTCGGAACCTTGGACCTGCATGATAATATATTTGTGTTTAGCCATGCTTAAACATCTCCATTTGAAGATTTCTTTCTGATTACGTATTCTTCCCGACATTCGGCAATTCTTCTTCCAATCAGATCACGGATATCCTTGTCTTCGGAATCAGAATCCACTAGAAAGAAGTGTCCATTCTTCGCCAGAATATTGTTGCTGAACACCATATCGCCATCTTGAATGAAGTCAACCACTCGTTCCCAACCCTCTGGTGTTTTTCTTTTGGCTACTTCATTGAGCTCATCATAGGTCTTGTCATAATCAGCATCTAAACAATCAGAGCACCTATGGACGTTCCGCCAACTACGGTCAGTGCCAATTTTCAACCCAAACAAACAGATGTCTTTCTCATAGACAGTTTCTTCAAGATTTTTCTCGAACAGAACACAATAAGGCTTTTGATAATTCAAAAATCTACATTTGACCCCTTTTTCAATATCAGTACAAGTACAACCTCTAATGGTGTAGATTCCTTTTTGAATTACAACATAAGACATCATCAATCTCCTTTAGTTATTTCAGTATAGTATATAATACAATAAGAACTCAATTTTGTCAATTGGCTATCTGTAAAAATACTATAAATAATTCTAAATATTTCCACATAGTAAAGGTATTCTAATGCTTTTGACAATAGAATCAGACAAGATATCTACGCCTCTTTCTGGTCACTCCCTAAGAAAATATCTGTTTACCGAGAACCGTGACAAACTGAGCATATGCTTTCCTTCTTCTTACCGGGTGGTTTTGAATGATAATGGCGATACCTCTAACACCATAATTACTATCGATCTTCCCAAAGGCCAATATAACTCATCTTTTGCTGAAGTCGAAGAATGGACACCCTCTGCCAATTATCGAGATCCAAATCAATCCACCTTCAGGGTCTTGGAGAAGTTCGTCTTCGAAGGTGACGACATTTCGTCTGACTTCGTCTCAGCAGATATTATCGTCGATAAGTCTGACGCCCTATGGGAAATTGTTCAGCCACTCCCGAAGGGCTTCCACTACCAACGCGACGAGAATGGCGATCTAATCTTTATCTACTACCGGGATAAGTATGGCGTCGATATGACCTATGGCGAGTTGTCTTCTAGCTTTCCAGAGCTGACTGCAGCTTCCCACAAAGACGCCTTGATAAAGAATTACGCAATAGCTGATTCATCAAAAGCTTTTCAGTTGCTCACATTATCCGGAGAGACGACTGGATCTATCCAGGAAGATTTTGAGCGCCTCTGTTATTATAGTACATCCGGTACCGTTCAGGGTGAAGATGGACAGCATATATGGACGGTTGAAGAACATGCGCCAGAGAATGGCGTGAGAAACTTTATTCAATATGGGAACTACATATTCAAGTTATCTCAAGAGACCTTCAAGCGAAACCAACACACTGTCAATACGAATACCCTTGCCCAAAGTGGCGACGAATATTTGATACCACCTTCATCTGAAAGCTTCCAGTTCGAGAACGACATTGTGACCTATTATCCAGAAAGTAGATATTCAGAATATCCAGATCTATCTGCCACGATGAGAATATCTCCGAACAATCGAATGGAGAATACTAACTTTGACTTCTTTAGACGCCAGGTGTGCTTTGGAATCTATGACGACTTCTTGGAAGAGGTCAAGGTCTTCGTCAAGAGTAGGACTGACGCCATTGACGAGAAGCATGTCTGGCCTGTATCTAGTCTAGTCTACCAATATGTGGATGGCATTCCAGGGAACTATATGATTCAATACCAGGACGACGATCCAGGTGCCACCTCTGGTAGATATCTGACTGACTATAACTTCAAACTGAAGAACTTCTATGACACCGAGTTCGACACCCCGACAGACGAACAGAGGGCTTTGGCAGCAGCTAGGAATTATCTGAACCTCGGAAACTCTCAGGGCTATATCTGGTTGTCATACAAGGTAGCCAGGGACTACGATTATGTCGGAGAGCCCCGTTCAGAATTCGATTCCCCTCGCTATTTCGGTACTTATTCTCCAGAAGACACCTATTCTTTGGATAGATCAGATTTTGTGATAGATCCAACGCAGAAATTTGAATTTGTCGAGTCAGTCAATGGATTCTACAAATATAGTGGATTCAATAAGCATAAATCCAATATTTTCTCAATTAGAATAAATAATTATGGTATGGATTCTATTAGCGGAGACTTTACGCTCATCGATAATGATGGATCTGAAGTAGTTCGCCTCACTGAAGTAGAAGTAAAACAGAAATTGAAATCTCTCGTAGAAGACCAATTCCGTGAGATGATAGATAAGATCAAACCGGGGCATACTGAATTATGGAAGATCATCTGGAACAACTGACAAAAACAAACCATGGTTTATGCGATTCTCAAGGCTCCCATTATGACTGCTATAAGAAAGACGTCATTGCTTCTATGTGTTCAGAGGTTGCTTCTTTTAAGCAACTTAGGGTAGAGTGCATGAACGATCGGCGAGAACGCTTCATGAAGATCGACGAAAGACTGAACAATCTAGAACGTGGATGGACGACAAAGGCCCGCGACGTCGATAAGAAGATTGAAGAAATCTCCAATACAGCAGCAGAATATACAAGTGAGATAAAATCGCTTATGGAGACCAAAGAGAAGATCCAGACGCTATTCTGGAAGATTATCTTTATAGTGGTCACTTTCATCGTAACTGGATTTTGCGCCAAATACATAATCTTGTCTGATAAGCCAATCAACATTGATGCTAGACAATTCATCGAAGAGACACAATCAGTTAACTTTGGGGGAAAAAAATGAAAACAAAATCAAAAATAGAAAGGGTCATGATTCTAGACTACGACAGAACCATTAGAAAGCAGAATTCTGATCTTTTGCTTCGTTATTGTGGAATAGAACATTCTAACATTCAAGAATTAGACAATCCGAATATCGCATATGATCTAATTCTAAAGAATGGCTTCGACCTACTGGTGACAGAATTGGATTTCTATATCAGTGAGCATCTAAATGGAAACAATATACTCAGGGTAGCTTATAGTTCAGGAAAGAAAGTAATAATCGCGTCGCATTATTCAGAAGCCAAAATTCTAACCATATTGAAATACGCCATCCCTAAAGAATATTGGCGTCATAATGTCCAATGGCTGACCAAACCTTATCTTCCATCAGATTTCGTAGCTTCTTTCAAGGAAGTTAACCATTTTGATAATCAGATTGATCCATCAGATATCTGTAGAAAGAATCTAGAAGACATTCGAAGAATGAAGAAGAACTCGATCTTTACCAGGTTTCCGATTCTCTCTATCTTTTAGTAACCACGAAGAGACAGACGCTTCTTCTTTTCGTCATCGGTCACCTTCTTCTTGCCATCCCCAAAGGCTTTCTCAAGATCCCGGATAGCCTTCACTAATTTGTAGCACCCTTGAGGTTCTACGCTTGCCATTTGGTCGCTACCCCATAGATTTTTGTCTAACGTGATATGTCGCTCGACGTAGGTAGCTCCCAAATATATGGAAGCTATCGAAGTAGCTAATCCATACTCATGGCCACTATAACCAAGCGAAATTCCTTCAATTCCATCGAAAGCAAGCTGCATCGCACAGATGTAGGAAAGATTCAGATCTCCTACTGGAGCCGGATACGACGAGTTGCAGTGGAACAGTGTAACTGGCTTGACGATGGGCATGATGGAATCTACAGCTTTGAACAGCTCATCTTCGGTGCTCATTCCATTGCTAAGCATCAGATGGTCGAAGTTCTGGTAGCAATGCTTGATTAGCTCGATATCTGTCAGCAGGGCGCTTGGAATCTTTATCCACTTTGGATTAAATCTCTTCATGAATCTGGCACTCTCCAAATCCCAAACCGAGGCGCTCCAGTCGATGTCCAGATCCTTACAGTAGTCAGCTATGATGGAATATTCTGGAAAACCAAATTCAATATCTTCCTTATATTGGAAATATGTCGTCATGTTCTTTCTCCAAGGTACTTCCTTTGGCTTGTCCTTCTGGTGTTCTGGTACGCAGATAGATGGCTCTCGCTTTTGGAATTTGACCGCGTCAAAGCCACTCTGCTTGGCCATATAGATCAGATCGAGCGCGTTCTTTAGAAATCCGTCCTTCCTTGGACCATGCGCGAAGTTAATTCCAATTTCTGCTATGACATATGTCTTTTTCATATTTCAGCATATTTCCAAATTGAAAGAGTTTTGTCCAATCCAAACTTCTTATGACCTGCAATAACCTTGGCATCCAATCCAACATATTCTTCTATAATATGATATGGCTGATTCATTTTGAATGGAGCAAGCATGAAATTCAATCTCCTCCATTGACCAGCATCGATATTCTTATTTTCGGTACAATTCAAATAGCTTGTGATGCCCATATATGAGGTACCTGAGGCTTTGACGTTGTCTAATACCTTCTGAATCGTTTCAAATGGAAGGTGCGATAGAAAATCTCGACAAATGGTAAGCGTTTTAATTCTATTCTTGTGAAGATTTCTCTCGGCAGGATTCAGATAGAAGAAACTAGTTTTCTTATTGGCCCATTTGTCATTGTTGATAGCAACTAGCTCTTCTACTATATCGAAACCTTTGTATTCTACATCTAGTTCTGCCAATACAAGTTTCATCCAATTGAAGTCCCCGCATCCTACATCGACTATTCTACGTATGCCTTCTTTCTTTATGAACTCGATCAGATGCTTTCTAAGCATTTCAGTTATAGCTACTTCTGATCCAGGTCCAGATATCGATTCTGTACTACCCCACTTGTTCGTCTTATAGATCGTTTCAAATTTTTCTTTTAGCTCATTCATGATATAGTTCCTTTGTAGAAGACCCCGACATCGCCATTCTCTTCGAACAGTGTCAATCCAAGATCTGAGTTGATTTCTTCAATAGTCCAATCGTGTAGATGCGCTTCGAACGAATTTGCCCCTATCAGTTCCTTAGGCTGATGCCAGTGAGTCTTACCAACTGGAATAGAAGCAATGATATTAGCCTTTGGCAAGTTCTTCAATATATCTACTATCTCTTTTTTCTCGAAATGTTCAATGACATCTATGAATAGAAAGCAATCGTAGTTGAGATAATTATTCCATATCTTTCTATAGTCGCCTAGAATGGCTGTTCTATAATTATCCTTTATCTGAGTGCTATCTAAGTTCGCTTGCCAGGCGTCGATTCCATCTATGTTTATAGCAGGCCAGAGTTTCTTCAGGATGCTTCCAATATATCCTTTGCCACAACCGATGTCTAGAATGGTGCTTGCTGGCATGATAGTGCTCAATAGTTTCACGATGGGCTTTAGATTTTTGTCATATCTACTTCGACCACCACCCAGCTTTCTAGAATATGCCAGCAACTCAGCTATCTCAGAATCCTTTATTTCAACCTTCATAAGTTTTTCTCCATAGATTGTTCAATTCTTCATATTCAGGTTCTTGTTTAGCATCCCATGGATTGAGACCTACGAAATGTAGAAGTCTTGGTTTTATTTTCGACCATATGTTCTTATGGTGCGAATATATTCTCTTCAGACAGTTATATTCCATTGGCAGATATTTCATGAGATCTATTTTTTGGTTCAGATATATGTTAAGAACACCCTGGTCGCCACCGTCGTAAGACTTTCCAGAGTTAGCTATGTCGATTAGATCTTTCTTTATAGTTAGATCCAATTTGACTGAATTAGCTACGACCACCCCTGAGTTCATTCGATAATGCTTTCCTTCGAATTTCTTAGATAATCCCATTCCATCATCCTTCGCCATCCATATTGATTGACCGTTGAGTTCTTCAGACGTCAACAACGGAAGACAGTCTAACACCAAGCAATCAGAATCGATAAAGACGACTCGGTCGTAGTCCCTCAATAGATCGAACATTTCGAACTTCATATATGCCTTGGCGAAGCGTGGATTTTTTACTGGAATCTTAGCATATTGAGAAGCATCTATTTTTCTACAAGAAGCTACCTTGCCAAATATAGAAGTTACTATATCTGAATCAGTAAAGACGATCTTATCTAAGGCAAATGTAGATGGATCATGCTTTGCCAAAGACTTGAATAAACATTCTAGTCCAGGTTTGAACTTATCATCACATAGAAATGCTAGACAGATTCTCATCAATCTCCCTTTGTTCTTCTTTCTTTTGAATGTCGATATTTTCTAAAAATATATCATATGGTATATATGGAATATTGCCACACAGCGCACAATCTTTCTGTAGAGAATATAGTCTTACCTTCGATGTTCTATGGTACTGTTTTATTTGGGTTATGAAGCGCTTCAGTCTAGATCCATAATAATTTTTGTCAGCACACGGTAGACCAGACTTCGAGCTATTAGCATGCCAAAAGTGGTGAGCATTATCCCACTTCAGTCTTGCGCCATAAATGAAAATTTCACAATCTTTTGGATATATTTTTTCCCAAAGTGCCTTGATGGCGAACTCGAGCGAGTTGCCAGATTTCGATATTGATAGTTCGTTTACTCCATAATTAGCTACAAAATTATCATAAGCTAATCCATCCATTTTGTTGAAAAGGGAAAATTCTTTCAGATGGTTGACGTGCGAATAGATAGTTGTCTTTGAGAAATCTAGATCTTTTCTTGCATTTATTTCTTTAGCAATCTGAAAATCTACAAAGAATAACTTGTCGACAGCTGCCCTTTCATATATACGGTTGACTCCGCAGATGTCCACATTCAACGCCCTAAGTTTTGGCAACTCGGTTTCAAAATCAAAGTCATTTATGGAAGCATCATTTCCAAATAGAATCACTTTCCTATTTCCAACAGTTGGCTCAAATATAGAATCTTCTACAGACATTTCATCCTTTGAATTTATGGATCCAGTATCGTCCATCTCATATAGATTGAACATGAGCACGTTTCGATACATCGGAATAGCTCTTAATGAAGCTATCATGGAATCTAAATCTGATATGGCGAAATCTATTCTAGTTAGATTTTGAAGTCCGTTCAATAGAACATTAAACTCATTATGGAACCATGGATCCATCAAGCAAACATCTTTTATCTTTTTGACTGGTATCAAAAACTGAGTATTTCTAAGAGATGGATCTAAATACCTTTTTTGTTCATATAGAAATTTAAGATATCTTGGGTCGTCGATGTATATTAGATCAGCAACTTTAAAATACTTCGAAATTCCACCATTATAGCAGATTACTTTGAAGGAGTTCTTCTTGTGTTCGTTTATCTTATATAGAGGATAGATCGAATTCGCGTCGTTTATGACTATGAATTTCATGTCGTCTTTAGTCCTCGAAAGATAGCATTTAGCATTTTTACGTCAGCTGGCTCGTCGATTTCGAACGACCTACTTCCAGGCATCTTCCAGTATCCGACCTTTCCACCTAGACGGCATTCGTTCTCTTCGAAGCACTTTCTAGTAGTCAGATAAAATGCGCCATTTTCCCTTAGATATTCTGGAAAGTCTTGTCGTCTGGGCCGCTTCGTAGGTTCATAGTCAGCTGGAATTAGCTTTCCACGCTTGTCGGTAGTCCACCTGAATCCACCGCAGAGAAATCCACCCCGGTCAGCAGTTACTGTCAGCATCGAGTCATAGTCATTCTCACAGAACATCTTGATGGCCTCATTGAAATCCTGCGTCTCGGTAAGAGGAGATGTGCATTGGACAGTAAGCAGAATATCGGTATCTGGCTTTCTACCCAAGAAATATTTCATGACTGATTCAGTGGATGCCTTGTCGGTAGATACTTCAGGTGGTCTAGACATGCCCCTGACTTTCCAGTGAAATTCCTCAGATTTGTCCAGAATTTCAAACGAATCTGAGCACACGTAGATTTCGTCGACATAAGCAGCTTCTACCAATGCGCCAAGCACGTGGTAGATAAGTGGCTTGCCAGCAACTTCGATTAGATTCTTTCCAGGAATGCCTTTAGAACCACCTCTAGCAGGCACCATCGCGACAATTTTCCTTTTATCGTACATGTCATCTACTCCCGATAGGTTCGTACTTTATTACTTCGTTCAACAACGATCTTTGGCTACAGCACGAAATGGTTATATATTTACTTATATATTTTACGAAGTCAACAATCGTAGCTGAACCGTATAATTTGGCCATCTGGGAGTGATTGTCTTTAACTGGATCGAAGTTCATGATCCGTCTAAGGTTTTCTACATGCTGAGAACCTTCTTCATCCGGATAGAAGTGCGAATTGTCATATAGGTCTATTCCACAAAGAGCTATCTCAGACGCGCCCAGAATATGAGCGGCATTGATTACTGCAGCTAATTGGCCTCTGAATCCACATAATGGCCGTTCGAACGACTTGGCCCAGAAGTTTTCGAAGGATATTGGAGGCTCTGGAAATTGGTGAGGCCATTGCTGACCATTGAAAGCCTTTAGATGATTTGAAGCAACCGCAGTAGCATATAGATTGGGAAATGGAAGCTTGATCTGATGGTTGTCTGTCTTGCCTAAAATGACTTTAGTTCTAGACCATTTTTCTGGATTCTCTAAAATGGTCTTGCGCAGACGTTCTGGCTGATGGTCATTCTCATGAGTATAATACCAGTTTGGAGCGAATCCCTTCTTGAAGAACCAACTGAAGCCAAATGTGTTCTGATTTTTTAGATAATTCCATTCGTTCTCGGTTATTTCGTTTATGGACGGCCCAGTACCCAACACGTACGTCTTCACAGTTAACTCCTATAGATCGCTGAAGTGTTGCTTTTTTCCTTCTGGTATATTTTTCAAAAACTGTCTATAGAACGCGACAAACTCGGCACGTTCCATAAGCGTTTTCAAAGGTATGTAGCCTACTATCGCGTAAGTATCCAAGCTAACCATGCGATAGTCAAGGTTGAATATGTCGAAGGTGATGACTAATCCCCGAGACCGATACCATTCTGGGCCACGCCTGGACTTTGGCCGCTGGGGGTTGAACCAGGGGTTGGAATTCGAACTGAATAGAAATGGCCAATTCGAAGTACAGAGCATTCTACGCCAATAGGAGCCATGGCCAGGCTCGCGGTTCTTCTTAAAGTATGGTGGCAATATTCTACGCCTGAATTTGACCTCGACTACGTTCAGGTGAAAGAACTGATCCAAGACATTCCGATTCCTGAGCAAAGCAGCTTCAGGAGGAGCGTTTTCTAATAGAATAACTGGTCGTTTTAGTGGTACTGCTCCTGCCATATGATTATCTATCGAAGAGGGCCATCGCCTTCTTCCTCCCATTTTTTTTCAAGAATCCTTCGTAGTATTTCAGAAACTTTTCCTTGTCTTCAGAAGAACCTAACGGATATACAGCAACCACTTCGTAGTCATCCATTGAAATCATGCGCCAATTCTGACGGATTAGATCATGGACGATGATTAGCTTCCTATCAGAATACCAACGTTTAGATCTAGGTTGGATGCCACTCGGTGGTCTGAATTTGAATTCTTTAGCATTGTCAGCCATATATTGCCAGTTGGCTGAGCAAAGCATTCGCCTGCTCGGCATTCCCTGGCCTGGCTTTCTGGTAGCGAATGGAATGGGCCATATCCTTCTAGTAAAGACCACTTCAATGACGTTTTCTGAAGACAACTTTCTTATTTCATCCTGAGAGAACTTCTTTAGGGCGCGTTTGCTTCTAATGAACAATGGATTGGTTTTTTCGTCGTCATATTTGGCAGCCGATACATCAGCCGCTCCTACGTCGAGCTTCTTTCTAGTATCTTTGTCGAACTTAGGAAACGAAAAGTTGTTTGAGTCTTTCTTCGCCATCGTAGTCGTTTAGAATGTTTCTTATCTGGTTTAAGATAACCAGCGCACTTTCAGTCTTTACCGTGATACGATATCCATTCTTATCATAGAAATGGTACTCAGCATCCTCAGGCGTCATGAAACAATGGATCGTGATGACCTTCTCGCCTTCAGATACATCGATGCCCCACTTTGGGGACGGATCAAACGACGAAACATCGACATTCTTATTTATGGTTACCCTATTCTTTAGCGAGTCTTTGATTCGTTTGCAAAAGTAACTTTTCGTATATAGATGGTTCTTAGACATGGTCCCTTGCCTTGGTTAGTTTAAGAAAAAGGCGAGCACGCTAAGGAGATAGAAAACGTGCCCGCCCAAGAAAGGAAAGAAGCGATATTATTTATCCTTTTACGATGCTCGAAATCATCACGAGCGAAATGTCGCAGTCGGCCGTTTCAGAGGTGGATTCGATTTTCAACACCTTCTTGTCAGTATATGACACTTTGATAATTGAAGTCGGAATCACCTTGAACAGTTCGAAGTGCTTGAGCAACACGCAGACTCCTTGGCTGACAGTTCCTTCGATCTCGTCGCTAATAGGAATGCCTACTGAATTCGTATATTGTTCAAGCTTGTTGTCGACTTCGGCAATGATCTTCTTTCCATCGTCAGATAGCGACAGATATACTTTGGCATCCTGGTTGTTGACGATATTGAAGCATTGGATAACCTGCTTGATGGATTCAGCAGTCACGTTGAACGTATAGATAGTTTCAAGCGAAGACTTGAGTTTAGTTGACACGAACTGAGCAACTACATCTTCCTTGACCGTCTTCAGCTTGAACTTCACATCGCCTTTATATGAGATAAAGGTTCCGTTGAAGTCAAGATCCACTTCGTCGAGCGCCTCGATGGAAGCAATTAGATTAATGGATTTCTTGAGCTTGCTGAGATCCTGGAAACAAAATTCGACAAGGTCCTCAGCTACGATTCCATCGGTCTTGAAGAACGCACGGATGCCTTGGTCTTCGGTAATGAGATTGACCTCTGTGGATTCCGGACCTACGACAAATTTGCATCCTTCGCTGTTACCCCCAGCGATCTTCATCAGACAGCTGAGGAATTCCGAGAATCCACTTACGCTTTTGACTTGCAGTTTTGACATGTTTAAGGTCTCCTTAGATTATTTGAAGAGCGAATCGACGTCAAAATCGTCGATAGTGGTGTCGGCAGCAGTCGGCTCTTCTGCTTGCTTTGATGGTGTCTTTGCTTCCTTCTTGGATTCTTTCTTAGATTCCTTCTTGGGTTCTTCTTTAGCGGGCATCATGTCTTCATTCGTATCGTCGACGATCGGAGATTCTTCCGGAGCTGCTTCTTCCATTAGACGCTTCTGAATGTCTGCGGCCATCTTGTCTTCAGGAGTAGTTGGAAGATCTGGTTCGCCACATTCCATGGAGATACAGCTTTCTACGAATTCATTGAGTTCTTCAGCACTGGATTCGGTATAGAAGTCCTTGTCGAAGTTGAGTTCGTTGACAGCCTTCTGTACTTCATCTTGGGTGAGAGGAATCTTCGTAGCCTGGCGGGCGAAACTGGTAGAATATTTGTTGTATTCGTCGTTTTGTTGGGTAGTGGAAATGATGAGATCGAATCCCTTTTCCAACTTGAACGCGTCTACGCCAATGACATCCACATCTTCATCCTTCTTGTCGCCCTTCTTCTTGTCCATGACAATGCCATAGATATACTTCTTCAGATCACTTGCGACTGACCATCCAAACTTGAGAATCTTGACAGTTCCTTCGTTGGTTGGAGTGGTCGGATCCTTAATGACGTAGACAAGTGCATATCCTTCCATCTGACGTTTGAAGCTTTCATAAAGTTCTTTTGAAGTCTTCGAACCAGTCTTTTCGAAGTCCTTGTAATAGGCAGAGGTCTTCTTGCAGATGGGGCAACGGCTGAAACCGGCCTTGTCGAGAAGATATTCCGAAGTCGGGCAGACCACGGAGAATCGCTTGCGAGCTGCTTCGTCGAAGTGCTTGTGGACATAACGAAGGAAGAACGGAACGCGGCGCTTGGAGCCATCTTGGATTGCGAACAGGAGACGGAACTTGTAGGTAGCATTGCCTTTTTTGAAGCGAACGATGCGTTGGTCTCCGAACATAGCTGCCGTATCAGCGCGCTTTTCTACGAGTTCGGTTTCTTTCTGGAGGCTTTCTTCGAAGAGTTTGTTGAGATCTAGCATTGTCTTAATCCTTCTGGTTTTGGTTCTTGTTTGTTCTCAGTATTCTTGAAATTCTAGACGTTCTAACTTGTATTATTATTTATGTTACAAGGTACCTCCTTCATTTGTCATATACGGTCAATTTAACACGTTTTACTTCCAATTTTGGCACAGATTTAGATGAAACAAATCCTAGATTGTCATCTAGGTGCTCCATGGCGGCATCTTTTGTATTGAAAACCATAATATGGTCGCCATATAGACACTCAGCAATCAAGTCATCTTCGGTAACCACGTAATATTCTCTGTCGTTCTTCATAGATTCCCTTTCAGTTGTAGAAGCATCGCATAGAATTGGATTTCCTTATCGAGTGCCATAGACATGCGATATAGAAATTCTGCGATGGTGATCTGAATCTTCGGGTCAACCTTGGCCATTTCAAGCGTATGGTCAAAGATCTTTCCAGTCAATACTTCGTAATCTCCAGAGAACTTCTGTTCGTTTTCGATGTAGTACTTTCTAATGTCGATTGGCGCCTTTGTCTTGAGCATTCCAATGATCTCAGACACGATGGCGTCAGTGTCGTTGGTCTCCGAGATTCCGACGTTGGTCATCTCTCCAGTGTTGCACCAGAGTTCCAGAGTTCCGACGATAGTCCGAATATCTGGGAAACTTTTCTTAACCACTTGTTCGGTAAACTCTCCAAAGACTTCCTTCCCGAACTTGATGCCTTCTGACTTCAGGATTTCGATCAACCGATGAGCAACGTCCTTGATGTTGAACTTCAGGTTGATTGGAATGCACCTGGACTGGATTGGTTGAATGATCTTGTTCAAATAATTGCAAGTCAGAATAAATCGAGTATCGTCCTGATATTGCTCAATGACATTTCTAAGAGCGCCCATTCCACTATTTCCAGCAGTGGCTGACGAGATCGAGTCAGCTTCGTCGAGAATGACGATCTTCGGGACGCCTGGCTCCATTGAGACTGACTGACAGAAGTCAGCTACCTTAGATTGGATGTAGTCGACGCCGATCGCCTTAGATCCACAATGGACATATAGATGAGGAGCGCCTAGTTCGTTGACAATGGCGTTTGCCAATACTGTCTTACCTAAGCCTGGACGGCCGGCGAGGATTAGATTGGGACAGGTTTTCTTGTCGAGATAGCTTTGGATAAGCGATCTAATCTTTTCGTCAAGAATCATCTCGGCCAGCTTCTTTGGCCGAAATTTATCTACGAACAATTTAGAAATTTCTGACATGTTCTCTCCTTATTCGGTTGCCTTAGCCAATTTGACATGATTAGGTGGTCCGTTTGAGGCCATGGATGCATTTTAGCGTTGGAAAGCGAAGGGAATATTGGCCATTCTGATTCTTAGTCTCTTCGAAATATTTGACGGTGATAGTCATTCCAACGATCTTAGAAGGATCGGCCTTGAATTCCCTACGCTGTTCGACAGACATGCCAGAGCCAACCGAGACACGGTTTCCCTTATGGGTGATGAAGATGTTGGTGACCACTTCTTCTTGGCGTTCTTCGGTCAACCCCTTCTCGTTCATCCCGACGATACGCATCAGACCCAGCTCGACATCTTCGACGACATATTCAGCATCGTGGAATTTCTTAACCTTGAGCAAATCCTTCGAGCGTCCAGATTTATATGGAGCGTTCCGGCGGAGAATGAGACCTTCCCATCCCTTCTCGATGGCCTTCAGTAGAATCTGCTGGAGTTGGTCTTCGTTGGAGATGCCGGCATGGCTGATCGGCCGGATGAAGTCAATCCCATTGACAGCATGCCGCAATGCTATGAGACGGAAGATATAGTCGACGCTTTTCGCCTTTCCATGAAATTCGTCGATGGAGAGATAATCGAAAGCAATGTAGCACGGTCGTTGAATGGTATGGTCCTTTTTTCCAATTTCTTTCATGACGTCTTGGAAGTTTTCCTTGCCATCGTCACCTTCGATACAAATCTCGCCATCTAGAACGAAGTCTCTCTTTGGATGTTTCTTAAGGATGGCTTCCTTGAGCTTTCCGAGGGTATTGAATTCCTTGCCGCTTCTAGAGTAGAACTTCACATCGCCATCTTTGACTACAGCGATGCACCGGCATCCATCGAGTTTTCTGAGAACAACATATTCAGTGTAGTTGATGGGTTTCTTATCGATTTTCATTCCAGATTTCCATTCGTCGGCTAAAGCTACGTCGAAGACAGGAATCAGTCCAGGATAAACTTCATTGATAAGCGCAACGCCTGTTCTAGTTTTTAGATTCCTATCAAGAATATTGTAGATCAGCTCAATATGTTCTGGATGCTCGAGAACAAATGCGTTGACAAGGCCGATCGCCTTGTTTCCGGTGACCGTTCGTTCGTTAAGCATGTCTAGAAGAGAAAAAATGTCGAGATTAGTGGGTCCGTCAGTCAGCATAATTTCAGGATGCTTCTTACAATTTTCTGACGTGACATTGAACTGCTTGAATGGATTATGGACATACTCCACAAGAGTGGCAAGATCTTTCGTGGCTCCGAAAAGCAAGCCCGGTTGAAGATATTTATCAAGCACCTTCTTCTTGTCTAAATTCGAATTGGATTGGTTAAGTTCATCGCACATTTCAGCGAGTTGGTCAAGAACTTTATGTTTCATCAGTGGCACCTCTACTTAGAAAATTAGTTTATCTTTTTATTTTTCAACACTTAATTAATTCAGCAACATTCACGCCATTATTCCGGTCTTTTTCTGTCAGTTCACATTCGTCGAGATTGCCAGAAAGTCCAGTCATATCGCCACGGATTCCAGTGACGTCGCCACGGATTTTAGTCACATCGCCACGGATTCCGGTCACATTGCCACGGATTCCGGTCACATCGCCACGGATTTCAGTCACGTCACCGTAGATTCCAGACATATCGCCACGGATTCCAGACACATCGCCACAAATTTTAGTCACATCGCCACAGATTACAGACACATAACCACGGATTCCAGACACATCGCCACGGATTCCAGACACATCGCCACCGATTTCGGTCACATCGCCACCGATTTCGGTCACATCGCCACGGATTTCAGTCACGTCACCGTAGATTCCAGACATATCGCCACAGATTTCAGTTACGTCGCCACTGATTTCAGTCACATCGCCACGGATTCCGGTCACATTGCCACGGATTCCAGACACATCGCCACGGATTTCAGTCACATCGCCACAGATTACAGACACATAACCACGGATTCCAGACACATCGCCACGGATTCCAGACACATCGCCACGGATTCCAGACACATCGCCACGGATTCCAGATACATCGCCACAGATTTCAGTCACGTCACCGTAGATTCCAGACATATCGCCACAGATTCCAGAAGCATTTCCAGTAATCTTCATAGAATTCTGTTCGAGTTTTTTAATCATCTTTTTCATTTTCAATCTCCTTTAGTTGTTTCGGTATAATATATAATACAACCGAAAGGAGGATTTGTCAACAGGTTGGGAGAAAAAACCTCTATTTTATTTTTATTTCTTCTATCCAATCAGTGCTTGTATCAATACCCACAGAAGCGTCTTCAGTGGATTCTATATGTTCTACCAACTTTTTTAGATCAACAGTTGCTTCCTTTATAGTCGCTTCTACTTGTTTATCACTGACTACACAGCAATCAGCTGGTATCGGTCGCTTGCTATTCTTCTTCATCCGTCTATATAGAGAATACAGATGTTTATTCTTCTCATCTTTCTGGTGTTCCACCAACCAATGGGTTCCTACCTCACTAGTGCTCAGATGCTTGAAAAGAGAGTGAGCGAAGTCGTCGTTCCAATATAGATCCACTATTTCTTCCTTGGTGTTCCACTCGAATGGAAAGGTTATTTCAACTTCCTTTTTTCTGACAGAGGTTTCAGCGAATCTAGTCAAATTTTTCCACATGTCTAAAAAAGCATCCTTGAAGTGCCAGAAGCAATCGTCTTTGACATATCCAAAAGCTACTTCGAAGAATTGCGATTTATTTCGATACATTTCATTCATTACATAGTAGTTGACCATATAGCACCACATCTGTGGTTGAGTTAGCACATGTCCAACGTTTCCATATTCTAAATCTAAGCTACCCACTCGACGTTCATAACCGAGCTTTTCAAAGCCATATTTTTCGTGTATCTTCGCTCGGAGTGCCTGTCTAGCTATTTGTTCAGCTGCATATTGAAGTGGGTTGTTCTTCAACTCGACGTAAATGGGGTGTACTACATAGTCAGTGTTCTTTAGATAGTGGAGAATGAGGGAGGTGCTATCGAACCCACCAGACCATGGAATAAAGACGTTGCTCATCAGTAGCTCCTATTCTAGCAATTTGTTGAAGTTCGCTTCGAAGCGGGTACTAAAATCGTAGATGGCCTTTATGCGCACCACCTTCGACCTGTATATCTCGTAGCTTTCGATAAAGCTATAGAAATATTCGTCAACTATGTCAAGTGGCAGATTCTTCAGAATGCATAGAATATTTGGAACTATGGCTAAGAAGTAGGCAGATATCAGTCCAGAGTTGAAGTGGAAGGCGATTGTCGGGATAGTTTCCATGTTCCTATATAGATATCCATCGAGATCCCTTATGCCTTCTTTCTTGCACCATTGGACGACGTTCTTGATGTTGGATAATATCAGTTCGTAGATTTTCTCATAGTCATCCATATTATTGGTCTTGTCGACAAATCCTCTATATATCTTAAGACCTTTCAGAGACGTTAGAAGAGAAGCATCGAATCTACCCCTGTAGTGTAAGACCAGGGCGGTGATTAGAATCCGGTAGTCTAGGTTGTCATTTGTCTCAAGGCGCTTAGCAAGCTGTTCGAAGTAAGTCCAATCGGCCCGTTGCCTGGCCTTCTCGAAGTTCTTGATTGGCTTGACATGGATCTTCTTCTCAGCATATATGGTCTGAATATGGTATTCTTCGTAGATCTGTTCTGGAGTGACGTTCATAAATCAAAGACTCATTAGTTCGATGCTTGATCTCATGGATTCTACGTTGTTTATGTATTCCTTCCGGACATATCGGATAGAATGGGTGGTGAAAATCTCAGGATATAGCTTGCACAGATTGAACAAGCATGATTCTAGTTTTTCATCCATTGCTATCATCATTGCACAAAACTCTGTCTTGTTCTTGATTATTTTAGACAGTCGCTTCTCTGGGTCGTCTCCATTTAGATATTTTCTGAGCTTCTTGTCGAAGTTTTTGGCGTCTATTTCTCTGATTAGATCGCGTTCGTGGTTATGGCCTGCTTTATACATGGTTATCTTCCTTTTATTTCATCAAATTCATTACTTCCGATAAAAGAATATTGTCGCCATCTGCCTCTTCTGCACGAGTGGCCGTATAATCAGAAATGGTAAGATCTGTATAGTTAATAAAGAAGTTTAGCGTCTTGCCGCAAAATCCAAATCTGTTTTTAATTATGGTAGAATTCATTTTAGACGCTTCTTTATCGCCCTCAGCTTGCCATAGCGTAGCAATGAAGTCTGCTGTCATGGCGATCTGTGAAGAGTCAGAAATTTCACCCATGCCTGCTGTGTTTGTATTATAACCGGAACGATTTAGTTGCGACGCGGACAACGCCGGAAAAGAATATTTGTAGGTCAGTGCTCTAATTTCTTTAGCAACTTGGCCTACTTTCTCGTACGAATTGAGACCTTTAGATCCTCCGTTTGGATTCAGTAGATTCAGATAGTCAACCACAAGCAGATCAATCTTTCTACCATATTTCATCTGCACGTTCTTGACATAGTTGCTGATAGTAGCCGGGTTGATAGAATCTGGTGGAAATTCCTTGATGAGAAGCTTCCCACCTGGATATAACTGTTCGAAATTTCCAACCTTTACTTTAAGTTCGTCGATGTTCTGATGAAGCTGATTTACGTCGATGCTTGACAGATGGGCGTCGATGCGCTTGGTATAGACATATTCGCTCATCTCCAGCGATAGAATAGCTACGAACTTGTTTTGCTTTAGGAAATTCACAGCAATGTTGGATAGCATCAGTGACTTGCCTAATCCAGGCTGTGCCACGAAGAAATATACGGCCCTTCCATTAGTAGATAAGCCGCCGTGAAGCTCCTTGTCGAGATCTGTCAGCAAGGTTGGTGTCATCTGGTCAGGTATTGCAAGTTCCTCGAGATGCCTCTCGAAGTCTTTGAAGTAGTCCATGCCGATTCCGTTATCCAATCCAAGGCTGGAGATCTTCTCGAAGAGGGTCATGCAGCTCGACATGTCACGATATTGTTGGATCTTTTCTAAATTGTCGATGATGGCATGGTATGTAAGCTTTCCCTTTATATGCGACAAGACATTGTCCTTGACGAATTCTTCATCTTCTTCTACGATGATGTTGAGCGCCATATGGACATCGTTTTTGACTGCAAGCCAATCCATTTCCTTGTCTGCTACGTATTTCTGAAGGATCAGCTCGTAGGTGTCCGTCTTGGGAAACTTGTCATATTTCTTATGGTATGCAAGCAATACCTTGACAGCCACTGCGATGTTTTGGTTCTCGAAGATTCTGGCATCGAAATTATTGGCTATCAGATCAAAGAAGTCGCTATCGGTATAGAACTTCTTCAGGATTAGCTTTTCGACTACAGATGGATCGAGTTCTATCGCCACTTGTGGCTGTTCTCCGGATTTCTTATGTTGTTTCAATTTGACTCGCTTTCTTCTTCTACGAGTTCTTCGAGCACTTCGTCGTTGGCAGAGTGATATTTCATATCCTTTATGGACATGGCGTCGAATTCGTCGAGAATTCCCTTCCAGCCTTCGTCGCAACGGATGAGGTCCTTGAGCCGGAGCTTCTTGTCATACCCCTTGATTCCATAGAACTGCGATCCAGATTCATGTTCGACCAATCCATATTTCACCGCATCGTCCACTAGCCCATCGTATTTTCCAGGTCCTTCAGTGAAGTCAAGATACATGGTTGCTTCATGGAATGGTTTTGCAAAAGAATTCTTATATGAAAAGAACGTCAGTAAGGTACCACCATAAAATCCATCGTAGCTTTCTTCTTCAGATTTCTTCCATGACTTGGTAAGCTGAAGACCAACTCGGCACATGTATTGAGCGCCTTTGCCTCCGGATTGGCTCTTGAGCTTCGAGGCGAACATGGCTGATGGATCGTCGTAGACGTGGTTAGTTACTATGAACGGGGTATCTGTCTTTAAGCAAGGAATGGTAAGCGACTTCATCATCGAATTGCAGACCCGAGCGCGAGTGCCCATGTCGACGACAACCTTATCTTTCTCAACTGCGTCGACAATGTCTTTATTGGATACCAGGGCTCCTAGACTGTCCAAGGCGCAGATGAATTTAGAAGCATCGCCAGCCTTCTGAACTTGTTCGATATAGTCAAGCACCTTTAGAATAGCCATCTTGGCTTCTTCGACCGAACGAACTAGAATATGTTCGATATTCGAAGTATCCATGCCTTGGTTCTCAAAGAATTCGCTCAGAGCTCCGCCTTCCGAATCGAAAAAGAAAGCATGTTCGTATTTGCTCTGCTTCATGGCGTTCGCAAACATCTTCGCCATAATGTAAGACTTGCCGGTCTGTGATTCTCCACCTAGAATAGTTACTCGTCCACTTGGAATTCCAGTATAGATAGAACCTGTGATGATTCTATTCAGCGCATAGCAGCTGGTGTCGATATAGCCAGTCGGCTTTCCATATTTAGATTCTTTGAATGAGGTACAGCCAAGATCCTTTCGAAGGTTCTTGAGCATGCCAGCCACTCCAGACAACTTTTCTTTAGCCATAATGGTTCCTTCCTTTCGTTTAGTTCAATTTGACTTAGAATGTTTAGACTGTAAAGGTTAGATCCAAATATTTTGTAGCATATTTTTTGGTGGTGCTGATTCTGACATTGGTTATCTTAGGACTGAAGGCAAGCTCCATAAGCTCTCTTACCATTGGGTGGGCTGCCTTAGATTCTCGAAGACTCCTGATATATTTCCACTGGTCATCAGTTGCTGTCATGATTAGTTCGGTCTTAAGACCATTTGGCAAGACACTGCGCGCCATTTGCGGACTTAACCCTTGGTTCAATAAGCACTCATATGCTTGGGCTGACAAAAGCATCGATTTCTTAATAGTGTCAGAATCATATTCGATGAAGGTTATTTCTTCTCCATAATTGCAGTATCTAGTGGATTCTTGGCTAAAGGAAGCAAGCCGGTGTCTGACAAGCTCGTGAGAAATGCCACGGTCGGTGACGAAGCGAAACGTGGAATATTTGGTGTCTTGCTCGAAGACATACGAATGGCCGGCAATCATGCCAGCGTGAGTCTTCATTGCTGTAGTAGAAAAAGAAAGCAATCTATCGAACTCAGGAAAGATCCTACATAATTCTCTGACTACATAATTGATTTCTATCTTTTTGGCAATAGAACCAAAAGTCGGATCGTTCCATGTTTGGTTTAGTAGAATTGCCCAAGATCTAAGATTTCCAGATATCTCCAATGCTTTCTCATCCTGTACAGTGACCTCCCTATATTCCATTCCTTCGAAGATCAGCATGTATTTTTCAAACTCGCTGAGATATGAAGAACGGGGCGTCTCTTTACAGAATAAGCGCCTCATACTGATCCTAACATGTTCCAATACGCTATGATGGCCATTCTTGACGATCTTCTCATAGAATGCCAATGCAGACCCTTCTTTGATCTTGTCTTCAGACTTGTAGCACACCCTTCCACATATCTCGATCTTCTTGAGGATGTCTTTTTCGTCGATGCGCTCAGCAGACTGAGGAACAAAGCGCACTGTCAAGCTTCTAGATTTATTCATTTCAAAATCTCCTTGAGTTCTTTTAGTTCGTTCTTCCAGATGTCCTTGGCTGAAGTGGTGGCGATCTCGTTGTGTTGCTTGGTTTTTTGAGTTAGCTCAGTTTTCAGCCGTTCAAGCGATTCCTTGGTAAGCTGTCTGATGGGCGTGTTCAATAGATAGTCGAACGACCCGTTCTTCGTGACGATCTTGTCGGCCTTCTTTAGCTTTTCAATGACATCCTCTTCTGAGACATTGTACAGTTCGAGTTCCTTAGACATGTATAGCTTGATGAAGCATGCCCTGGATATCAGCCATGAGATTTCTTGCTTTAGTTCGGCCATTTGCTTCTGGCGTCTGAGTTCGTAATACCTCAGCCTAACTTCCATGTAGCGTTCGATAATGTCTTCGATGGATTTAGCCGTATCGTCGATGCGAATGTCCCCGTCGAGATTTAGATAGGTAAAGTTCTCAGTCACCGGCTTTACGAGCTTTAGAACGTTCTTCTTGAGATTCTGTTCGTCCTTTAGGAGTTCGGCAAGCTTCTGTCTAGTGAATGATACGACAAACTCAAAATGAGAATCAGTTGACTTATCGGCATAGTCGGAAATTACGTCGTCTTCCTGCAGCTTATCGAGCACCTTCACATATCCAGCCAGGTCATATTGTGGCGGAATCTCGGTTATATGGATGGTGTTGGTGTTCTTGACAGAATATAGTCCTTCGAACAACCAGGAGCCATTTTCCTCAATGACCTTGCCTTTCCATCCAATATAATGGGGTGCCAATCTAGGTAGCTTGGTACCGTCGAGTCTAGCCAGCAGCCAGTCGACTACCGTCTTTGGATTTCTAGGCAGAATTTTCTGGGCGAATCCAGTAGATATGCCTTCAGATCCGTTGATGGCGATCAGTGGCACGATTGGCAAGAGGAACTTGGGCTCGATCTTGTCGCCTTCGAATTCCTGCTCGATTAGCACTGGGGTATCTTCTTTTCTGAAGATCTTCCAAATGTAGTCTTCGTAGCAGGTATAGATATACCTGGAAGCTGCTGCCTCTTGGATAGACCTGGTTCCGAACATGCCTTCCCTCTTGAGCAGGGGCAGGTTGTTCGATCCGACGAAGTTCTGAGCCAATCCAACAGCCACTCCGGTGAGCGACACTTCGCCGTGGATATAGGCGCAGAATTCTGCACATTTTGAAGACAGCTGGGCCACCTTGACCGGCTGCTTGATATTATTGACCATTACTGTCCATAGAATCTTCCTAGCGCTTGTCTTCAGCCCATCGATATTAGAACCTATCTTACGATAATTGTCGTAGACTGAGTAGTCGCAATATTCGTTACGGAAGAAGCTGTCGATTTTCATCAAGGTTTTTCCACAAAGCGTTTAAGGTTTTCTTTTTCTTCCTTTTCAAATTCTTCTTTGCATACGCTCACGATCTTCGCAATATCGCTTTTCTCACAGATAAGTCCATGTAAGAGCAACAGATAATTGATGGCGTCGACAATTCGCATGCCAATTGGCTCAGTACTTTTGTTTTGGGCTTCGAGAACGCCGATCTTGCTCATGTCCTTTACGAAGGTGAAGATAGATGAAAGGTGCTTGTCCAAAAAGACGGTGATGACTTTCTCGGAAGGAATTTCTTGCGATTTGCCAGTGCGCTCGAAGTTGGCGAAGACGTTCTCTTCTTTTCCTTCGGCAGACTGATATTCCCTACCCTTTTCTTCAAGTACCTTCAGAACCTTATTCTCAATCAGTTCTTTGGTGATTTCGTAGAATTCTTGACGTTTCATAGAAGCTCCTTTGGTTGTGTTAGATCAATTTGACATGAGTTCACTCGGTTTTTAGGCTGAAAGTCAACATGGCGCACCCAGATTTGGCCTCGAGTTTGACGAAGGGGCTAAATGGACCCATCTTGCGCCTCTTCTGGAGCACTTCAGAGTAGAATTCCATAGTAACGGGTTTGGCCTTAGTTATGTCAGTCTGCCAGTCGGCTCCGGTCCAATAAAGAGGTCGGCAGCCAGACAACATCTTCGCTTGGACGATTCCAAGTTCTTCTTTTATTCCTTGCCTTCCTTTATGATTTTTATCTACCACCACAAACCTCCAATCCACCCTTGACAAATTTCAATTTGTTGGTTCGGGTTTGATGCACACCCGCCGAATGCGGCATTGTAGCCCGCTGGCTCGCAGAACATTGGGCAATCGTCGCAGCAATATGCAAATGCAAATCCATCTGTTATGGGATTGCTCCGAATAACCTACATTGCATCGGCTTCATCTTCCCCGTCCGTTCAATGTACAGGATTCCGGCTTCATTGATTAGGATTTTCGCTTGATCCTCCTGATTACGATTGCGTTTTTTGAGGTTGCACCAGTCCAGTTTAGCCTATCCCATACAGGACCGCGCCCTGACAAAACATAGTCTCTGGCTGTCGGAAATTCATTTCCTTCCAGCAAACGGAACCCATCCGGAACACCCCCTGTAAAAGCCATCTGTTTCGGCTCCGTTTCGACCGGCTCGGCTCCGTCAAGTTCCCATTGATAAAGACAACCTTTTGATGTAGAAAACGTGAAATTATCACGCCTTTCGTTGAAAAAAAACTCATCTCCTTGACGGCTCCGGTATTTCTTACACCCATACATCTCATTTCCGTTGCTGTCAATTGGTGCAGCAAAACGGTATTCGCATCCAAGTTCCCAGTTTGGACTTTTCGTTTTTTCCCAAAGATATTTAGTAATTTTGTACTCAACCCTCCTGCTTGTGTCTTCGAACCACAATTTCGCGATTTCTGCATGCGGATGCCTGCTCATTTCTGCTCCTTTCGTTCGTCGTTCCACATGAACGTGGTTGCTCCTTTTTTGCAGTTGTTTTTCATGTTTGTTTACTTCCTATGTTATGGTCACGTGGATATTGTTCCACAGCCAGATGATTATGTCGATCCATTTCCAGATTGCGAACGGAAGAATCAGGAAAAAGCCTATCGCCAAAGTGAACAAAACCATCAGAGATCCCGCGAATCCGTCATCCAATCCGCTACTCATTTCTGCTCCTTTCGTTCGTCGTTCCATCGGAATGCGGCTTCACCTGTGTCTTTATCAATAACGTAGCTTCCTGCATTATTATCGATGGCCCTACTATATAGTGCTTTTTTGGTGTTTCCGCTCGATATCAGGCATATCGTAATCGTCAATAAAACACCGAGAAAGAAACCCATCAAAAAACTAAAGGTTCCGTCACTCACCTCTTACCATCCTTTCTTTTTCCATTCGTCAGCCTCTGCGTACTTACGAAACATAGGTATTTGTGCATTATGCCTTTCTGTTGATAGATTCTGAGTGAATCATATAATGGATATCATAGCTGAGTTGTTCCAATTTAGCGGCATTTTTACTAACACGGTTTAAGACTCCAATAATTATCTTCACTTTTTTAGCTGTGCTAAAATTCTTCCACCCGTCCCAATATTTGAATTGTTTAGCATTGACGAGTTTCTTGATCTTATTAAGTTCGTCTGAATCATTCATTTATTAGCCTTCCTTTCCATGTAGTTTTCCAACGCTTTCAAATCATTACAGAACTCAACACAATCATCATCCAGCTCGTCGCGTTCGCCACTGTTGACAAGAGCATTGAAATTCCACGAAAGAACAGCCTGGACCAAGGATTCCAATTCGCTTTCCGCCAACAGGTCTACTTCTTCTCGAGCTTCCTTTTTGTTACATGAGCCATCTTGCCAGTCACGATACTTGCATTCCTTTTGACGATGGTCGGCCTCCCGATGTTTACAATTTTTCCATATTTCACAGTTGTGAGACATTTGGCGATGGCACTGGTTGGTTTTTTCAACAGCATCGTTCATTTGGAGAGCCCCTTCTTATAGATTTCAACGAGTTTAGCCTTGTCGCTAATGGCATAGATCTGTCCGGCATATTTGGGCATGAGCTTGTGGACATAAGCCATCTGGCGGTCGGTAATCCGACGGGTTTTGGATTGTTCGTAGATCGAGCTGAGAAAAGTGGCGTCGAGTCCGTTGAAACCAATCCCATTGTCATATTTGGTCTTGGCTGTCATTTGTTCGTCTTCGGTCTGGTGGAGATAGATACGTTCGAGACCACGGAGGGCCCAGGCACGGTTGGTGTGAAGTTGCTTCCGAATGAACGATACCAATTCAGTTTTGGTGGGTTCGGCGTTCTGTTTGGCATTTTTCATTTTGATCTCCTTGATTTTCAGTATAGTATATGATACAATGAAAGCGGTTGACTGTCAACCGCCCAAAGGAAAATAAATGAAAAATAATTCTATCTTCTAGTACGGATGATTCGTTTGTTACGTGTGATGGTTCTGATCTTCTTTTTTCTAACAGGAGTGCTGACTGATATGTAAGAATAATGAGGTTGTTCCGCTGGAAGATATTCCAATTCGGCCAATTTGGCCTTCAATATTGAATCATCTGATGGCTTAATCCTATCTAATATGATAACGCCCAAGACCATGGAAGGAATAATGACACACGATACCAATCCAAAGATGAACATCAGAATATCCATATTAGTCTTCCTTGGCTGACTGGTTGTTCGTGTCGTCTACATAAATAAACGCTACCTTATTTCTGACCGCCTGATCCACCTGAGTCTTGGACAAATAATGCCAGGTCATTTCTCCGGACCGCTTTGCTATTACCAGACGTTTGACCTCGCCTTTGTCAACCACTAATGGATATCCAGCATCTTCATATTCATCCAATCCTAAAGACAATCCTTTTCTTTGGTTTTCTTCAGCGACGGAAAGCTTATCGATTTCATCAAGCAACTCAATAATTCTTGCTTTCAACTCTGCAATATGTTCGCCCATTCCCCTTTTATCGGATTTTAGTCTTGTATTTTCCTTCTCCAGTTCTTTGATTTTGTCATGATCTTCTTTCTGGGTAGTTTGCCTGAGTTTTGAAACTCCCAGGGCTGCGTTAACCTTTGTAATTTCAACATTTAGATGCTCATTGATAAATCTATATTTTTCGTTTTCCCGCAATAGTTTGGCGTTTTCTTTCTGAAGTTCTTCCAGAATCTCAACACTTACTGCATTAACCACCGTTTTATGCACATCTGATTGATTTTGGTCTTCGACTTCTTTTTCTAACTTCTTGTTTTCGGTAGTAAGCTGTTCGATCCGATTTAAGCATTCTTTGAAAATCGCATAAAGAGCTGAATTGTCAAAAGCCAATGGACGTTGTTGACCCACTAACTTTGTAGAAAGATCAGAAAATATGCTCATTGGTTTGACATCAGCTTGGGATGTTGGTAGATAATTACGATAAAGATTCCATTGTGCTTCGTTAGCCAATACAAATATCGGAGCATTTTTTTGGGTGCCATCTCGCAACATGACATCATAACGACGATGCAATATTCCATTCATTGACACGTCAGTATGTCCAATCCGACGAGTCTTATCATAATACTGGATGATTTCTTTCAAATTCTCAAAAAGTTGTTTGTTCATTAGTTGTTCTCCTTTGCATCGTTGGTATTGTTGGTTCTTGCATTCCACTCATCTAACAGAGATTGGATCCTTCCATAGATAGATCCAACGTGTCCTTGGATGAAACATCCAGATTTATGACGGCAATTCTCAGATACCGAGCCATTAGCATGAATGGCCATAGCAAATGGGGCGCCACAGAATGGACAGTCTTGAGCTACTTTGTCTTTACCTCCAAAGACATCGTCGATGATGTTCTGAAGCTCGCCGAAATTGCTGACTGGGCTTTCTTCGACTTTGTCTCCGACGTCCGCCTCGCTGTTGGAGTAGGTCACCCATTCTTCATCAGCATATGGTTCAAGAACATGTTCTACAATGTCGTCGAATGGGAAGTAATAATTAGTTTCATAATTCTTCCTTCCATTGGCCTGAAATATGTCCGACTTAAAACAAAACGGAATAATGTCGTCTTCGAACCGATCTGAATATTTCTTTCCAGCCTGTGTCTGAGTTAGGTAGTCCAAGCGTACAAAAGACGGATCATATACAGCACCACTACTAACGAACTCCCGCAACGAATCGTTGTTTGAGAAGAAATGACCGTTCGTAGAACAAATCAGATTTCGGTTATATCTGATAATGAAGTCACCCTCGTTAAGGTATGTCACTACTCTGTATTTTTTTCGGAGGTTCTTTTTTGGTTTTAGTTCAATTCCATAGAAATATCTTGGATTTCCTGGCAATCTTTCACAAGCGAAGAAATTACACGAACTTGGTTTAGACGAACGGACCCATTGCTGACACCACCGATAAACATTGGAAGTCGTATCTTCATTCAATCCAACCGGAATCTGGAAAGCTTCATAGATATGTTCTTTCTTAACAGCGTACATGATTATTCCTTTAGTTTAGATTCAATATGACACAGTTCAGACATAAGTTATTGGCCTCCCGAGCAGGGATCGAACCTGCGGCCTGCTGATTAGAAGTCAGCTGCTCTGTCCTCTGAGCTATCGGGAGAATGTTTATCCCTTGATGTTGATGAGCGGCTTGGTGGTTTTCAGCGGTCGGATTGACATGTTCAGATCTCCTTGATGCGGTCGGTTAGCGATTCAGACGATATGTAACTATCTCCAATGAAAACATATCCATCAGATTGGTAGGATTCGTTCAAGTTAGAGGCATCTACCGCGGTGAGCCACGGATTGCCAATGAAATCTACAACCGGATTCAACACCATATCATGCTTCTTGAGAATCTTAGCGAGATCCTTCATAAAGGCGATCTTTTGGTCAAGAGTTTTCATCATCAATCTTTCTTTTGAAATCTTTTCTTTAATTCCGATTTGGCCTTTTTAACCAATTCTTTGAATTTCAAAGTTTCCTTCTTTTCTTTCATAACCAGTTTGTCGGCTTCTTCTGGGATTACGCCGTAATTATTAATCAGATCATTTTTCATCGTCAATCTCCTTCGGTTGTTTAGCACGTTTAGCATTTTCAATATAGTATATAATACAACCGAAAGGAGGATTTGTCAACCATCAGATCGAAAATAAATCGAAATTTTTCTGCTTCAGATACTCCTTACGCTTGTCTGCCTTGGAACTCGAAAGCCAGTCATCGACAATCTGGACGTCAGTAGCTTCGTCGAAGTCTATCTTGACTACGAATTTGTCCATGCCGACCTTCTTTACCAGATCGCGTAACTCCTCAGTCTTCCAGGTGCCAAGACCCTTGTAGTAATGTTGTTTATATTTAGATACATCGTTCTTGGCGACGAAGGCCTGGTAGTCTGGAAGATTCATGAAATGGTGGACGATCTTTCCTTTAGAATCTTTCAGCGTGACAATCGGGGTCTGAAGCTTGTAGATGTTGTTCTTCAGGATTTCTTTGAAGTGCTTGTAAAAAAGACCGATGTAAAGACCAGTGATATGTGAACCAGTTACTCCCCAACTAACCATCACCATCAGCATCTGTAGCGATGATGATTTTGTCAAAGTTGCTGGTTCTATCTACCTGGTTGCAGTTCATGGTTCTTCTTACATTAGTCTGTTGTTGGTAGGCGTTCATATCTACCTTAGACTTGTTGATCTTTTTGAACTTCATGGAGTATCTCCCTTTATTAGATTTTTCACGCCAATCCAAGACCCATTTATCTCAATTTCGTCCTCTAATCGGGCTACTATTTTCTCTCCGTCTACTTCAAATTCGTACCATTCTTCAGGTTCTGCCTTCCCAATCTGTAATCCACAGATCTGGAATATCTCCTGCATTTCTTTGTTGTCAATGATGCGCTTCTCGGTAGATTCATAGGCGTTCAACGGGACACCTCTAGAGCCATAGTAGGCGAAGTGCTTCCGACCAAAGGCTGCCGATAGACCACCCATGGCAGACATCCCTTCGCAGATGAAGAAAGCCTCAGGGGTGTCAGTAGCTGCCAAATATGCGTCGGACTTGATCTTCATCTTCTTGAGCTTCTTGTTGAATTCTTCGAGCTCCTTGTTCTTCTTATATTCTTCTCGCAGCTTGAAGATCTCCACGACCGGATCCATCAACTTCTCGTTCTTGTAGATCTTGTCGTTGAGCTTCTCGAAGTCCAGACCAGCCAGAAACGCTCTAATCTCTCCGGTTGAGTTGGTTAGACGCTCCTTGGTTTGGCTGTCGAACTTCGGGTTTGGAAATCCCCTAAACACACAGACAATCTTCAACCGGTTGTAGATGTCAGCTGGCACGATGGTCTTATATTTCTTGATTAGTTTGTTGCGGATCTTATAGGAAATCTCGTTGCAGATAAGATCCATGTGGTTGCCACCATTCTTCATGTGCAGTCCGTTGACATATGAAATGGTCGTGTAGCTATCGGTGTCAGATGGATATACCCCGAGCAAGAAATTGTCAGCTTCTACATATTCGAAGTCTTTTCCATAATATTCCAGATAAGACTTACCTGATCTAACATCGATACGCTTGGTATTGAAGTAGAACTTGATCTGAGGAAAGGAGACAGCCAACTGGATAAGCCGTTGTTCAATGACATTCTGATGGTTGGCATCGATCTCATTCAATCCAAAACGTTCAAGGTCAGGCGTGAATTGAACAATAGTGAACGAATTCTTGTGGGTGGCCTTCTTGATCTTGTACGACATCTTCTTGAGATTATCAGTACACTTAAGAATAAGCTTTTCCTTGCCAGAATATGTCTCAACGGAGAATTCCTTAGACCAGACGTTGGTGCAAAAAGCTCCGACGCCAAAGGATCCAATTGACTTTCTTTCTTCAACAAAGTTAGAACCGGCTTTCGCGTGGGTGAACGCCAGGACGGCCTTTGGCAGCTTTGTCCCCCTGTCGATGTCCACGGGAACCCCTCTTCCATTGTCTTCCACCTTGACAGAAGTCTTATCGATTGTCACGTAGATTCTATTGGCCTTAGCGAAGTCTGTCTTAATTGCTTCGTCTACGCTGTTGTCGATGACTTCATTGATGATTTTGGCAAGCCCTGGGACATATGTATATTTCTTGTATTCGAAGAGGTTGGACTCACGGTTCAAGAGAAAGCCTTCAGCCTCTACGTAGTTAATGGACCCGATGTACATGTCTGGCTTGGTAAGGACATGCTCCTCGTCGGTCAGCTTTCTAATTTCATTATTAGCTGCCATGTGTCTCCTTGGTTAGAAATTCAGACCTGCATCAATTTGACACAAGCCTTCTCGATGTCCATAGTCATGTAGACATCGAAGAGGGCGTCATGGGCGTCCGCCTTGGAGATATCAGTGTCAATCAGACCCATCATGCGAAGCGTATTGTATACAGTGGTTAGCTTGAAGTTGTTCATCTTTGTTCGGATAGAGGCCATCGCATAAGAAGCCAACACCATAATATCCATCGTGTTGGACCAGAAGAAGTTGCCAAAGAGGAACTTCTGGTTGGCAAGCTTCTCGGTGAGCATATTCTGGTTTTCCTGGATGAAGTTGACGATGAAGTCCTTATCAAAGTGTGCGTTGTAGGCACAGAAGAACATCTTGTCCTGGGCGTCGAAGGGCTTGCAATGTCTGACGAGCAACTTCATAAATTCCATAAAGGCTTGTTCGTATGTCATATCCCTGGATTGGACGTCTTCCTCGGTCAACCCTGAGATCTTCAATGCTCGAAGGTCAATCAGCTTCTTGGTAGACGGAGAGAACTTCAGATCAAGGGTCTCGATGGTTTTGCCATCTTCAACCAGGATCGTACAAAGCTGATGGATGGAATGGTTCTTAGGATCCAATCCAGTGGTTTCGACGTCTACATAAAGCTTCTTCATGTTTCAATATCCTTCAGTATTTTCAGTATAATATATAGTACAACAAGAACTCAGTTTTGTCAATAGGATTTACCCAATTAATTCAGTAATATTCACGCCATTCTTACGGTCTTTCTCAGTTAGCCCACATTCATCGAGATTGCCTTGGATTCCAGTCATATCGCCATAAATTCCAGTCACATCGCCACGAATTCCATATATATGACCATGAATTCTAGTCACATCGCCACGAATTCCATATATATGACCATAAATTCCAGTCACATCGCCACGAATTCCATATATATGACCATGAATTCTAGTCACATCGCCACGGATTCTAGACACATTGCCACGGATTCTAGACACATTGCCAAAGATTCCAGATATATCGCCGCGGATTCCAGTCACATCGCCGCAGATTCCAGTCACATCGCCGCAGATTCCGGATACATTGCCAGAGATTCCAGTCACATTGCCTTGCAGACTATCAACATTGCCAAAAATTCCAGACGCGTTGCCAGAAATTTTGGAAACATTACCAATAATGCTAGACACGTTACCACGAAGCTCCGACACATCACCGCGAATGCCAGTCACATCGCCAGATATTCCGGTCACATTACCATAAATATTTGATACATCACCAGAAATTTCAGCAGCATCACCATAAATTTTTTCTATGTTGCCAGTGATATTTTTTGCATTCGTCAATTCTTTTTTGATTTCAATTTTCTTCATCATCTTTTTCATCGTCAATCTCCTTTGATTATTTGGTATTTTTAGTATAATATATAGTACAACAGGTATTCGGTTTTGTCAACAGGTAAAACAAAAAAGGAGGAAAATAAATTCCTCCAATTTCGTAGTGCAGTGGACACGTTTGGATCAGTTCTTTTCTACCAGCCACTTGACGAACTTGTTCTTGTTGAGATACTTGCTTTCGAGAAGCGCCTCTTTTACGTCTGGTCTGATTGTAGAGGTATCGCCAACGAACATTGATTCAGTCAGCTTCGGCGTAGAATTCTTGGCGAATGGGAACTTGAGCATGTTGCCAAACGTCTCATAGTCCTTTTCATAGATATGGTACGAGACAGAATGGTGGATATATTCGCCAAGTTCGAGATCTGGATAGTTGTCGAGAAGCTGAAGCCTCATCTGCTGCATGAGAAGCGTGAAGAATGGAACATCATATACGATCCCGAAGAAAGCATCTGAACTGCGCATGAACATGGTCAGATTGAGCTTGTCATTCCGGATGTTGAAGACCCCGTTCAGCGTACAGACAAAGTCCTTATTGTCTTGGAACGAGTGGTATGGTTTGCTGAAGCGAACGATAGCCTGGCGAGTGTCCTCATCTTTTCTGAGCGCGTCGAGAGCCCATTCCCATTCCGTATAGCCAAATTCATTCTTTTCCTTGAAGATCGTATATCCATAGGCTGACGAGAGCTTTCCAGTTTCCTTGTCAGCCAACTTGTTCCAGAAATTGGAATATTGGCTGATGTACTTGAGATCGTTCCGCCCGAGGAAATACCACTTGAGTTCGCCTTTGAGATATTTGTCGCTAGGGCTTCGATTGTCGTTCGAGTAAAGATTGCTATATGGATTGGTGAGTTGGAGCACCATATTCGATACTTCTTTCACCTCCATTCCTCTCGGAGATACTGTCGCCTTTGAATCCATTACAGCTTCAATGGACTGCTTATAGATTTCAGCAAACGTCGAACCTTTGATAAGTTGCATAGATATACCTTTATATCAGTTAATGATTCGTTTATGATATGTTAGATCGAACGGATGAAGTCGGCTACCTTCTTGACACATTCGACTGGATCTGGATCATGGGTGGTGTCGATAGACATGTTCTTGAAGATAGACTTCGAGATATAATACGAGAAGGCGTTCTGGAGCTGGGCGATGTCCTGCACCGAAGGAGCACGTTCGGTCTTTCTGGTTTCTTTGAACCGACGAGCAACCACCACTGGATCGCATTTCACCTGTACAATAATGACAGGAAGATCGGCATTTTTCCGTTCGAGAGTTCCTAGATAAGTAGGCACTCGATTGCGAAGCGTCGGAGAATAGATGAACTCGCCGATGTGGGCCCTGTCGAAGATGAAGCTATTTCCAACGTTAGTAGCTGCTCGAATCATGTCGAACATGAGGTGGAATTGGCCAACCTGAAAGCCATAGCGCTCATCGGTAGTATCGCCGATTGGAAATTGAAAGTGGTGGTACATCAATGGATATCCCAAATGCTTTCTAAGCGCTTCGATAAAGGTTGTCTTTCCAGAAGCATCTACTCCTTCGATGATGAGCGAATATTGCTTCATGGGTTTTTCTTGAGTAGCTTCTGGAACCGTTTCCTGAACAACTACGTCTTGAATTGGAACTTCTTTGACGATAGGATCAACTTCTTTCTGACGTCTGACATATTTGCGCTTCTTGGGTTCTTCTACAGGTTTTTCTTCTTTTTTGCGACGAGCCATTAGCGTTTCTCCTAATTTGTTGGTTTAGTACAATATGTCATTTGTTCAGCCATTGGACTGTTGAGATTTCGCCAAATTTCGAATTATTTTTACGGTCTTGCCACTCGACAGTGATCCCATGGTCGGCCATTAGTTCGACGTCGAGATATTCGAGGCTGCCAGTTCCGGATAAATATGTGTCGCCATTAACCATTTTGATCAGTTGGATCAGCCGTTCAGTCTTTGTCTTTTCAGTAGGATAATCGAACGCGATCTCGGTAGATATGCCAAGCATCTCCATAGTTTTCATGATAATGGCGATATTGCTAACAGCTAAAAATTCGCCAACGCATTCGTCATATATAGACAGCGCCTTTCCATCCTTGCCAAGAGAGCATTTGATCTTATTCCAGTTTCTAGCTGGATCTACGTATTTCTTATCGATGATCTTGTCTTCCAGATGCCCACGAGATACCGGCATGGTGTACCACTTGCCCAAGTGGTTGAAACGTCGCTGATAGCCTTCGTACCAAAACTGGCACTGAGTTAGAATGACGAAGACGTCTACTGATGCCATCTTCTCATAATATGGCATCCAAGGCACGAAATTTGGCTGATGGATAGCTACTTTAGTTTTAGACATGCCGAACCTCAGATTAGTTTGCTATTGGATAGAACGACAAGGCAATCAGCCATCATGTTATGCTCAATGACAACGTTCGGAGTTACGCTGAGAGCAGAGTCAAGAACGAGCGAAGGAGAGAAATATTCGAAGGTCGGTTCACGCTTCAAACACCAGGCTGATGGAAAATTGCAAAATACCATATTAGACATCTTTATCATTTCGTTGAAGAAAGTAGTTAGAAATTTAGGATGCCAGGCTGGAAAACCACGATTGTTGAATAGACCAGAGACTATCGTACAGTCGAAATTGCCATATGTTTCTTGAAATATTGAGAAATCTAAAGCATCGTCGAGAAAAAATGCTATGTCGTTTACATTGCCATATGTCTTATTGGCATATCTGATGAATGCTGGATTGTTGTCAATGCCAACATATTTAGAAAAACCATCTTTATGTATTTCACAAAAGCCACCAAACCCACAGCCAATTTCAAATATAGAAAAAGACTCAAAATTTTTGCAATATTTAGCCATCTGATCGTAACGGACCACCGCTGAAACAATAGACTTCCAGTGAAGCAACTGCCATTTGTCTGGATGGTTTTCAATGTCTTCGACCGTAAGCGATTCTGTCTTATAGAATTCCTTATCAATCTTGGCGTTGATGTTTTGAGCATTATCCATAATGGCCGTAATTGGATAGAATACTGGCATTGTCCATCTCCTTAGATAGTATAATTAATATGTTTGATCTGATAAGCTTCAGCATATTCAGCATAACAGAATTGTCCATGATAGGCAGCAGTGGCCTTGATCTTCTTGACGTAGAAATTGTCGTTCTTCTTACACTGAGACGGAAAGCATTCCAACATATGGTCAGTCTTGTAGTTAAGCATTTCTTCAGAAAGTGGCATGTACATGTTTGGAATGAAGTCGATGCTAGTGGCTGCTTCGTAATAAATTAACGAACACTTTCTACTTGCGTCAGTAGCTGCTTCTCCAACAGTACGATGATCGATATGAGTATCGAGAGGAAATGGAGCAAAGACGAACTTAATGTCATGTCTAGAAATAGTATCCTCAATCTCATCTCGAAGTTCGTTATAGTGTTCGTTTAGCGTTCTAACAACAAATGGATAGGTAGGGCGTTCCAACCAAAAGTTTAGATTGAAATGCGCCTTAAGTATACGTTCAGATTCTTTTTGTTCGTGCCAACGTGGATCGTCGTCGATAGTATGGCAGATATTTAGAATATGAACTGCCTTTCCCTTAGAGGTGACGTCCTTAGCAATTTGGACAAAGGCTCCGAGACAAGAAATTTCCATGTCGTCAGAGTGAGTAGATACAAATAGTGTCTTGTCCGTAATGGTCATCTAATCCATTCCTTTCCAGTCAGTCGTTTGTAGTCAGCATGAAAAATGTCGCAAATAAACGTGCCATCATAATATTCTGGTTTTAGGCGATTGTTTTGTTCTATTAGCAATTTGACATAGAAGTCATGATCAGTCATTACTTTATGTATTTTTTCGCGAAAATTCATGGGGTTAACTCGAAGAAAGTGGTCGAGTGGAAAGACATGGCCCTGGGTATCGTATTCTTTAGCCATGAAGGCGATGCACCCTGGATCGTCGATGGATCTACCGTTCATTGTCTCACACCATTTAGTAGTAGCCCATTTCTCAGTAATAAGAAGCGATATTTTAGTAGCCTTCATTAGTTCGGCCAACTCGTTCATGTCCTTAGGTCCTTTGAAGCGAGGATCAGCTTCTAGAATTTCGTCACGCCACTTTCCATAAATCTCGACGTTCTTGATGCAGTTAGGAGTATCCCACTTGCCAATATATTTCATCAGTGTTGGATATCTATCGGGATTGCCATTGGAGTCTTCCTGGTTCAGAACGATTCTAAACTGATTGAGCTTCTTCTTGGCTAACTCTGGAATCTGTTCGATGGGGGTCTTCTGTTGGTAGTTCAAGAAGAGAGTCTCCAACCCTACATATTTCGCAGGTATCTTCGTCCTGACAAGCTTTCTTGGCTTGGCATCCTCGAAGCATCTAATAGTCTCAGCCCAATCTATGCAAGGCGAATCGAACTGCGTTAGAAGCAACGACGGTAGATTAGCCTGATATAATTCCTTCTCTCTGGTCATTAGATATCTAGAGTCGTTCGAATAATATGACTTAGGTACCTCTACATGGTCGTTCAGAACATATAGAATAGGAGCTGTCATACGCTTGTTCTGAGCGAGTACCTTCTGACATTTCTTTCCTTTAGCACTGGCCATAGTGATGAAGTTGGGCATATTAATATCCCCAGTGGGCCCTGCTAGAATGACAAAATAATCGATCTTGGCCTTCTTGACTTGTTCGTTAAGTAGCTTGAAATATTCCCAGCTCTCGCAAGTAGCTTCATTGCACGTCAAACCCTCAGTCAAATCGAAGACGTTGGAATATTTGAACTGGGCCTTGATCTCGTCAGAACAAGTAGACAGATCGTTTCGGCCGAAGATGAAGATTTTGTCCTTCGGATGATGGTTGGCGAGTAGATTGACCATCTTCGGAGCATTCAAATCTCCGCCTGTGGGTTTCCAATGGTCTGGATTGAAATGAATGGCACGTCCGAGGCGCGCATATGCTATGTTCATCAGTTCTTCTCCTCAGTGGCAGGCACCATATCTGCCTTGATTCTTTCCCAGATTTCTTCAGGAGTCATCTCGAGAAATTCCCTGGGTCTCACTGCCTTGTCGTCGATGTACATTCCACAATATGTTCCAGCAAATGGCAGATGACCCTGGGCAAATGGCTTGCCAAATACGAGTTCGCTATATTCTACATTATGTCTATCAAGCCAATCTATTACAGTTGGGGCGATGTTTTCTTCGATCTGTCTTAAATTTCGCCGATAAGTATACATGCCACGGCTAGTGAAGTAGATAATATATACCCCTTTCCGATGCATTTCGTTTAGCTTATTAATCATTGGCCAAACCGGCTTGGCATTCTTATAGTCCCATCTGCCATTGTTGAGTTCAGCGTGAAGAATGGTGTTGTCGATGTCTACTACGAGCGATTTGTCGTTCTCATATAGACGTCCCTTCTCTTTTTCCATCAGTGCAATTGCTTCTTTAGAATATTCCATGATGCTATCTCCTTTGATTCAATTTGACCTAAATATCCATCACCGACTGCTCAAACTTGGAATTTTTTGTACTTTTTATTGCTTCAGTAATGTCAGCAAGCTCCAAGATGTCTGGCAGTGAAGCGATGAAGTGTTCTTGTTTTAGACCATTGTTGGTTTGAAGGATGATTCTAGCCTTCTTGCCGAAACTGTCGTGAGTACCTTCGAGAATGGACACCACGTTGCGATGGACGTAGTTGGCGAAGTTGACCGGAACACCCTGAGCCATGTGAGCCACTGAGCCTTTGTCGGTGAACTTGAAGTCAGTCGGATATCCCATAATGGCAGCATATTCCCTCAAGTAGAACGGACGTCTTTCTTCCACGTTGTACAGACGAATATAGCTCGTCATGCTCGGAGCCCTCGGAGTGTTCTTGAAGATGCTAATCGGATATCCAGCGTCGAAATATGCCTTCCGTTGGCTGAGCTTCTCCACCACTCGTTCGAAGGCTGTCCGGAGCAGATTGTATTTGTCGTCCTTCAAGAGCCTTTTCCATTCGTATTCGTTGGAATACTTTGCGAACATGGATATGGTGCTATCTCGCTTGACGCTTTTCTCTTTCTCGAAGATTTCATCCACCATTTCGCGATTTTTCTCAATGAAGTCATATAGCTGCTGGTGAGCTGTCACATCTGGCTTGGCATCGAATGGATATTTCTCGCATTCGGTTGGGAGCAAGTCCAGGACGTTTTTGGTTCTGACGTCTTCTGGAAACAGCGTGAAGTTGGTGGTGCCGAAACGTTGCTTAGAAAAACCAAGAAATAAGGTTCTCTTCCTACACATCGGGACGTTATGGAACATCGCAGCATCCTTTGCAAAAAGCAAATTGTAATTGTTCTGGAGGAGGCAAGTAGCTTCTTGGATAATTGGCCAGCCGATCTTGGAAAGCAATGTCGGAGCATTCTCAATGAAGAATACCTTAGGCCTAAGTTCGTCGATAAGTCTGAAAGCTCTCTTTAGATAATCGTTCATCTTGCTTTCGGTATGAGCTGCCAAAGAACCGGCGGAGAGACCAGAGCATGGAGGGTTGGAATAAAAATAGTCGTACTTTTCTTCCTTCAGCTTGGATATGTATTCTGGGGTGTCCCATTCAGATGGCTTCAAGATTTTCAGATCCGGTCGGTTCAACTTCAGGTGTTGGCTGTTTCCCTCGAGACAACCCTCAGTATTCTCCAGGATGGTGTCCTGTTCGAACTTGCCGATCATCTCAGCTCCTAGATAATTCGAGCCTGTAAAGATAGCATATGAGATCGCTTTGAACATATCGCTCCTTAGATTTATAGATCGTTGATTGAGGCTTCAAATTGCACGTTGGGATCGAAGTTGTTCCATCTGTAGATTTCGATGAATGCTTCGAGCGGACCGAGCACGCAGCGTTGGAACATCTTTTTGTAGTCTGGCTTGAAGCGAGTCATCCATTCTTTAGGACAGTCGCCTTTCCATCCAATGACGTCGACTCCGAACTCGTTGGAAGTAGAACAGTAGATATAGCGGATCCGGTCACCAACCGAGATCTTTTCGCATTTCTTGTTAAGCTTCAGCTTGTCGACGATCTGATTGTAGTAGATAGCTGCTCTGGCATGGGATCCAGATCCTTTTTCCACCTGAAGAAATCCAGGCGAGTCTTTCTTGGACGAATAGTTCTGGATAAGGGCAAGCGAATCGTAGGGCAGCTTCTGAAACTGTTCCCAGGTTTCCTCGCACCACTGTCTGAAGTCAGTAGCTGTCCAATGGTCAGTCAACGCATGTTCTACCACATATTGCAGACGCTTCTTAATGTCGAGGGGCAGCTCATTCTTCTTGATGTCCAATCCAGTATATTTGAACTTGGAAATGACTTCGTCTCCGCCTTCGTTGCGGATATGGAGCATGTAACGTTTCTTAGTAGTAGTTACTGCGCCACTACAGAAAGATTCGCGTTTGAACTCGATGCGCTTAAGAGGCGAGTTGAATCGCTTCTGGGTATATTTGAAGCATTCTTCGTTTAGTCTATCAGTGAAGATGTCGAGCTTTTCGCATACCTTAATAATTTCGTCTGGATTCCATTCTTTAGGAATATAGCCTAACGTATTTTTCACCATTTCCGCAACGTTCAAATAAAGGCTATCGGTATCTCCAAAGATTGTAACGGTATTGGTTTGCGTATCTACCCCATATGTATTCTGAAAATACTCATCGATTAGCTTAGACATGTGTTTGATGATATCTTGACCAGTAAGGGTTACAGCCTCAGCAGAATCTCTATCGGCCAATGGAAAATATTTATTAGAAAGAACTCCATATAAAGAATTTAGAAAAATCTTATAAGACTGCTGAGTTGTATCGTACTTTATGATTTTATCTTCGATTTCCTTCAGCTTCTCCGGGGATATCTTCTTACCTTCTTCCTTCATCTTTCTCAACGAGGCCTTTCCTGCCGAAGCCATCTTGCGGTATTTCACTCGTTCGTTGTATAGCCGCTTGATGAAGGATGGCATGATTCCAGGCTTCAGCTCTGGATTGACATATAGGACGTTGTTTCCAGAGATGGTGCACTGTCCATTGCTGAGCATGTCCTTGAATTTCTGCTTGCTAACTGCCTTGTTTCCAGTTTCTGTCTTTATCGTGACATGTTCTTCCGATGATGCCTGGACAATCTTGCCAATCTTGGTCTCTGGAGAGATGTTCAGGAGAACCATAATATTAGGGTATAGAGAATTGAAGTCAAATGAACATACACCACCTCGATATACCCCCACTTGAGATGGAAATACATAAGCACCTTCGATTCCCATGGCCGGAGGTTCCTTGCGATTGTCTGATAGAATTTTCTTTCCATGTTTAGCACACTCCAATGTTATTGCGCCATAGATATAAGGAGACGACTTGAAGATATTTTCATATTCGCAGAGTCCGAGATTGCAAATCTTCCTAGTCAGCTCGATCAGCTTCAGTTTGGCTTCGAGCTTCACAAGAAGCCTGACGTCGTGGATGTTGTATTCGATATATAGCGAGAAGTCAGACTGCCAGAATTCCATGAACGATTCGTATGGACTGGAGACCTTTTGGTCGCCGAGTTCGTCCTGGCATATGGCGTCGAGCTTGTACGACTGTTTGGATCCGGTGGCGAACTTTTCAGCATACAAAGGGAAGTAGTCAAGGACAGAAATGCCACCGAAGCGGAAGGTGTTGTTCCAGCGACCTTTGGTGTTGGTCTGATGCTTCTTGACTTCCTTGATAGGGCTGAGGCGAACGACCTGCTCCTCGCCGAGAACCTTTTCGATGCGAGCCACCAGATATGGAATGTCATAGCCGTCGATATTCCATCCAGTGAGAACGTCGGGATAATGAGATTCCCACCAAGACAAGAGGCAGATTAGTAGCGCCTGTTCATTTTTGCAGGGGTGGTAGGATACGTTATCCATGCTGGGTGGAACAAATGGCTTTGGCGATGATCCAGCATGTTCTAAACTATAAAAGCAATTATAGGTCTCGGTGAGCGAATCGAAGATAGTAAGAACGTTGATGGGGCATTTGGCAAGCTTGGGCATTGCTTCTTCTCGGTCTTCCATGCTAGCAACTTCCAAGTCGAGATATGCGATGCGGAGAGGGTGCTTCTGGAAATCTTCTTCTTCCTGAGTTCCGGCGAAGAGGTCGAAGAGGAACTCGCGGGTGGGTGGGAGCGATTCGAAGGTTCTGAGGTTTGGATTGGACGTAATCCACCGTTTCCGGTCAGCCACTGACTTGAATTGCTTTCTGGCCAACTTCGTATCGAACATGCTGACATATTCGCCGTGGGGATCTTCGTAGTAGAGATGAGATGAGTGATTTATCCATTTCTCGACGCGGTTGCCTTCAGCATCCCAACCAGCAAACCAGACGTGTCCGTTCCAGTCGGCGTCGATCTTGTACGATACGTTTCTATACATAGCATCTCCTTACGTTAGATGTATCTCAAAACCAATATGACTCATATTCTAAACTACGAAACTATTTTCACCATAAAGACTAAAAAATTGAAATATTTTTGAAACTTGAGGAAAATTGGAAAAAACTTGTGTCATAGTGCCTATATAATGGAACAGCAGAAGTAGAAGCTCTTAATTCTATTAATAGCTTTAATAGCTTTAAAAGCGAAAAGCTACTGAGCCAGCTAACTAAGAAAGAATAGATGCCAGAATCGCCACTATCATTGCTACGAATAAAGCTACCCCGATTCCATATAGTAATAGCATAGGCACCTCTCATATCTATTTACCTCCAGATCTAATAGAGATGATTTTGATACCAAGCTTCTTGGCGATCTTCAAGCAGACTTCGCAGGGGTCTATTGGGGCAGGTCTGTCGGATCCTTTAGTTACTCGATAGATATAGATGGTCTTGAGACCCTTCTTGTAATATTTGTGGATCAGCGCCTGCTCAGCGTGTATTCCACCACCGTATTTAGTAAACCGAGGCCGATTGAAGCAGGTCCCGAGCACCTCTCCGCGTTTGTTGAGACCGATGGCGGCTATCTTATAGTGACAGATAGACTTTTTTGCTTTCTTGGAGAGGTGTTCGAGTATGGCTTCCATGTTCAGATGCTCCGGAAATCTCTTCTAAGATTCAGATTATTTCCACCGAGTTTCAGGTTGATGGTGTTGATATTACGAATATCAGCATCTTTGAGATTAGCTCCCCGCATATCGGCAGCCTGGGTGTCTGCCCATTCCAACACAGCAGACCGGAAGTTGGCGCCTTGAAATTCAGACATATAAAGATTAGCTTTATACAAAGTGGCATTTGAGAAGTTCGACCCCAAGAAATAAGAGTTTTGCATTTTGGCTTCAGTCAAATCAGTTTCCCGGAAGTCAGCATCACGTGCACAGGCCTTATAGAAGTTGGTATTTTTCAGACTTGATCCGCGCAGATCAGCATTATCAAGTTGCGCATAATAGAAATCTGCATAGTCAAGCTTCTTGTCAGAAAGATCCGCCTCGACTAGTTTTTTGCAGGAGAAGTCAGCTTGCTTTCCACTTCGGTTTCCGTTCTCGTCGATTTTGTTTTCAAGCCAGAGAGCATGAGAGGCACAAATTTCTTCAATTTGTTCGGGTGTCAATACACGTTTATACATTGATAATCTCCTTTGTAATAACCATGTATAATTTGATATAATTCAGATAACTATTTGAAAAGTATCAGTTGATGTAAGACTATATTCAACCACTTGATTATAACGGCTAATATAATCAAAAAGTTGTTCAGCATATTCAACATCGGTAATATAATTAGCACGTGCCTTTGCTAACATAAGATGCGCCTTCAGATGAGTTAACCGTCCCCATAACTTCGGAGATTTGCCTTTGTTACTTTCGGTAGTTAATACATAACCATTGACAAATCCACAGGAGAAATTTCCATTTCCATCAGTCAGCGCATAAAATTTCTGGTTTGGTTTCATCGTCAATCTCCTTTAGTTATTTCAGTATAGTATATAGTACAATGAAAAGGGCGGTTTGTCAACCGCCCCAGAGGAAAAAATCGAATTTATTTTATGGTAGATTATTTTTGATAATATTCTTTCATAAGTTTTTCGATGTCTTTTCTAAAGCGGACTAGCTCTCTGCGTACGTCTTTCACGTCAGTTAAATCGCTCCCGCTTACTAAAGACTGGTTAGCTACGAAATATAGCGCGCCTGATAGATATGCGAAGTAATGACGGTCTACCTCAACCCTTTCAGTAGTTCCATCTTTCTTATTTCTATCTCCAAATACTGCAACGATCCAATCTGTATGGTTTCCGAAAATTTCGCAGTTTTCGAACTTGAATCTGGCTTTGGCGTCCTTCATTGTCTGATCTCCTTAGAATATTGAACTACTTCAATGCCGGCTTGCTTTAGAAAGTCTACTGCGTCTGAAATTCTATATAGCTCCTTATAGATAACTCGGATTATCATCGATTGAATGATTATTTTTGCACAATCATAACATGGACTCAGAGTAATATACATGGTCGCGCCAGCTGTCGATATGCCTGCTCGAGCGCATTTGGCTATGAGATTTTGTTCGGTATGAATGACGATCGGCAAGGTGTTGCCAAATTCGTCCTCGCATTTGTTGTCCCAACCTGTCGGGGTTCCATTCCAGCCTGTAGATATGACGTTCTTATCTTTTACTAGAAGCCCTCCAACTTTCTTACGGTTGGAGTACGACATTTCTGCCGCTCTGATAGCTAAATCCATATATAGATCGTCATACTTGTCAAACATCAGGTAGCTCCCGTACTTCCAAATCCACCTTCGCCTCTGGCAGATGACTTTTCCTTGTACATTTCTTCTGCCGTAGAAATTTCGACCAATTCTACTTTAGGCACCGGCAACAGAATGAATTGAGAAAGCTTAGATCCAAATGGAATAATGGCCATTCCATGAGCTGCTGTATTGACAAAGGACAAATGGATCTCTCCCATGTAGTCTTCGTCTACCAAAGCTGCCCCGATGTCTAAGCCTGTTTTAGTAAAGACGCCTGACTTATTAACCGCCAATAAACAATAGCCTTTTGGAATATCCACCTTGATGCCAGATGGAATTTTAATGCGCTCGCCTGGATCTACTGTGATGGATTGGATTTCCCAGTCGAGATTTTTGTTCATGACCAGATCGTCGTCTGGCTTGAAATCTGAAGGTTGGAAATATGGAACGAAGAAATCGATGCCAGCTGAACCATCAGTACCTTTAGCCGGTTCTTTCACATGCCGAGTCTTTGCAAATTTGAGCTGAAGCAGTTCTTCCATTAGATTCTCTCCTTTGAGGTTTGCTTAGTTCAATTTGACTTAGTTTTGAAGATAATGTTCTCCACTTTCGTAACTACTATTGGATGGACGTTGTAGAAGACTGAGAACGAGTCATATAGAACAACGTCGCCCTCTTTGATTCCATATTTTTCTGAAGTGTCTTTAGTAATGCTTTCGATAATTCCAGCAGTCATGCCAAAGTGACCTTCAGCATATCCAATTGGAATGGCAACTCCGCCAACAAGATCGTCGGTATGAGAACGCTCTAGCTTCTTCAACACTACTACATCTCCGATAGCAGTTAGCTTTTTGTCGTAGTCCATTATTTTTCTCCAATCTTTGCAGCAATAGATTCTTCCGGAAAGACTATGTACGTTTCGCCCTTTATCATAGCGCTTGTGACCTTTTCAGCTTTTTCTGTATCTGCAATCACGACGTCGCCAATCTTGAGCTCTCCCTCGTATGTGGTTCCATAACCTTCAATGACATAAAGCTTAAGCTTCTTGTCTTTGACAACGTCTGGAATGACAATTTTGCCTCTAATATCTTCTTCTACCTTATATTCTTTGGCCAGAAGTACGTTTCCAACTGCTTCTACTTTCATGATACAAACACTCCGTTTTAGTTTATGCGTGATTTTCTATTTTATCAGCAATGTTGTTCAATGCTAGATAAGTATCTCCGTTAACTTCTAATGTTGTCTTTATTGCCCCCAGCGTAGTATCAATATTACCTAGTTCAACATTGGTATTCACTAAGGTTTGGTCAACGCCATAGACAGCTCCTGAAACAGCTACGATAGCTGCTGTATTCTCAAGCAACCGTTCATCTAAAGTAATCGTATTGTTATTGATACTTTCTAACTGTTGAGCAATTGTTTCCAAAATATCGTAGATAAAGTCGATGGATTTGGTCTCATCTGGAACGATTCTATAGAATACGTAAACTAGCTGTTTCATGACAATGTCTTGTACAGCTCTGCGTCTTGTTCTAGGTGCTTGATATGTATAGCCAGGCACTACGTTTTCTATCTGGAGCCGATGATCAGCAGGAAATCCAGGATCGGTGGTTACTTCAGTCACCCATTCGTGGATTTTTTCTTCCATCTTCTCTATGTTAAGTTCAGTCGTTACTACGAATCTAAATATCTTTACTTGAGAATTCATTCTTCACCTTCTTCGGAATCTAATTCCTTATTGTATATCTGCCATACGTCATGCATCTTAGGAAAGTGTCTTAAAAATAATCCAGTAGTTTCGAGCACCATTTGTTGGAACATGGCATGAGAAAAGACAAATATGCAGGTACTGCTCATGCAATCTTCATCCTCAAGCGATTCCAAATAACGGCATTTGTTAACCATTAGAAAGGCCTCTTGTACCTCATGTAAAAACGATTCCAAGAAAGCTTCGTAGCATCCTTGGATTCCAATTCTAATCGTGATGCCTTTGTCAATGACGGCAGACGCTTTGTCTACGACTTCGTCAAGTTCAGCTATTAGAATAACTCGGTTGTGATTGAGTTCGTCCTCGAATATTACCAATTCTTCCTCTGATCTAAAATGTGGATATTCGATTTCTATATGAGGTATCTTGCTTTTCTTAGCCATGTTCCATGACCCTTTGTTTGATGTCTTTTAAGTATTTAAACAATTTGGAGACATCAACTTCCAAGAAAAGGTCTTTTCCAGTGGCTTCTTTGTATTTTCTCTGGATTTTCTGCATTTCGTCTTTATAGATCTCTGGATCCGCAGGCGTGACAAAGGATCTGAACTTGTTATCGTACGCCTTGGCTGACTGCTTTTCTGGTTCTTCCACTTCAAAGAAGAATCCAAGCAATGGTAGCTTTCCTTCTAGATATAGATCCACTACTAGCGCAAAATTCTCAGCGAATCTATATGACTCGTCGAATAATCCAGTCACCTTAGTTCGGTCGATAAGTAACAAATAATTGTGAACATGTCTTGAAAAATATTGCTTATTATTCATATTTGGATAATTAGCAACTATCAAGTCATGATTGCAAATTGAATCTAAAACCTTATTTCGGTCTTCGCTAAAGCCTCTGAACACAATTGGAAGCTCATATTTCTTCAGGAGGTTTAGGTATTTCTCTCCAAGCGAGGTGATATCTTGGCTATTACTGGAAATGTTCAAACCTTCTTCTATGAAACATACGTGCCGATAGCCAGGATATTTAGCTAGAATCTTGTTCTTTGCAACAGCTGGGGTATCCTCGTCCCGTTCGACGTCGACAAATTCCATATCTTTACGTAGCTTCACTGGCATATTCCACCGATGCTTATCGTATATTCTAGCTATCAGAAGCCTATCTTCCATGTTATCCACCTTATCCATTGGCGGCTTCTCCTTCAATTTTTGCTGCGAATTCTTTAACCCATTGCAATAGTGTATCTTGACCTTCTTTGGAAGAAATCTTGTAAAATAAAGCATATGCAGCAACCCCGCCACCAGAGAGCATTTTGTCTCCATCGCCGGAGATAAGTTTCATGCTGCCATCTGGATGAAATCCAATGAAAACGACATCTTCTTTTAGCATTTGCTCAATACTAGCAAGTAGATCGTCTTCTTTAATCTGTTCGCTCACTACAATAGCAGTAGCTTCGTCATTTGCGTTCTTATTCATAGTTGCACAGTTCCTTTCATAGTTTCTGGATCGTATTTTGAATAATCTACCGATAGACATCTCTGAGGTAAGGTGAATAACTTCAGCCACTTGGAGATGTTCTTCTCCATCCACCACCCATTCTTAGAATTCTCATCGCCATAATCTACTTTGTTCCGATTGTCCTTGACTACGTCTAAATATTTGCTCTGGCCTGAAAACAGTTTGTCGAGCTTGTTCTGCAATCCATTCGCGTCGTCGAAAGTCCATTCAGTATATTTGGAATAGGTCACTAGATTCTGAGCCAACACTGGAATTCCCATCGCCCAACCTTCTATGAGTTTGATATTGGACTTGCAACGGTTGAAAATATTGTCCTGAAGAGGCGCCACAATGGCGTCGTAACCGCGTTCATGTAACTCACGGGGGTAGTTCAAGATATCGCTTCCAGCGTGCATTTTTATGTCGCCGGATTTTACCAGATCGATAAGCTGATGAGGACAGGCACCTCCCATGAAGTGCCACTCGTATTTCTTGATAGTGTTCTTGATGAAGTCGATATATGGAGTAAGATCGTCGATGCAGTCGTTTTGCTTCTCGACGTCGAAGTGCGAGACGCTTAGGGGAAATACGATCTTTCGCTTAATTCTCTGGCGGTTGAAGCGTGACTTGATTCGTTCTATATCGTACATCTCACCAATCCACCATCTCGGGAGATAGTTTGGAATAATGACGATCCGGTTAGCATCTACCTCAAATTTAGACACATAATATTGCTTCAGTTCTTCAGTAGTGGTGGTTACGATGTCCATGGTGTTGAGCATGGCTTTGAGATTCTCCATGATCTTAGGCTCTTGGTACATCTTGCGGCCGATGTTATACTTGGGAATATCTTCCCCGCCTAGAACGTCGTCCACATCCATCGACAGCCAGAAGCCCATCGTATCCCGCAGTGGCTTCAGGAAGTTCGTGACGAAGTGGCAAGACCCAGGACTGATAGGCTTTTGGGTTTGGATGAGTTTTAGACCTCGATAGAATTCGGTGTCTAGAATATAGCGCATCGATTCGGTTCGAACGATCTTATCTTTTAGCAATGAACGCGTTACGTAAAATGGAAAATGTAAACGGTACGTACTGCAACCACTTGCGTCGCTAGGGATACTGAGGATATGCGAAACGGTTTTACTCATTACTAACTCCAAATTTTATTTAGTACACTATGACACAAAATAAAAACTAAAGATCTGCCACATTCGTCATTCCATTTTCTTTAGATTCTAATTTCTTCTTAGCATAAAAAGCCAACCGTGCTTGACTTAATTTTTCTTTATGTTCATCTGAAAATTTTTTACCTAAGCGTGCTTGACTTAATTTTTTTTTATGTTCATCTGAAAGTTTTTTGCCTAAGTGGGTTTGACTTAATTTTTCTTTAGTTTCTTCTGAATGTTTTTTACCAGTATTTCCTTGTCTTATCTTTTCTTTAGTTTCTTCTGAACGTACTTTTCCTATATTTGCCTTGCTTATCTTTTCTTTGACTTCATCGGAAAGTTTTCTACCTAACCTAGCATGACGCATCTTTTCTTTAGTTTCTTCTGAACATGCTTTACCTAACTTTGCCTTTTTTATTTTTTCTTTAGTTTCCTCCGAACGTTTTTTGCCTATGTTCTTCTTTCTACATTTTTCTTTAGTTTCTTCCGTATGTTTTTTACCTAAGTTATGTTCCCTGAGCTTTTCTTTAGTTTCTTCTGAATGTGATCCACCCCTTCCGCCTTCTTGGAGATTATATCCAATCCTTTTATTCGTAGCCTCTAACACCATTATCCAATAACGCTCCATTCTATCCAGTTCTTCTTGAATAGAACACTCGCAGAGAATATCTTTAGTGAAGTTCTCTTTTCCGTATGTTTTAATAGCTCTCCTGATTTTGGTGCCAGACCCAAAATAATCCGTGGATTCTTCGATGGCATAGGTACATTGGCCGACGTAGATTTTCTCGTTGACTAGGCAGGTGGTGAGATAGACGTACATATCGCGCTCCATATTGATGTGGTTAAGATTATTTACAAAAAAATAGGAGAACACGTATTAGGTGCTCTCCAAGCTCTCAGTTACCACACCAATGAGCAATATTATTTAGAGTATTCTTGGCCAACTTATTTGATAGAAAGCCCATCGTTATTCTTATAAAACTTTCTATGCGCATATTCTTCTCTACGGCTAGAACTCCAGCTCGAAATTTCCGTCATGAACCCCACCACTCGCATATATTTTTTCATGGGTTTGTCATGGCATGGCGAGTTCTCCATTTCTCCAATGTAGATCTTCTGGCAAGCTGGACATTGGAGCAATCTGTAGTTGACCGCAAAATAAACCACGTTGCTTTTTGCAGTGTGCTCGATAAGCTTCTTTGCTTGCTTCTTATCGATCTTTTCTTGGACGTTGATGTGTAGAATGGACCCGCCACCAACTGACTTGTCGAAATATCCTTGCACCTTAATTCGGTTCGAGAGGCTGGTTTCCTTGGTCAGTGGGATGTATTGGTTTGAGTACAGATCGTAGTTGGCGTTCTCATATAAGATCTTATCCTTGGTTGCCAGAGCTGATGCCGCTGCTTCGCCTGGAATCTGTTCGACATTTCTGATCTTTCCGTCGATGGCAGATCGCTTGGCGTTCGCTCGATTCATGATCTCGACGATTTCCTTGGCCTTAGTGGTGCCATCTTCATGGACGATGTCGAATCCAAGCATCTCAATGGCTTCGTTCATTCCAATGAAGCCGATGGTGCTGAATTGCTTGTTCAGATCCATATATCCATAACGATATAGAGGCAACTTTCCATTTGCGATGTTCTTCTCGATGGTCTCTCTGTGGATGTCGAGAATGTCTTGCGTTAGTTGGACCCGATATTCTAGAAGACGTTTGTAGTCATCCCAAGATTCTGTCTCATAGGCGATCTGAGGCAGGTTGATGGCTACTACTCGGTGCGATCCAATGTTGAGACCACCAGCACCAAAGCTGTTGGTATATTCTTTATTGGCTTCCTTGATGTCGTTTCGGAGTCTGCAACAACTTGAAAGAGAGTCACTTGTATTGCTCATATAGATATTGAATAATCCATGTTCAGCTGTCACGTCAGACACATAGTCGAGGAATTCTCCATCCATCGGTTCGTTGTCTTTGTTTAGAAGCAAGCAAGCTGTTAGCACAGGAAATGTGAACAATCCATTCAACTGTTCTTCGCAATATACGTCCACAAACAGCTTCTGAACCGCTTTGACTGATTCCATATCTGGTTTGCTGAAGTCTGGGTTGACATGTTCCTTGAATAGATTTTCAAGCCAATATTTGTCGAAGATAGAGATATTCGTAAATGGCGACTGATTGGACCTCCAGCTGAAATTCAAGCTGCAGATGAACGACTGGAATTGTTGCTTGACGATCCGAACAGCAGCGGGCTGATTCTTCCAGTCAGCTCCGAAATCTTTTCTAATAAAGTACTCGGCATATACGACGAAGTCAGGCAGCGCCACCGCTCCGGCGATTTGGTTGCTCAGATAACAGACATAGTTCAAAGTAAGATTAATGAACGAATCGAAGTGTTTGACTGGACCAATGTGTTTCTTATGGTAGAATGGCATTCCATTTTGGACAAGCATGTTCAACGATGACGCCCAACAATATGGCTTTTCCCAGAAGTGGAAGTCATGGATTCGGATGGAGCCTCTAATCTCAGCTTCGATGATTTTATTAGCCCTCTTGATTCCATGCTTCTTCATTGCCGACAGCCAGAGCTTATACATGGCGTTTAGCTTCATGATGGGCTTCTTCGATTCAGTCTCCCACGAGAAGATCGAGTTGTCGCTTACGTTCGCGTTGGCATCTACTGAGCAGTCAGCTATAGCAGACTTATCAGTCTTGAAGAATTTCTTAGAATAATTGTTGATGTCTAGGTCTTCTTCGCCAATACCAGACAAGGCGAGCATTTCAGCTCCATATTGCTTACGGAGTCTCTCAACTAACGACACGAAGCGGTCGTCGAAGCTATGGTGGATTAGCATACGATATATTCTCCAGTTTTGAATTGTTGATAAGTTAGCTGTATCCAATATGATATAGAAAGTTGCCAGAAAATGCGTTGGTTAGTAGCTGGATGAGCCAAGTCATATCCTTCATATCTGCCATCTACTATAAGATCGCAGACATCTTTGATTGATTCATCTAGCTGCTCGAATAGAAATCCGGTATATAGACAAACTTGCTTGTTTATGTATTTCTTTTTGAACGCCATACTCAGCTCGATCAGACGTTCAGGCTGGAATACTGCATCCCCACCAAGCCAACAGATTCCATCGATTAGATCTGCTTCTGAATCTACTATTTTTAGAAAACTATCAGTATCCATCCATTGAGATGGATCGGAACTGAAATCCCAAAGTTGCTTATTATGGCAGCTAGAACATCTATGATTGCATCCAATGGCGTAAAAAGAGAGCGATATGTGAGTGGGTACTTCTTGAAAAGATATTTCGTGCTTGAAAATATACATTTAGACGAATTACCTTACAGTTTGAAGTGATTAGTTATATTTATTGCGGTGAAAGGATGAAAAATAAGAGGAAAGAACGTATAAATGGTTTAGAACAATATCAAATCATCTTTAGCTTTCAGTCTTTTGGCACAAGCATTGAAAATCTTCTCCATATTGGCGTCCACATATGGTTTTAGATGATCTTTTACATCCTGAACCACCCTTTTCATCTTCTCTTGGTCCCCTGCCTTATTCCGAGAGACCGATTCGTGATGTACAATCCATGCTGATCTTACTAAATAATTAGTAAAACCAGCTAGCTTGCACTTCAGATTTAGCTCGACGTCTTCAAAACATTCTTTATATGCCTCATTGAAACCATCCATTTCTAAGAACAGCTTCCTGGACATGCCCAAGAACGCTCCGGTGGATCCAAGCACGTTTGCTTCTACATTGTCTTTATATTGTTCTGGATACTGATGGCCAAGATGAAGAAAATATGGCCAACCTTTTCTATAGATTAGAACTATTCCATCGTGCTGAGTTTTGGAATTTGGATAAAGAAGTTTAGAACCTATGGTTCCAACGTTTTCGTCTTTAGCCCATATGTAAGACATCTCTTCGAAGATATTGATACAGGTAATAGAATCAAAATCCGAACCTAATAATTCGATGTCGTCATTGCAAAAAACATAATAATCTGGTCCATGGGTTAGACTGACAAGCCTAGCTATGTAGTTGTTGGTTCCAGCAAAATGGTATTTTCCAGCATTGTGATAGAATATGTTCTTTATCCACTTCGTACCATGAAGGTATTTCATGTTATGAAGGAACGCAAAAACATTGTCTCTATTAGATCCAGTATCTGCTATATGGATTTTGATGTCTAAAGACCTTGCGTTTTCGATAATGCTTGAGACGCATTTCTCAAGCAACTCGAAGTTGTCCTTAGTTGGGATTATTACTGCTAGATTCATTCGTAGTTTCATCCTTTAGTTCGACCCATTCTAGCAACTCTACTTTATTGTTTTCAAGAATGCGATAAGATCCTTCTTTAGCCTCGACCCAGTCTTTCATGAAGGTCTGAACATTTCCATCTGGATGAACAACTACTTTAAAATCTACTGCGCCTTTAGTATATAGCTTTACTACTGGACCACCGGCTGTCTGTTGCGATGGTTGGCTTTGAATTTGTGGAGTCGGCCGTGTTGGTTCTGGTCTGACTATAGGATTATGAACCAACTTTTCTTCATGCTTCGTATTTCCATATAACGCGTCGATAGATGGCGCGTTCATAATGGCAGTAAGTGGAATTTCGACGCCTCGGCCATCAATTACTCGTATGTTCTTATATGCGAAAGCCTCAGCATTGATAGTGTCCTTTAGAAGAACAACGTTGTCAGTATCCAACTGACGGTTTTCTTCGAACTTTTCGTAGACTGGCTCTCCAGCAGAATTGAAAGGAACAATAGTAAATTTCATGTCTTTACCCCATCACTAATTTGTTTACGACGACGCCATAATATTGCCTGCCATAGAATAAAATCTTATAGCTAACGCCTGTTTCTTCAGCAAAAAGCTGGCGCTTTTCTTTCAACTTGCAATATTTTCCCGTATAGTCGATCAGGACAGACGAAGTCTTGATATCTTTCCACATGGACATGTTCTGATGCTTATGCCTAACGATGGTCTTATATGGATCGAGAAATTGGCACGACGTATAGACGTTTCCTTCTGCGCTACTGACGTCGAACTCATAATAAGGAATGGCCTTATTATATTCTTCTTCCAAGATTCCATCGAGACGGTTCATAAGAAAATCGCCATGATAGATGTCATAGGACAGAATGCCGAAGCGATTCAGCTTGTTCCCGTTTTCTGCCAGGAATTGTTTGATGTCCATTTCGTTGACCTGGACTGAACTTTCGTGCTGAACGAAGATCTTGCCGTTGAGAATCATTTTCTTGCCTCTTACTGTTGTTTGGTTCTTTAATACGGAACACCAATCTGGTCTAGAATGGCGTCGACTTGTTCTTGATACTTATGTCTATTCGAATGGATCAGTTTGTCGTTAGCGTCTTCTATGAGTCCAATATCGCACAATTTGTTATCAGCATAGTTATAGTTTAGCTTTTCAGATAATATTCTCCTGAAATCTAAGGTATCCAGGTTCTTGCATCTGGCTACGTTGCTTCCGAACTTTTCTACAGCTGACAGGGCGATCCTGGTGAATAGAATTGGTTCTACTCCTATGATGGATGGGTCAGCTACCTTGTAGAGTGGCTCGTAGAAGTTTCCAGAATTTCTCCAGTTGTCTGATGGATGACATGACACCACCAATAGATTTTTAGATATTGGCTTCTTGACGTTATTCCATCGGTTGTTCACATACATCTTGAGCATTACTTCGAACTTGGAATCCATGACGACGATCAACTTCTCACTTTCGACGTCTAGCTTCACGTTGGAATCAAGCTCCTCAAGCAGATCCATGAAAGCCAGATTGAGAATGTCTATGAATCGTACGACGTTTAGCATGTTAGAGACCCATCATCTGTATATATTTGGCTATTAGAAGTCCGTCAGCATCCCCATGTTTTTTGATAAGCTTCTTGGTGGCTTCGTCGTCAACCATGGTCATGCCTAGCTCCATAGAAGCTTTCTTGAGATTGTCTGAGCCCTTGATGTCTTCTCCAAGCAATTTCTTCTGCCACTCTTTGGAATCGATATAGTTTGTCGACAATGTTAGACCAGATAGTCTATCCAAATAGTCAGCAAGCCATTCTAAAACAACCAACGTAGATTCCAAGGCCCTAGCGGCAGAAAGCGAAGCAGTAAACCGTCCTGGGTTAATCATCGGGCGCTCGATATAAACAACTAATTCTACTTTTTCATCTGATTCTGTGCAGTAGTCATAGAAATCTTGAAGCATCGAATAAAGTTTGATATTATCCACTCGAGTGATGTTGGTCTTCTTTTTCTGGTAATTGAGTGAGCTTATAGTAGGCGTAAGACAAAATAGTAAGATCTGTCCATTGGTGTCTACTATTCCTATAGTACCAGTTGATCCATTGTCAATGCCAATATAATACTTCACAAATTCACCACGCTTTCTCCTTTGTATGGTTCAAACCGTTCCAGAATATTCTGTTGGACGATTTGAGGGATCCGGTGAAGATCCATTAGCAATAGATTGCGCTTGAAGGCTGCCATGGCGTCTGGATTTTCGTCAAGCTTCTTCTTGAGCTTCTGTCTATCTTTTACTAACTTTTTAGCTGTTCCTTCTCCGACACGTGGAAACACCTGTGGGATCTCATCTGATCCATCGCCAACAATGGCTTTAATCATGACAAATTCTTCGCGGTCGATGTCTTCTTCTAGCTCAAGCATCTTACCTTGGATATTGATGATCTTGGCTCGATCGCATAGTTGAATAAGGTCATGGTCTGAAGCAATGACGATATTATATTCGTTCTTGCATGCTTCGACACAAACTGCTATGATGTCGTCGCCTTCAGCTGCAGGAGCTGAGATGGTTTTGACGTCGTACTTTTCCTTGAGGTTTGGAATAAGACTGTCTTTGACATAATTGAAGATGCCACTGAAGTCCATGGCCTTTTCATGTTGGGTGGAGTCTCTGGAAATCTTATATGAAGGAAAGTGATCTCGGCGCCAAATTTGCTTTCTTGGACAATCTAAACAGAAGTAGATCTTGCTTTTGTCGATAAGACCAAATTTGGAAACATTGTTTAGAATGTTGCGCCAAAAGCGATTGTCGAATTCTACTAGATATTCTGGATCGTCAGCTACCTTAAGTGGTTGGCCTGGAATGATGGTTGGTTCGAATTCGCGCACATACCACGTCCAAGTACTATATGCGCAATAGTAGACTGCATAAGACGTGTCGACGAAAACATTGGGAACGAGACCTGGAAACATGATGCTAATCCAAACAAGTAGTTTAGGATTTGATACGAATACGAAGAATTAGCCTTTCAGCAATACTTCGTCGGAGTCGACATTTTCTTGTATTTCACCATTGGTTTTGTATGCTGAACAAAAATCAAGTTCTGGTTGTACGATGACTGGAAATCTACTAGTCATCGTTCCATTTGAATATCCAGTATTGTTAGCCATTGGCACTGGTGGATTCAGCCTACAAAAATGAGTTCTCTTTTCAAAGTGGACGCATGTCCTACAAACACGTTTTACAATATCCATTATGACATAAACCTTTATTTTTTGGCGCTATCTTCTGGTTGTGTTTTTGCTTTCTTAGGATCTTCTCCGGGAGCGTCATAATCGGCCACATCGACGCCGTTCTTGGTGACCAAAGCAGGTCTACCAGCATAATTCAGAGGTTCCTTGCACATTGGACATTTCTGAGCATATTGTCCAACATATTTGGGAAGAATAAATCCACACTTGCAGACGAACTTCATCGTCGAATTGGTGACAACTGCTTTCCATAGCGCGCCGGAAAGAATGGCTTCGCAAAGATCTTCGTACTTCATTTTAACTTCTCCAGTTTCAGCATAAGCATGTACTTGTCAATAGATGCTAAATTATTTACGATATTATCCACTTTGCTGAAAGCTAAAGGATCATTTTTGACTATCACTTCGTCATTGATATCCTTAGCCTGATTCTTTCTCCAGACAAAGATTCTCATTTTAGGATGGGTTTTAAAACGCTTATCGATCTGTTCCTTGGCTGTTTTATCCATCCCTGGGTTGTCTGGCAACCATATCAGTTCGTGGAATGGATATGCGCGCCGAAGTTCTTCTTCTTGATCTTCAGTCATGAAAATCCCGCCAACCGAGATTCCATTCTTAACAAAGATCGAATCGAACACGCCTTCCATAAAGAAGATATATGGAACATTTGGATCGATCTTGTCCAATCCAAAGATCTGCTTTTTAGTATTAGCTGGAAAGCGATATTTTGGGTCCTGGCCTTTGAAGAAAGCCCTCTCTTGATAATAGATGATCTTGCCATTTTCAAAGAATGGAATGACAATGCGCTTAGTGGTTATATTCCAGAAAAATCTTTGGGATCCAAGATATGGCGCTTCGAAGATTCTACGGGCTTCTAGGAATTTCTTATGCTGATCTTCAAGTTCTATCCATTCGTTTGGAATGACGAATGACCTCTTGGCTTCTTTGGCTTTGTGGACAGTCGGCTTAGTTGTTTTCTTCTTAAGATCGCCAGACGAAAATACTTTGGAATAGAATAGCTTTTTGACCTCTTCTTCCTGCATTCCAAAGAGGGCAGTGACAATACGGGTTCCACTATAATGAGCCCCACAGTTGAAGCAATGGAACGAATTGTCGTTAGCATAATAATTGCCCCTGGCTTTAGTTGTCGATTGTCTTGAGTCTCCGCATATTGGACATCTAAAGTTCCATCGGTTGCCTCTATACTTGATATTAGAGATATTTTCTCGGATTTTGTCCTGAACGAACTGTTTGCTCTCGAAGTCAAAGTCAGCAAGCATTGGTCAGTCTTTCCAATATTTAGCATAGCGTTTTTTGAGCCATTTTTTGAAAGGCTCGTCGTTTAGTTTCAATGTATCATAAATTTCAAGCCAGGAGTCCTTATCTAATTTATGGATATGCTCTGGCTCAGAATTCACCATGTTCAATACCTCTTCAGCTGACATGAGCGAGCACGCCTTGCAGAAATACAGACAAAGCTTGGCATAATTGTAGACATGCTCCCAGCTACTGGTACCTTCTGACAGTCTAAATTCCACCAGCCGTTCGTTCTCATCTAGACGTTTGTCATAGATAAAATCCTTAAAAGAAATAATCATATTGTGCTCATCTCGCTTTCCCTGAGCTTTGTTATGGTTCCTTCTATTCAGATACCATACTGGAGATTTGTGAGCAGTGGTCAGATATCTTTCGTTGTATGGATATTTTGGTCCAGTCTTCTTATATCGATGAGATGGAAAGCACGCACAAATCTTGCGTTCTAGATACACCCAGACTGTCTCGAGCACTAGATTATTGGTAAACCATGGACAATATACTCGAACATGAACGCTGTCCTTGTCGGTGGTCTCCACCCTCCTGGCGAAGACGTCCTTTACTAGATTTTCAAATTTATGCATGTCCTCTCTATGAGCAAGCATGAGAATAGGGGTGGCGAATTCTGTCTCAGTAGACCCATCGAGCTTGAGATCCCATGAATGTCCATGAGAAGCGCCATAACACTTATCTGCCATATGGTGATGGTGTCTGTCTTCGTTGTGCCAAGATCCTCCTACAAAATGGTTTTTGAAACGTGGTTCAATATCTTCATAAGGAGTAGAAAATTCCATCTCCACCCCAAACGTGACGTCCTTGATATCTTCTTCGTTTATAGTAGTTTTCATAGTGAAAATATTTACAGAAGAAGCTTTAGATGGACTGTTCTGACCGCGGCGACTCTCCTTGATGATTCCACTTGTAGATTAAAAAAAGGATGGCTTCTTTTTCAGAATATTCGTCGCCCTCCTTCAAATACTTTTCAACATAATCGTCGGTGTCTTGTCTTAGAACGATTCCACAATTCGAGCATCCGATCTCAACCATGTTTTGTTCAGTTGATTCTCTCGACAACCCAAAGTATGGATATTCATTGCCACATAATGGACAATCATCGATGTCTGTGCAGTGAAGATCATATAGCTCTCTACAAGAATCATGACGGGCCTTTAGATCTGAATATCTCTTGGAATACCATGAATTTGCCATTAGACACCTCTATTCGTTGTGTTTGAGAAGGTACCTGTTTGAGATCGCCTTGAAACTAAAGTTGCAATCCATGGCCTTGAAGACCAGTCCTTCGATCAGATCGCTGTTGGCATGTGGCGATGGATGAGTCGAAGCGAAGTCAACGATGTCCTGAATAGAATTGCAGTCAACTACAATATCAGAAATAGGTACAGAAGTAATTGGACGAAAGTCAAAACCAAACGTAAGCAACGAAAGGAATTCCATACGTTCGATCGGAAGCATCTTGCGGTTGTTGTCGATGTCGAAGACGTCGAAGATGTATAGATGTTGACCCTTCATCTTAGCGCGGTTTCCGTTGATTCCTTCGCCGACCGCTTCTCCCTGGATAGCCACATTGCGTCCAACTCTCCTAAGACGTTCTTCGAGACCATATTCGCGAGCCAACTTCCAAAATGTGTTCTTCTCGGTTTCCTTGAGTTCGAGATTTCTGGAGCAGACGCCAAAGTGTCCATCTTTCAGATAGGCTGTCATGGAAGAACCATCCATCTTGACGGTCACTTCATATTTGTGGTCCTTGATATTTTCCCAATTGAGATTTTGAACACGTTCCTGGTCAGTCTTCGGAATAAAGTTGGGGAACGTTCCGAGCACCTCGCCAGCAAGACAAGCAGGAATGGGTGGCTCGAACTTTTCAATTCCAAGCACCCTTGCAACGTCAATGACGTCGCAAGTTCCCGCCTTAGCAATTTCTTCGAAGTTCCACTCATCGTCAATATTGAGTTGTTCAGCGAAGATAGCATATGGAAGCAAAAGACCCTGGGAAATTTGTCCGAGGCACTTGCGAGTCCTGAGGCGATGGTGGGTCTTGTCCGGCTTATCGTCAGGACGACGAAGGAACGCGAATCGAGGATCAGCCAGAGGAAGCATCGAATCGATCTCGAAATATACCCCGACGTCTCCGACTTTGAACTCGTTCTTCTTGACGACACACCACCAAGCACCTCTGACTCGAGCCATCTCGATGTTGTCCGCTCCTTCGATAGGTTTGATTTCTTGCACGACTTCAATTGTAACGAGGTTGCGTTCCATGGTAAATCTCCTCTATTTCTTAGCTACTTGTTTCCGATGTCTATTCATGGCGTCTACGACCTTGAACCAATATGACGTAGTAGCTTCCTTCTTGTAGCCTTTAGGGCCACCATTCCAGATTCTAGCCAACACCTCATAGGTCAGCGTCTTCTTCTCGGTACGTTCATAATGCTTTCCATAGTGGCTAAGATATAGCCGACAGATTTCTTTGGCCTTCTCAACGTCAAAAGCATCTTCATGAACAAAAGATGTTCCATAGACACGGTTAACGTCGTCAATACAGATCTTGTGAATCTGAAGAGCCCCGAACGCCTTGCCACCATCTCCAATAGCCTTGGGATTGCCTTTGGATTCGACGTCGATAAGTGCTTCAATAAAGACATTCGAATGGACATAATGGGTGGCAAGCAAAGAAATAATAGCGATGGTTGTCGTTTTCATGGATTAGAGAGCCTTGTTCGTTGCGGTTTCCATGGCTACAGTAACTTTGACATTCAAATTGATGACGATTGGTTCAACCGTATGGGTGGTTTCGATTTTGGCCGCCATACAGCCAACCTGAAGCACGGCAAACAGAAAGGCGATGGCGATTTTTATATAGTCAGCGGTTTTCATGTTTTTCATTTTTCAATCTCCTTTAGTTGTTTCAGTATAGTATATGATACAACCGAAAGGAGGTTTTGTCAACAGGTTATTGAAAAATAATCGAAATATTTTTAAAAGAAAAGGCCTTCCCACGTCAGGAAGGCCCAGGAGATTGGCGTTTTTAGAACGATGCTTCTTTCAAAGCTTTCTTAAGATTCTTAGTAATACTGGATACATTGTTCTTATGGTAGCTTAGTTGCTTGATGGTGATTGCCTTCTTCTCAGATGGAAGTTCGTCGTTTTCCATATCTTTCTTGAGCTTTTCAATAAAGCGTAAAGTAGACCACAAGCTACCGACAAAATGATCTATCTTAAATTTTTCACGATGATATGGACATAATGTGCTAATCCATCCATTGGAGTTGGCGCCGCCTGGTTTACCACATTCTTCACATATTGTCTCAGTCAACTTGCAAGCTTCTTCAATTAGATCGAAGGTGGCATCACAACCACCCATTGCATAGAATCTAAGGGCTCCGTACTTTTCTTTAACCTGCATAGCTACCACTGGAGAATCTGGATGAGTGGAGTTATATTGCTCAAGCTTCTTTGAGAGATCGTAGATGATCTTGAACCATCCATTCCCGCACTCGAATCCGAAACACATAAGCGATTCGTCCATTGGCAATGACGCGCCACTATATAGAATCGGAAATTCGTTGACAAGTACTGCTTCTAAATGAAGATCCATATCATGCCTCTACTTTTAGTTTTAGTTGTTCGACAAGCTTCTTCAGGACATTGTCTTCGCCCTTCTTCATGATTGAGATGCTTAGATAATCTCTGAAATCATCGCACCTATTGTCAATATGACTGAAAACAAAGTCAGAGAATTCTGAATCTTTATATTTTAGCGCGATTTTTTTCCGAACAGCTCCTTTGTCTTGAGCGTTCTTGAGTTCTTCCTTCAATAGTCTGACCTCAGGAAGAATTTCATTGGCATTAGATACCAACATGGAAAATTTAGTGGATATCTGTGCGATGATCGGACGGAGTTCTGGAAAATAGGCAAGAACCTCGTCGGTCTCTCCCTTCATGACACATCCAAGAATAGACTTCAGACCAGCGCCTAAGGCATCTTCCTTAATATGAGCAAGCCGTAAGTAAGCCGGATTTTTGACCTTGACTCGTTTGAACGAAACATCTGCAAGCGGCGAAACACCCTTGGAATATTCTTCCTCCACACAGACAAAGCCCTCGTTAGTAATCTCAAGATTTTCAGCAATGAAGTTCTTGAGTTCTTCCAGAGAGCCAACAGAATATTGCTTAGGGATCTTGACACCAATCTTGTTGGCAATCTCAAGCAACTTCGAATATGGCAATTCCATGAAGTTTCTTGCCTTATCTCGAGCTCCGATCAGATATAAGGCAGGCTTAGAATAATACGTCACGATTCTATTATATGGAGAGACCAACTCGAAGATGTAGATTAGATTTTTGTCGTATGCTTCACAAGAAAAGTTTTCAACTACTGGTTTAGTGGCGCTAAAAGCCTTTACGAACAACTGGTGGAAGCTAATATCTTGGTCGCCAATGTTGCCTCTTCCATCGATAGAAGATCTAGTGGACATCCGCCAGGCTTGTAGCTTTTCGTCGTAAAAGAATGACACGAGCGATCCGTCCACCTTCTCAAGAATTTTAGCTTTCTTGAAGTCGATGGTTTCGTCATTTTCTCCATAATTGAAGAACCGCCGGAAGGACATGGACACGATCTCGTAGGTGTCTTTATCCAAGATTAGATTTCTGCATTCTCTAACCATCTCGTTGGTTTTTGGCGACTCGATCTGATCGTAGTTCAAGCAAACTAGAACATGACCAGGAACCTCTAAAGTCTGTTCGGAAACTTTTATTCCATATTGTTCCTTCAGCAGTTCAAAACCATTGGGATGGTGGGCCTTCAGAAATTCTTGTGTTTTCAGCTTCAACATGGTTTCCTCATCAGTCCTCTAACGTTGAAAGTAAGCATTACCGAGTTCACGACGACGATGGATGGCACTCCGATCTGAATTCCAAAGATAATCCACATTAGACAGGCAACGATTCCGAATCCAAAACCAATCCTCTTGCCTTCGCTGATATAATACATCGAGACGAAAAGCAAGAGGGTTGCGAAGTAATCCATGTTTCAAAATCTCCTTAGTTATTGGTATAACATATAGTACAACCAAAAGGAGGATTTGTCAACAGGCTTATAAAAAATAACGAAACAAATTTTGGTGGACCCGGCAGGACTTGAACCTGCGACCCGGAGATTATGAGTCACCTGCTCTAACCAACTGAGCTACGGGTCCAAACTTTCACTTGCTTGGGATAAAGTATTTCGTCGCAAGATTCTTCATGTAAGACTTAGGCAGTTTCCGACTGAGCATCTTCTCCATGGTCTTGCATTCAGATTCGACGTCGATGGTGATAGGCTCAACCAATGCATCTCCAGAAAGTTCTTGATCTTTGGCATTTTTTTCAGCCAACTTGTTCAGGCTCTGGCGATGTTTGTTGGCCTGATCCCGGACAATGGCTTCATATTCTTCCTGGTTGGGCATGATTCTGGCATGTTTGACTTCGTAGCTCTGGATGGCATGTTTGCACAATTGAGAACAGACAAGCGCCTTCTGCTTCTTAAGACCACCTTTATGCTTGATATAGACATCTGTCGTATAAAGGCCATCTTCTTTTCCACACGTCTGACATTTTTGTTTAGTTGCTTCTTGCATTGTCTGTTTCTCCTTGATTTTGATGAAAGAAATGAAAGGGGCTGACAATGTCAACCCCCATCGAATTGTCTATCTAATTACTTAGACGCGACAGGTGCCTCCTGGACTGGTTCTTTAGGAACTTCCACCTTTGGAGTATCGGTCGTTGCTTTTTCTTCAACCTTGGCTTCAGGCGCCTTGGCTTCAGGAACAACGGCTTCTACCTTGGTGTCTTCCTTGACAGGAACAACCTCTTCTGCAATAGATGCGAACGACATGGCGACTGCGATACAAAAAACGAGCATAAACTTTTTCATTATTCTTAATCCTTTAACTTATTCTTTTGATTCAAGATACTAAATGCACCGAAAATTCAAATCTAACTAAAGTTTGGTTTTCCGCTACATCATGTGTTCTGCCCTCTTTCTCGACCACCGCAGCTTCTGGCATACGGTTTCCTGGAAACAATATGACTCAACATTTTCAACATTTTTTGTTCAACAACCACTTTCTTCATATTCTAACCAATTCGTGCCTTGACTTTCTTGTTCGAGTTTATAAGAAACCATCTTATAACGCCACCAAGAGTTTTTTACGATGATCTGATAATGATCTGGACTAAAATATCTATTGCAGATTTTAGGCATTACTCGATCCACTCGACAACAGAAATTGTAGAAATGGCTTTGAAGCGACTGAGGAATTTCAGAATTGTACGGAGTAAAACAAAACGCCATCAGACAATCCTCATGCTTTTCTTCAAGTGCTGCATATTTGATAGCTCTATGGGCAGCTACTGCAAATCCAAGTTGCTTGTCGAATTTCTCGGTATTCATCGACCAGCCAACGGCGATCTTATATAGCTCGACATCGTCCTTGGTATACTTGTAGACAGGATACGCGACGAACATCCCTTTAAGTTGGTTAGTTCTTTTATTCCTATGATATTCTCTAACTACATAGCTATCTTGCTGGAGCTGTTGGACTGAATCCATATCCAATGCATAGTTCTTATATTGGATTGGAATCCAACCATTTCTTTCTAGATAACTGTCTACCCTCATTTGTCTATCTCCTTAGATTGGTCGTTCGAATATTGGTTTCTAATAGTTTCAATATGACTTAAAGTTGGATCGAAATGGCATTAGATAAAATTTTCGAATATTTTTATCTATTTTCCTCTTTTTGACGAATTTTGAAAAATTGGAAAAACTTTGAGTAATAGTGATTAGTATAAGGTTGGACGTTGAATGGAAGTAAGTTGTTTTAAACAGTATTAATAGAATTAAAAGCTATTAATACATATTAATTAAATTAATAGCTATTAAAACTATTAATAGCCGGCCGGCTACTGCTACCAAAGCTAACCACTGCTAGCTAAAACCACTAGGAAAGCCAATAGACATTGTCCTCTAAAAATTTAGTAGCTGGTCGATTTCTTCGCAGCAGTCTTTACGTCGACAATGGAATAATAAGCATTTTGTCCGGCTGCCATTGCCACAACTTTCTTTAACTCATTCTCACAAGATGCGCATATCTGTCTGAAGACAGTCTCTCCAGTTGGCTTATATATGACGATATGGAATATGTAGTTTTGCTCAGACACGTTTAGCCTCCTAGCCTAAAAAAGGGAAGATATTTACATCTTCCATTATATATGTTGTCTTATTTATTGAAGAACAGACCTTCGCAGATTTCGCACTTGTCTCTGTCTGGACACGCTGACAGACAATACATCTCCCTCATTATCCATCCAAAGTTAGCTACGAAGTCTCTTAGAGCAGCGTCGTCAGATTCTATGCCTCTAAACCACTTGTGTTCAGATAGATGCCGTTTCATGACCTCTACCTCTACGGCTATCAGACGCTTTGTTTGAGTGCACTGCATATGCGTATTTATAGAGGGTCATTTGGATTATTTCGGTTGATCTATAGAGGCCTTCATTATCTTTATCAGTTCGCTGATTCTCTGTAGATCCATGCATCGGCAACTGGTGATAATGGTCGGGTGAAATTCTCTATCAGAATCAGAAACTTCAGTAGTTTCCAAGATGCTAATGAATTCTCTGACTGCATCTTCTAGCTTCATCTTATTCTCTACTTTTTAAGAATGGTGGAGTAGATGGGACCTAAACCAATGGCATCAGTTTATAAAGATATTGCGCTAACTAGTTAATTAGCCTTTGTCTTGCTTTTCTTTGTTTATAACACGGTGTTTGCATTTTGCTCTAGGATTATCTTCTGGACAATCCATGACATTGAATGGACAATCTCCATAATGAATGCACTGGTTCGTTTTGATATTCTTATTAAGAATATTTTTTACAGTTTCATTGAATTTCATATTTATTCCTTCTTTTATCTTTATATTGAATATTTATAACGTGGTAGCGGATCTCGGTAATGCTCCGAGTTTTCTTAGGTATGAGCCAAGTATGATGACTTCACCATCCATCCGCAATATAGTTTGGAGCGTCTAGCCCGATTCGAACGGGCACCCACTCCATGGCAAGGAGTGATACTACCATTATACTATAGACGCGATGATTTGGTGCGGAGAGGAAGAGTTGCACTTCCGATGTTTCTAAATGTGATGGATTTACAGTCCATTGCCATCGCTGCTAGGCGTACCTCCGCAAAAAATTGGAGCCGATTCTCGGAGTTGCGCCGAGGACCCGCAGTTTACAAAACTGCCGCTCTGCTACTGAGCTAAATCGGCAAATAAACAAAAGAGAATCTAGGAAAGCAATCCACGCCAGGTTATTTTGTCTACTCCGTCGAGAGACCAACCTCCGACCGATGCCTCTTTACAGGCAAGGCCTCTTTGAAAACTGGATCGCTTGTCGATACGTCTATCTATTCCTAGATTCAGAACGCCATCTGTCACGTTATAGTGAGCCATCCATCATTAGAGATGTGGACCGCTTAACTGGCGCGCTAGGGCGACTTATAGTCAGCTTGAGACAGCGTTCACAAAGATCCACCATGTTGAGCATGTCAGCGCCATCTCGGGATAACAGAGGCTTGGCAGATCGTTTGAAATTTGGTGGAGGCGGGGAGAATCTCACTCCCGTCTCTCAGAAGATACACTTCATCTTCATTCACATCCATAGAACGTTTTTGAAGCATTTCCTACGTTGGATGGATACCCGTGCAAACCATTCCAATTTCGGCCAACCTTATCTTCAGCTAGAGTACGGTCAGAATTCCACTAGCCTATTCGAAAACGTCAGTCGGATCCATTATCGAAGTCATGGAGCAACTGCTCACTGTGTTTAAGCAGCGAGGGGAAGAGAAGTTTCGACAATTGTGGTTGTCAGTCGATTTTTAGGAAGCCAACGACTATCTTCCGGATGCAGATTTCAGCTTTCCATCTAAGATCGAATATAATCGCCCCCAAGATAGAATTCATTTCAAAGAGCAGGTTCTCGCGAGGGTTGAAACCTCGATTTCCGCCAGGTGTTAGGTAGGTGTCCTATTTTAGACGACGAGAACAAATTTTGTTTCAAACATATCGAACATAGTATCAATATAACATCTTTTTCAGATTTGTCAACTGCTTTTTGTCAATATTCCATAATATTTTTGAAATCTGGACTATCCAAAAAGCTTTCAGTAAGAAATGCCGGCTTTCCCTTGATGAACCAAAGCTTTGGAACTTTCTTCTTTATGTTCAGCCCCAGATAGGCATTAGCACCAAGTTCATGACAATACCACGCCTCGTTTCCATAGGAGAACTCAAAGTCATATGGCTGCCCTAGAACATCTTTTAGAAACCTCAAAGCTTCTTCCTGACCAAACTTCGGGCGCAGAATACAGAATCCATCGCACCTCAAAAAATCGATGATGTTTTCTCTAACTACTCCTTCAGCTATCGCATGGGTGACCAAATTCTCACCTATGTAGATGCCAGTGTGAGAATATTTCCCAGGGATGAAGTGTCCATCTAGATAGTTCTTATATTTTCTAAGGATAAGATCGCCAGGCTTCAAAACATGCATGGCATCTAGCGTTTGTCTGCCCTTGACCCTAAAGCTCGTCGGATGATAAACTATGAACATAGGCCACTTGAAGACCTTTATGTCTCCGAAGATTGTCAGTAACTTCTTTCTGATTTTTAGCCGAAACGGATTCATGATTGTCAATCCATATGCTGATATATTGGAAATAGAATAGATATTCTTTCTTCAAATGTTGGAACGTATGCCGGTTTTTTGCCTTTCAATATTATTCCATATCTAACATATTTATTTTCATCGATATCTTGGTCATGCCATCTATCCATAAGCTCTTCAACATCTAAATATGAATATCCAACGTTTGATGGATCTTCAAAATATATTCTGCTTAGACCATAGCCAATAGCTACCACATAATGTCCATTGTTATCCTTAGAAAAATCTGCCATTTTTATATCTTTATACCAAGCCTGCAATGGCATAAGCACTGGAATATCGGAATCGATGTTTTTCTTCAAATCGCCAATGGTCATATTTTGTTTGTCAACCACATCGAACCCGAGTTCCTCAGCAATAGTGGACATTAAGATAGGAGACGCCGAATTGTTTTTGCTTATCTTCAACCTTTCATATAAGTCTACCTCATTTAGAATCACTCCATAATATTTCAGCATTGCTCCGAACGCCGCTACTCCACAATCGTTGAGCGAGTGTTGCCTGGTTTTTGGAAAGAATATGATTTTTCTATATAGTTGCTCATGATATTATTTATTTCCATATATTTCTTTGAACTTATCAGTGGCTTTGGCATATTTCGGGTCTTTTATTCCAAGTCCATGGCTGTGGTGCAGAATGGGAATATTAGCGACGAAGGCCTTCTTCTTGGCTCGGTAAACATCGATGCTGAAAGCCAGGTCGTAGAAGTCGAAGTCGAACACTTCGTTGAATCTGAGGCCTTCTTCCATCGCCTGGCACCTGACTGCCATAAAGACTCCGTCGACGGTTACTGCAGTTCCAGTGGGTCCATAAGAGTTGACATACACATCCCCATTTGGTCTGAGATGCGCTACAGCTCCAGCCCAAGCTTCAGGCGGACAACTGGTATGCCATGAGACAATATTTGACCGATTTAGCATAAAGGATTTGCCACCGGCGACGCCAACCAAAACTACGTCTGGATCCAGGAATGCCGTCTCAAGTTTCTCACACAATGCTGAGTCATATATCTCAACGTCGTCGTGTACGAACACCATGCAGGAGTTCTGATCCATCCGGCATACTTTTTTCTGCCACTCGTAGAACTCGTTGTAGCACTTTGACAGTCCATCGGTGTTATTGCTTTTGATGTAGAACCGGCACTGATATTTGGAGTCTTCATAAAGCTTTCTAATCTTTAGGAACGACTCAGATATAATTGGCCTTTCGCTGCGAGTAGCTGAATGGAATAGAAATTGCATATGAGCCTCAGCAAGTGACTGTGGTTTTTGTGTTCAAGGTACAGTTGCAGATGCCACCACCACCATTCTTTGGATCGGTTGGGCATGCAGCGCATGGATCGAAGTCTTTAGCATAGTCTACTCCATAGACATAGGACAGGCCTGGGTGGTTGCCATAAGTATGGTCAATATTTGGCGTAGTATCTTTGCCGCCGAAGATTAGTTCCCAATTTTCTCGGAACTTCTTCATATCCGTTGGTCTAGGTTTGCTTCCTTTGCCTGCCATGTTCAGCTCTCCTCTATTAGTAGTTCAGACATTCCATTTTTCTTTCTGATTTCGATAATTGAATCGAATTCAGATAGGTCGATAGCTTCTCTGTGAGATATGACGAAGATATTCTTATCTTTCGATTCTTCCTTCAAGATAGATATGATGGCGTCGATGCAATATTCGTCCACACCTGAGTCGATTACTTCATCCAAGATAAGCACGTTGCTGCTGATCGATCCCATCTTTGATAAGATATCCCTAAAGGCGAAGGCAAGAGCCACGTCGATGCGCTTCTTCTCTCCATTGCTGAAGGAAGAATATTCGCACTTGCCAGTGTTGGTCAGAAATTCGCAGTCGAACTTCTCGTCGAAGACAGCAGAGAACTCGGCACCCATCTTGTCGAGATATTTTCTGATCAGAACGTTCATGACGTCCTTTAGGTCTTTGATGATGTACCTCTTGGCGCCGTCTTCGGATACCACGTGCTCGAGCACCTCAAGCTTTATCTTGGTGTCGATGAACTTCTCTATGGAGGTCTTCATTTCGGTTATCTTGGCAGTAGAATCTTCGATGAACTGCTTGAATGGGTTGCTTTCGTCCTTGACTTTGTGCATTTCTTCCCGAAGTCTATCCAGGCCGAGCATAATATGTTCTCTAGCTACTTGATTCTTGGAGTTCGTCGATTCTTTCTTTTGGATGCTGATCAGTTCTTCGTTCAGAATCTTCGTAGTAGAAGCAAGCATGTCCTTTATATGCTGGGCCTCTGCCAGTCCTTCTTCTAAGGCAACCATCTGTACCAATCCAGATTGCAGCTCAGATTGAATATGCGACAAACTGAACTTTTCATCCAGAGCCCCACGGCAAGAATCGCAGATAAGACCCAGAACGTTCGAAAACTTATCGACGAATTCTTTCCTATGTTTTTGCTCTGACTTCAAAGCCGAAATAGAATGCTTGGTGTTTGAGATTTTATCGGCAGATGCTTCCATTTCTTGCTTTAGGGCGTTTAGCTTATTAGTAGCCAATACTTTATCTTCAGCCAACTTGTCTTCGTTGAAGAACTCAATGGACTTTAGATTAGATTTTTTCGAGTTGACTTCTCCAGCGAGCGATTCCAGTTTCTTCTTCTTTTCTGAGTTGAAATTTAGATGATTTGCTTGATATTTTTTGAGGTTCTCCATCTCAGAAGACAGAAGCGAATTCAGTTTAGATATTTCCTTATCAATGATACAGACATCTGCTCGAATGTTCTTTAGCATTTCTCCGAATATAGTCAGACCAAAGATGTTTTCAAGATAATAGCGCTTCTGGCTCTTGGAGAACATGAAGAAGTTATCAGTGCTATTTGAAGCAAGCACTATGGAATTCTTGAACAGTTCGAACGGTAGTCTAAGAATCTGTTCCACTAAATGGCGTCTAGTTTCCCAGATTGTCGATTTAGTAATTTCTTCACCATCTTCCCAGATGCGGTGAGTATGTAGCTTATTCTCAGACACATATTCATGACCATCTCGATAAAAGGTAAGTCTGACCTCGAGTGGCATCTTTTTGTGGTTGAGGCCTAGAATCCGATTAGCTAGAAATTCGTTCTTGGTATTGTTCAAGGTCTTGCCATATAGAGCATAGCTAATAGCGTGAGTCCATAGAACAGATTTTCCGGCGCCATTCTTGGTTCCTTCGATGTCTTCGTTGACCCCATGGATAAAGTTCATCCCTTCGAACTTCTCGAAGTCAATCTGAATAGGATGGCCCACCGACATAAAGTTTTGGACAAAGATCGATTCGAATCTAATTCCGTTCATTTGAGTCGCTTGTGGTTGGATTATTGTAATAGTTTTCTATCATGGATTTTAGATGGTTCTTGTCAATCTCTCTATCTATGGTAGACAAGTCGTATTTGTCTATATACTTGTGAATATAGAACAAAAGCGACTGTACATTTAAATCTTCCTTGCTTAGATCTAAGTTCTGATTTATGTTGTTGAGATTCTTTATCGATTTCAATATGTCATAATCTACCTTTAGAGGACCTAGCTGCCTAGTCTTCTCCATCACCCCAACCACCTTCTCATAATCGTATTTCTCATCGATAATGAATCTGACGTAGTTGCCTTCTATCAGATTCTTGTCGATCTTCTTGCCAGCTTTGAGTTCAGACCAAAAGATCTTGACGTATTCCGGAGATACGTCGTTCTTTATGTACTGAGTCTCTCCAGTGTTGGTCTTTAGAATGTAGATACCCTTGTCATTGGCATAGTCGCCCCAGTCCAACTGCCTTGGGCACCCGACCATATATAACTTTCCATTGGTGTATGTCTTCTCAGCGCGAGTATGGTAGTGACCTACGAAGACAGCCTCAGTGGCCTGTTCAATGACAGAGGTTACGGTATATTCGCCGTCAGTAGCCTTTCCATTTAGTTTTAGACCACCCAACTCCAGATGTCCCATGATGTAGTCAGGTTTTTCTTCTGGAAACTTGTCAGCCACTAGACCATCCCAGGGAACCAACAAGATTGTCCGGCCGTTCTTAAGACGCAGAAGCGTGTTTTTCTGTATAGCATGAACGTTTGGGATCTTGGAGAAGACTTTGACTGAATTGACGTCGATGGAGTGCTTGAAGTAGCTATCATGATTTCCAACCACCATGTAGATGTTCTTGTAGTTGGCAGCTAGTTTTTCTAGATTTTCGCAGGCGACGTTGAAGGTATGGACATTGACTGAGTTTCTACTGTCAAACCAGTCTCCTAGAAAAAATAGATTATCGCCTTTGTAGATAGATATGATCCAGTCAATTAGATCTGAGTTTTGCTGTAGTTTTTGTACGTTGTCTTTGTTCTTTCCCCAGTGAATGTCTGAGAAAATGCAAGCTTCTTCTATATCTAGATTCTTTACTTCTAACATAGACCTACTGCCGGTTGGTATGGTTTTTGTTGTTCTTGATAATGGAATGCGTCGTACTATAGCTGTTCTTGTTCTTCAAAGCCATCGTATACTTCGTCTCGGTATGCTTCCTTTACCCGTTGAACCCGCTTCTCTCTGTTTATCTTTCCGATGAAGGCGTTGAAGGTGATCTGAGATAGATACATGAATGGATTGTAGTCAAGGTTGATTTTGTCAAGGCTCTTGAGCATCGAGAATACAGCATCGGAGATAAACTCGTCTTTATAGGTATATCCACTGAAGTTTGGACGAGTGGCGATCTTTCTAGCTATTTTTAGAATCATTTCGCCCAGCTCTTCAGAGATGGTTCCAGTTTCTTTGAACTTGACCAACTCTGCCTTTAGATCAGCCGCCTTGACATAATGTGGTTTAGTTTGTGGAGTTGTCATTGACATCTCCACGGCTGCTTCTATATATTTTGTGCATAAAACTCTCCTTTAAATGGTTCACAATCAGTTTAATTAGTTCATAGAAGCAATTTGACATAAGTGCGATGTTTGTCGATAGATTCCTTGGTATGTCTATTCCACATCTGCCAACTAAATTTATCTACTGCATGGTACATGATTGTTCTTTGAATCCAAGGGGTCTGCCAGTCTTCCATAGCCTCTTTGAAAATAATATCGCATTGCTTTCTTGGAAATAATTCAGCTCCAAATATTCCATCATGAAGCAAGGCAGCTACTGTATATTTGCCTGTAAATGGAGAGCCTACTAGGGACCAAGCGAATACTGGAATGGAAGCTCCGTCAAACCAAAAACCTTCCTTTATTAGAATAGTAGTAGATAATCTATGGCAATACAGAAAATCTTCTTCTAGGCGATATTCCCTACTTTCTATCTGACGGATAAGCGGATAATTATGGGTGAAAGAACTACTCTTTATCATCTTTGAAAATTCCAAAAAGAGGGAGGAAAGGGATCCTCCCGGTTTGACAATTTAGAATAGAGTGATTATTCTTCGGTTGCTTCAGCCTTGTCAAGCTTCTGAATGGCTTTCTTGAGGTCTTCGGCATTCTTTGCGCCGAGACGGCCTTCAGCAACAAGTTTGTCCACGAGTTCGATTAGTTTTTCTCTATTGTCTTCGGTATTCACCTTTTCGACGACAGTAGCACACCCAGAGAACAAAAGCATTCCAATCAAAGAGACCAACATTGCCAACTTCTTCATGATAACCTCCAATATAGTATTTCGTATCTTATTCTTCAGCCATTGCTTCAGCGACTCTATAAGGGAGTTCGCCATGGTTTGAGAAATCCATCGACGGAAATTCGCCATCCAAGATTGCTTGTCTTCTGATTTCATAGTCATTCACCCAAATGTTCTGCCACCAGTTTATGTTTGCAGTGGCTTTAGAATGCGAATTACCTGCCAAAGTAGCCATAGTAACCTTGCCAATCATAGCACTTGTTCCATTGGCATCTAAACGGTTGACCTGATAAGCAGTACACGCAGCATGCAGATCGTTTAGTAGATTGTTCTTATATTCTAAAACATATGAAGGATCAAGATCCCCGACGGTTGTTTCAGTCTTATCTCCGACATAATTTGGAATATCCAATAGACATAGTTCAGAATTAAGTCCATTGACTGTAGAATCTTCTAACCAATCTAAGATTTGACCATTTGTTTTTTTAACGATTAATTTCATTTTTATTCCTTTTAATTATTTATCTAATCACGCCACCGGTACCAGCTAATTCATTTGCAGTAGATCCAGCAGGTTGGGTACTATTTTTTCCTATGCTTGAACTACCATCTGCATAAAGACCATAAGTTGGCGCAGTACCTGTATCATCGTTATTGGACGAATAACATTTTCCTTGAGTGCACCTTATTCCATAGGTGGCATTAGATAAATATGTGTCGGTAACATTTGCAAATGAGCCCAGAATTAAAATATTCGCCATTGTATTCGACTTTCCAGAACCCAAAACGTAACATGCTGTTATGATTGGCATAATACTAGATGTGATTTGTATAGCACCTGCTATGCCAGTGGTGTCAGCAACTTGTA